AAGGAGAGCTTCTTTTTGAAGGAGTTGCCTACAAGGTTCCAAGACACCTCCAAGATGTGGAGCCTGAGCTTCGCCACTACTCCTACGTCAAAGCTTTTACGGAGGGCGATATCTTCTGGGTTTCTGGAAGTCCCGAGAATGCCATGGAGGTCGCTGGGCATCTTTGGTCCGCTAGGGTTGAGTTGGCTCCGACTAATCGCAGCAAGTTTGAGGAGCTGCGCTCAGAGATGTTTAATCGTCTCAATCTTTCTGTGGTCGGCAATCGTGTCGGCTTTCCCGAGTAACAAAGCTTTCGGAAGTGTGCTTTAACACTTCCCGCCCCGTATTTGGCTTTCGTCAGTATGGGGCACTCAAACCAACAATTCCTTGCGCTTTTATCCAAGAAATACCTGACAGAAAGAAGAATGCAATGGCAGAGACACACACGGTCATCAGCGGTATTCCCGTTTATGACAAGGACGGGAGTTTCTTCGGGAAGGCTTTTGCCTACTCGAATGGGGAGATCGTGGTGGAATACCTGGATGGCCCGATGCCGGTCATCCATCAGCCAGAATTCCCCATGTTGAGGGATGCTGAGACCTACCCTGACCAGATTGAAGCGATTGAGGTTTTCCTCTCTCCAAGACAGCTCGTCTTCGCTCTTTAGAAGTCTGACAAAACAAATAACTCACGAAAGTGAGTTCATACGGGCTCTCAAGTTATAAAGGGTTTACCTTTATGGCAGAACTTGAGAGTCCATATGAACTTATTCTCAAACCAACAAGGGAGAAAAAAATGAACGAAACATTTGATTTCAATGACGGTAACGGGCCTGTTTCGGCGCATCGACATATCAATCCTGGTGGAAGTCAGGGTGGTTGGGTTTCCGAAACGGCAACTGTTGAGGAGACAGTTTATATCGGTCCGGGTGCACTGGTTTCCGGGAATGCAAGGGTTTCCGGGAATGCAATGGTTTACGAGAATGCAATGGTTTACGGGAATGCAATGGTTTACGGGAATGCAATGGTTTTCGGGGATGCAAGGGTTTTCGGGCATGCATGGGTTTTCGGGAATGCAAGGGTTTCCGGGAATGCAATGGTTTACGGGAATGCAATGGTTTACGAGAATGCAATGGTTTACGGGAATGCAATGGTTTACGAGAATGCATGGGTTTCCGGGAATGCAAGGGTTTTCGGGAATGCAAGGGTTTACGGGAATGCAAGGGTTTTCGGGAATGCATGGGTTTACGGGAATGCAATGGTTTTCGGGGATGCATGGGTTTCCGGGCATGCATGGGTTGACGGGAATGCAATGGTTTTCGGGGATGCATGGGTTTCCGGGCATGCATGGGTTGACGGGAATGCAAAGGTTTGCGGAAACGCAAAGGTTTCCGACCGAAGCCATCTTTGTTGGGTCGATCGACTCGGAACCGGAGAATCAGTGGCCGCATATCGGAACTCGGAAGGTGGAATCTCTGTTCGAGCAGGATGCGTTGAGTTTAGGTCCCTAAAAGAAATGAAAGCCTATTTGAAGGCAGGACCGACCGAATATTCGGAACTGGATTCCGAAACTCGGGAACGGTATGTGAAGCAAGGGCTGGCTTTTGTGAAGCTTGCAAAAGCAACGATTGTTCTGTAGCGCAACAACTCAAGCCTAGGAGGCTTTTGAAATGAACGAAATTGAGAAGACTAAAGCCCGTGCGTTGATTCGCAACGAGGAAGGTAATCCGGGAGGGTATGGTTACATCCTTTTTGAGGGCATCCTGTCCAAGGGCTACAACGAAGATGATGAAATTCATCTTTATGTCATTGCTTATGAAGATGGAAATGTGTTCTGGGTTTCGGACGAAGACTGGGTTGCCTGCTCTAGCTTTTCTATCCGTGTCCAGGAAGAGTGTTACGAAACTGCCAAGCTGGAAGAATTGGATTGGATTTTGTGGAACTGGACCGGCTTTGATTTCACACCTATTCAGGTTTTGAAATGACTGCAACCGAACTTCTCACAAAGGCAGAAAGTACCGCCCGTCTTTATGACGCAGAGAATGCCCGCAATGCTTCATGTGTTCGCCTTTTCAATTCTGTGAAGACGGAGTTGAGGAGAATCTTGAAGGACCTGGGTTACACCAACAGCACCTATACGCAGGTTTATGCTGCTTATAGTCGCATCAATCGCTTCGACGTTTATGCTGGGAATCTTTCCAGTGTCTTTGCTGAAGCCCGATTCATTCTCACCAATAACTAAATCCTAGGAGGATTTGTAATGATTGCACACCTGAAGTCTGTTAAGCCCCTCGCCTTTAATCCGGCTGAGAATGATGTTGATGATGAGCTTGCCCGTCGCCGTCCATCACGAAATCGTGCTGCTGAAAAGCGTGCATGGGCGAACTTTGCTTTTGAAGAGATGCAGGAGGTTTCCTGAAATGTCTATCTCTCTGATTATCTGCTTGGTGATGCTTTTACTGATTGCAGTGATTGCATTGCGCCCCACTTCTACTAGCAAGGAGAACCGCAATGGATGATCTCGCATACAATGTTCGCCTATCCACGGATTATGGCGACATTTCAAGCACACTTATTCACTCAACTCTTGAGCAAGCCGAGAATGAAGCCATGACCCTTATTGAATCCGGTGATGAAGGACCAGGAACTGTTTTTGTGGAATCCTTTTCTACAGAGACGGGTTTAACCGTAGACCGATGGGGCTTCATTATTGAAGTCGCAGAATGTGAGGAAGAGTGAAGAAACTTGCAATGATTGTTGTCATGGCCCTTTTGCCACTTGTAGGATGTGTTTCTGCATCACCAAAGAAACCAGTGTGCGATCCCAATAAAACTGTTGCGACAGTTGATACCCAGGTTGCCTATGAGGATGAACCAGGGTTTAACTGGAAGCGTGACGGTAACGGTTGGGCTCCACCTAGAATCCGCAAGCAGTTTGGTAATGGTCTGATTGATGACTATGACCAGAACAATGAGATTGATGGATGCGAGTGGTATTTCTCGCTGAAGCTGCGGAGGTTGATCTGAAATAAAAGTTTAGGCACACTTTAAAAGTGCCTGGTCGCTCCGAATGGTTTATGCGAGTTCGATTCTCGCCCGGAGCACTTTTAACCGAATACCCTGAGGAGGGAATGAAATGAACAACGACCATTATTATGACCCAGTGTGCAGCAAGTTCATCCTCTTTAACGATGGGGCTGTCATAGGGGTGTTTGACTCCCTTGGGAGGGCTCAGGAGAATGCTGGGGGCCGCAAGAACCCCTCAATTCAAGAGTGGATTGGACTTCGACATATTTCTACCTATGTTCTTGCAGGTTGGATTCGGTCGTTCCAGAACTAGCGGTATTAAGCAACACAAACCAGGAGGTTTGAAATGAACGAAGTTGAAGACCCAATTGCAAAGCTCGAAGAGCGAGCCCGGAAGGATTACCCCGAGTTTTTTAAAGACGAAGAGCTTGTTGATTTCCTGGATGATACAGGAACAGCCTTTTTGGTGTTCTTGAATTGGCGAGGGTTCTCACGTAGTGAGACTGCCGATGACATCATGAGTGAATTTGAGAATGTTTCAATCCAAGAGCACTCAAGCCTTAAAGCTTGGGCTGACTATATGTGTGACGCCCTAGGAATGGCTGACTTTCTTTCTGAGTCACCCTATGAGCGTTACTGGGACTTCGACTGGAAGACCTTTGTTGCGGATGCCAGAAACTTCACCTTTTATGAGACCGAAGATGGCGTTTATGTCATCTCTGAATTCTAGGAGAACATAATGATTGATTTTGACGAGGCCGAAGTTATTCCCGAGTATGACGAGGATGATTTTACTTGCCCCGAAGAGTCCTATGGTTACTATCTCAATGGTGGTGGTAATTATTCTCCAAGTATTGCCCCTGGAGGGAAGTTTTACACCCTTGGGGATGCCGTAGATGGATGGTTGGAGCGACGAAACAACCAGATGCGTTTCCCTTGTTGGGGTGACGCCATGGATGATAGCGATGACGCTATTGTTCTTTGTTCAGAGACTGATATGTTTGAGTCTTGGACTCGTGCTGAAGTTATGAATGCCTATGGAGAGGATGAATAAATGAAGTACAATATTGAAGTTGAAGTAGGTCATGATGAGGATTACTCTATGGAGGATGGTCTAGGTTGCATTCCTAAGGGCTGGGTTCTTTTGGTGACCTCAGCCGGTTGGCATAAAAGTGAGCTCATCTATGAATCAGGTGGCGATCTTTCAGATGTTTATCCTGACTTTGGTGAGGTTGTAGACCTTGCAGCCATCCTAGATGGGATCGAGTATCCCTTTGATGACTTTCGTGAAGAAGTCAAAGAGAATGAGATGACTGCCTCCGAGTATTTGACTGAGCTTGTTCAGGAACATCTTCATGGTGGGCACTATGGTGATATTTTTGACGCCCTAGAGAAAATTTATGAGGTCCGAGGTGTTGAAGGTAAGTTTATCTCCGCATCCTGGACAGGTTATTCTCAGAGTGATTGGGGTGAGATTGGCATCTTTGTCCCAGCCGAGTATGAGGAGAAGGAACTTCTTGATGAAGCCGCCTATATTAAGGGGCTGATCGAAACTGTTCGAAACCTCATTGTTGGTGATGTTTACTATGTCTCAGTTACTGTAGAGACTGAGAACGGTAGAGAGATCACCAATGAAAGTTGTGGCGGCTTTATCGGAGATGATTGGGGTGAGGCTGGAGTCGGACATTTCCTGGAGGAGTATGGTATCGCTGAGACAATGTGGAAAGACATGGAAGCTAACCAGTATTAGAAGCTAGAACCTAGGAGGGTTTAACATGGTTATGAATGTAGACGGTTGGGATGATAATCCACCAGCCGAAGGATATTGTGAGCACGGCAAGTATGTGGGAGGTTGTGGTTATGACCTGATGTGTGGATGGTGTGAGGATGGTATTTCTGCTAAAGAGCAGCGAGAGATCATTCACGCCCAGTACCGCCGCAAGGCTTTTGGCATCATTGAAATCTACCACAATGTCATTCTGCCCGCACTATTTAAGCATCTGAATCGCCAGGCTATTTTAGCCTATTTCAGTTTGGATGAGCATAAGCCCTTGGACCATTCTGATGAGTGGGCTTATAACTGGTGTGTAGAGCATAATGAGTGGCCCGAGGTTGAGGAGATTGTTTATGCTTGAATCATATGGTGACATGGAGGCAGGAAAACTGTAACTCGTTAGGACGAGTATAAAAAGAGCTTAGGTCCTAAGCGGTCCCGTAGAGGTTTTACGGGGCGTGCTGTTAACAATGTGTTGACTGCAAAAACCAGGAGGAAGTATGAGCACTAAGACTGAGATCGACTGGGAAACCCTTTTTAGCGAGCTGTCAACTGTTGATAGCGGTGAAATGTTGGCTGCTATGATGGTTGAGAATACCGGAACTCATATGCTTGATTCTGGTGGGGCGTATGGTCGAGCGTGGGAGAAGCATCGGAAACAGGTTGGTGAGGCTGAGGTAACCCCCCTGGAGTTCTTTACTGCACAGCCAAGGATTACCGTAGATACTAGCTGGTCTAGTATTACTGCATCAACTTTTCACTTTTGGAAGGATCGTTTGGAGTACTGCCCTGATATTGATGATGCCTTTTACGAGTGGGCCGAGCAGGAGGATTCAGGTAGTCCTTGGATTGAAGACCTGGACGATTGGCTCGACATGCTGGAGCTGGATACCCACCCCACCGGATGGGTGAATACTTATAATGGAGAGTCACTCCTCCAGGATGTGTGTATGATTCAGGCGTTTGAGGTTGAAGGGAGTGGGTTTATTGCTCTCTCGATCCATGGTGGCTGTGATGTTCGGGGCGGCTATACGAAGCCTCGAATCTTTCGAGCTTTCGATGATAACCAGGACTGGGTTTATCTGGATCACGCCAAACTCGAAGCCTATGTGGACACTCCTCCCACCGAAATTGATGGAGAAGGCGGTGATTACGCCACCTCCTACGATGCAGGGTGTTCTTTCGACAACGGTTATAGCAGGCCCACCGACAATGATGATAGGCTCTGTGAAGCTTTCGCAGCGTCAGTAGAGTTGAATCCCGAAGACCCGCTTCCTGTTGACGACCAGCATGTTTATGTGGTACACAATCACCCTGAGATTGAGAACGGCTTCTACTTTTGCGGCATCCTTGTTGAGTTTGAAATCCCGGAGTACTGACACAACTTCTTTGAACAAAGAAACTATTAGGAGGAAGCATGACAAACAAAACAGAACACGAGAGCCTTATGGAGATTGGCAAGAATGCCTTTTCTGCACTTGAGGAGATGGTTGACACTTTCGATAAAGCTTTCGATGAGCGAGACTATGATGCCGAAGAGGAAGCCCGAGAGGCTATTCTCAATGACCCTCTTGAGATCAAAGTTCATCAGCAGGTTATTACTCTGCTCACTACTGGCGGTCCTGCCGTAAGGATTGTTAGTGATGTGATGGACGGTGAGCTTTATAACAACCGCCTTCAGGTTCAGAACTGGTTCACTCTTTGGACCGACTATCCGTGTGACGAAAGTGTTTTGGATCGGTACCTTGAGACACTTGGTGCAAGCCTTGTTCTCCCAGAGAATCAGTAAGGAGTAGCTATGACTACAATACCTCTAATCCGCTTTGTCTGCGATGCCTGTCATCAACAAGAGGATGTCCACCAAGAGGATTCCTACACCTTCTTTCTGGAGGGTAGGTGGAGGGTAACATCACCAGGTGGCCATTTCTGCCCTATCTGTAAAAAGGACATTGGTCCCTCATACCTAGAAGGATAACTATGGAATACCCACTGCAAGTACATAACCTAAAAGGCATTGCCGACCACCTCAGTACTTCAACGGAGGACCCTGGCTATGACCACTATGCTGAGTATCGCCTCAAGGATAATTTCATTATCAACCTTGAGTCTTTTGAGGGTGGGTTCGAATGGGTGATTCGTTTGTATGAGGTGCTTGAAGATTCCTTTGGAATCAAGCATATGATCTCAATCGCCTTCCTCAAAGACTATGGTTGGTCCCGTGCCGACACAGAACTAAACCTTGCTGACCGAATCACGGGACTGCTAATGCGTTGCGACTTCTTGGAGTTTGTGTCATGAGCTGGACCGGCCTAGACAAAAGAACCACTTGGATTGTGATTGTGTTCGCAATCCTTGCAGTCCTTTTGTGGGCGCATCAAATTTGGGACTACTACGCTAACATAGCTGGAGGATAGATGCCTTATTCAACAAGTGCCGGTAAGACCGCTTACCGGCCAGATGAAATGCACAAAATCGAACTATGGTACCAGTGTCGGTATGTTCTTTGCTCAGACTTTCCTCTAATCTCGTCCTCTCTCTGGGAGGTTGAGGGTTACGGGGCACCTGTTTGTGAAGGCTGCCACACCAAAACAGTACTAGCAAGAGTGGAGGTAGAGAATGAAGATTCCTAGTCGTGGTGATCTAGTTTGGATCGCTTGGGATGCACGTAATCGGTTGAGATTTATTGCAGAGAATTTTTACTACAACTACATTGTCTTTCCGGTTGAAGACTTTACTGATCGGTTCCGTAAATAAAACAAGCCAGCACACATTTTGTGTGTGCTGTGCAAGACTTCCGGGTTTTCTTTCCCTCCTAGGTTTGGCCCGGAGGTCTTGTCCAGCACATATCAATACAATAGGAGGAAATTATGGCTACCAAAACGCAAGAAGCTATCGCCTGGATGCTGGGACAACCTTTAGGCGAATCCACCAATACCTACGAGGAAAGGCTTCAGGTTTTTCTGAACGAAGAGCCTGTTTCGTTTGATGCTCAATTTCAAGAGCTGACCGTCAGTGCCTTTAAGTTCTGGGCCAGCTTTCTAGACCTCTCCGAGGAGTGGGACGACAAGTTCAGCGAGTTTTGTGAAGCTAATGACTTGAATGATTGGCGTGGAGGTATTGATGGGTGGTTCGAGCACCTAAGCACTGACCTGGGTTTGACCGTGAGCTATCACATCTATGACAGCTCGGTTGAACCAATGTTCGAAAACACGTACAACCATGAGAACATGCTTACGCACGATGCACTGTTTGCCACCTTTTATATTGAAGAGGTTGATCAACACTTCATTGCTCTTTCCATGCACCGAGGTGGCGATCCTCGCAACAGGAATTACTCTGGGTTTCGAATCTTTGAGAACAATTCCGAGGAAGCGCTTGGGCCTTTTGAGCATGATCGTATTGAGGCACTGGTTGACTTGAAAGGTGAGTCAGGTGATCCTTGGCCCTTCGCCGCACTTACCAACTGTGGCGGTGACTGGGAACACGGGAACCACCCTCCCTCTGAGCTTTTCGCAGAGGCTTGGGAAAAGAATCAGGTAGAGTTTGATGAACACTCTGAGCTTCCTGATGATGACCAGCATGTTTACTGGGTTCTTAATCATGACTATCTTGATGATGGTCCATACTACCGAGGTCATCTGATCGACTTTCAGATGGCGCCGTAAGAAAACTAACAGGAGGAAATATGAATACTGAAACTGATGTGGTTATTGACTACAGCTACCCCACGATTGAGCGAGATACTGAGCAGTTCATTGCCAACCGGACTTCTGATGAGACGCTTTTTAGCAATCTCTTTGAGAAGTTCTGTGAGCCCGATGGTGGAGGTAAGGAAGACTTTGACAGGTTCCTTCGCTTTCTGGAGGAATGCGACTGGGAGCTGAGTTACGGAATCTACGGCGACTCCGACCTGGATTACGCTTGGTATAACACCACTGATTCCTTTCTGACCCATGAGCTTTACTTCATGGTCTTCTACACCCATGGTGGTTGCCTGGTTGCTTTGGACCGGGGAGGCTATAACAGTAAGGTTGAAATTCGGACCTGTGAGAATGATGAAGCAATGGCCGACTTCAGTAGTATTGATGTTTCCTGGGAAAGTGCGGGCGAGTCTGCCTGGTGCACTCTTTACAGCTTCTCACGGGCAGACGACAGCGATGGGTCTGGCCTAGGTACAGCTATTGACAATGCTCTTGACTTGGAGCCCGAGGATGAACTTCCTGTTGATGAAGATTGTGCCTACTGGGTTTCTGGTCACGACACTTTGGATGATGGGCTGTACTGGAAGGGTACTGCCTGTACGTTCGGTTAAATAACAACTACAAGGAGGAAGTTTTATGAATAATCCATTGATCTATATTCTAATCGAAAGATTCCCCTACGACGGCGACTCCATTTTGGGTGTCTTCGCTGACATGGACAAGGCATCTGAGAAAGCGAGTGCTTCTGGGGCCGCAGCCTCTGACCTAGTTCTGGAAGAGTACCTTCCATCATACTCTGGTGACGAATTCACTGGGTACACCCGCAGTGGCAATACATTCCGCACGGGCCTTAAGTGGGTTCGGGAAGAGGGGGGATAGTGGCACATATCGTAATCAGAAATGAATCGGACTTTGCGGAGGCTTTTACCGTAACCCTTGCCTGCGACAACTGTGGCTCATGGTCGGAACTAAAGGAGTGGGAAGAGCTTTCCAAGTTCTGGCGTCGAGAAACAAGCCTAATATGTGAGGATTGCGGCGGTACAGAAGTGAAGATGAATGAGATTAGCCTCAAGCTGGAGGGACAGAACATTCAGCCGGGGGACCCTATGTGACCGATATAACACGTAACTGAATCAAAGGGGACGAGATGCAAACTTTCGACAACCACTTTCGTGAGTTGGACCTCAAGCCTTCCCAGCCGGTCGTACTGTATCGGAACAGATACGGTCGCCTTTTAGAAACACCTGCTGTATTTGTTAGCGAAACTCATCTGCGCTACACGTTCGATTCAAATGGACGTAAGATTCAGATTGACCACGGAGAAAGAGTCTGGGCTATACGACCTGGATAAACACCACAACCCTTGGAGGGGAATATGCTCACCACAGCAGAAACCAAGTCTCTCGAATCTCTTGTTAGGGATTTGCGAGAGAAGTGTGACAAACCAGAAGAGCCTGTCAGGAATTTCTGTCTATACTTCGACATCCTGTACCAGTGCTTCACTATGCAGTTTGTTTTGGACGTAGAGGAAATTCTGGCCGACACTGAGCACAGCGTTCCTTTTGGGAAGTCTGCGGCTACTGAAGAAACTTCTCTCAAGCTAGCCAGCCTCGCTGACAATGAAGCCACCTACTGGAGGAACCATGGCAACAGTTAAGATCACCACAAATAACCAGCCACGCCTATTGTTGGATTTTAATCAGTTAACTGCCAGTGAACAGGAGCAGGTTTGCTCAGCCTATGGGCAGGATGTCTTAGATGATGATTTTCCTACCGATTTCATTAGGTATCGGGGGAAGTTCTACATTATAAACAGCTTCATAGCGATCCAGTTCCTAGGCAAACCTGGCTTTGATGGATGGGATGGATACCTGGGTGATTCTTTTACTACGGGAGTTCTCGTCCGTTTCGTTAAGAGTGACCCAGACCGAGTGGTCATGGCTCACTTTTCTTCGTAAAATGGACCACTAATTTTGAAAGAAGTTGATGAATGAAAATCCTTTTAGCTTGTGAAGAGAGTCAAGCCGTAACAAAAGAATTCAGGGAGCTTGGCCATGAAGCTTATAGCTGCGACATGCTGGAGACTAGTGGAAGTAACCCTGAGTGGCACATTCAAGGAGATGCACTCGAAGTAATGGGGACTGGTGCCGAATGGGACATGATTATTGCTTTCCCACCCTGCACCTACCTCTCCGTTGCGGGCAACACTCACTTCAATATTGAAAAGTGGGGGGACAAGGCACGCCAGCGACACCGGGATCGTGACGCAGCCTTTGAGTTCTTTATGGCGTTCGCTAATGCTGACTGCCCCAGGATTGCTGTAGAGAACCCGGTGGGTTTTGTTTCCACCATGTGGCGTAAGCCTGATCAGATCATTCACCCGTATTACTTTGGTGACCCTTTTCAGAAAAGAACATGCCTTTGGCTTAAGGGCCTGCCACTCCTTCAAAAGACTAATGTTGTAGAGCACCCACCAAGGATTTACTACAAGAACGGTAAGTCTGGAACCGAGTGGTTGGATAACGCCAGCCATGCTGAGAGGGACCGAATTCGCTCTAAGACGTTTCCCGGCATTGCTAGGGCTATGGCCACACAGTGGGGCTGACCCTCTGTGTGGCCGTCTAAGCGATGCAAGCTAGGCTCGGCTACGGTAGGTGCTCTCACTCCCTCAGCGGCTCGTGTGGGGCCGTACAGCGGCTCTCAGCGGGTGTTGTAGGTGGGTTGACACCCGCTGAAACTTGTGTATGATGACGTACCTAAGCGGCGACCTATTGGGTAGCTGCTGCACTTGTTGTTTCCAAAAATAAACCAGGAGGAAATGTTATGGCAATTCTTGATTCTCGTGATGCCACTATTGGCTACCTTAATGCCAAGGCCAAGGATGGCAATTATCAAACACGGGCAGAAATCAACGCAACCATTGCTATGATGGAAGCACTTATTGATGAGGTTGAAATGCTCTTGACAGGTAGTGATCTTGATGAAGTTGAGGGCATTTACTCAGAAGATTTTGGGCATCTCGCCTACTACTCGATTAATGATCCTGAAACTTGGCTTGGGTTTGTGGTCAGCGGCCCAGTGCATATTCTGTGTGAAAGCTACGAACTGATGGCTGAAATGGCAGCCGAAGGAAGGGACGTACTATGAGTACAATGATTGACATGACGGAGGTAGATATGAACGAAAACAATGAGGACGCTAGAATGCCGATGATCCCAACAGCGATCAGTAGCAACGCTTTCTCTCCTGACTTTCAGGCTGTGGATGCTCTGAGCTTTCTTAAGGCCAACCATCCTGATGACTATGCAGATGTATTGGGAAACTTTCCCGAGATAGACAAGATTGCTTTTGGTGATTGCAGCTCTTGGTTTGACACTGAGGCTATGGGCGTAGACGAAGAGTGGGGTTCCTGGCTGATTGATGCAATCGAAGAGACCGGGCGAATCTTCTGGGAAGAAGGGGAGCCGTGGGCGTGGGTTGAGTGCTCACAGGATTTGGCTGACGAGTACCAGGAAGCTAACGACGATTGGTTTGCTTGATCGGTGGTGAAATCACCGGTTGGTGTCTAGTAATATTAGGAGTGCTCAGTTTCTTTTATGTATGGGGCTGGGTTATTGAAGAGAATTAGGGAGAATTTATGGCAGACCTGAGTGTAGATATGTGGCAGCAAACCCAGCACCAGGAGAGAATGGCTGAGGCGTTGGAAGGCATTTGCTTCGAGCTAAACGAACTCAACAAAAATCTAAAAAAGGGAGAGCCTAATGGCGAAGATTAGTTTTTACAGCGATGACATGGAGGCAACAATCTCTATTCCCGCCGAATGGGAAATCTGTGACGGTTGCCAAGGTGAAGGTGCGCGTGCTCTAGGTGGCCTTGCTATTCATGCGGATGAATGGTCTGAATGGGACCAGGATGAGCGGGAGGATTATGCTGATGGTTTCTATGACACTATGTGTGGTGGATGCAGTGGTACTGGCAAGATGCTTATCCCTATTCAGAATGACAGCGAAGGGTATAAGCTTTGGGAGGACATTCAGCGAGCCGCTTACGAGTCTCGTGCAACAGAGCTAGCCGAAAGGGCAATGGGATGCTAAGAACTTGGACTATTGGTAAGAGTAACAAGAACCAAAACAAAGGGAGTGTGGATATGCCAAAGAAGATTGTATTGATTACTGGGTGCCGAACCGCTACAAAGAACCCCCTTTGGGCAGACAACTCAACTGAAGTTGGGACTGTGCAGCGACACGCTTGGGTTAACCGCCGTGGTGGAGGTGACTCCTACCATAACAAGGGTGACCGTCAAGTTCAGTTCGCCAACGGTTCCGTTAGTCCCGGTGATAAAATTGGTCACCTCATCGGAGGAATCTATATTCTCAAGAAGGCCGTGTGTGGGGGTGGAGCCGCCCTGGAGACTGGCTCCTTTTTGGACCTTACCGAAAAGGAGGTCAATAATATTTGTAAGCCTGACCCTTATGTTGAAGTCCCCGGCACTCAGCCCCAGTTGGGCCTAATTGAACGCATTGAGAACCGTAGTTGGAACGGACTCTTCGAGCGACGAAATGGTTGGAGTGTGGTTATTCCTGGAGGTAACCTGATCATGGCTAGCGGCCCTGCTGGGTACAATGCCACAGTCTTCCTTGCCAGCCATCCTTCTAATAACACGGGTAAAACCTATATTGAAATTTGGAATGCAAGTCCGAAAACTGGTAAGGCCAGGCGGGTGGCTGCCTCTGAGCTGAACTACCACCTGGGTCGGCTTGACACAGTGGTTGCCCTCCAAAAGTTGGGTTGGAATTCGAATCCTTATGGTGATGGAGACTACATCTACAACAACCGTTTCACTAAGGGTAGCGACACAGTTTGGGTTGAGTATGAAAGCAAGATTTCCTTGCACGATGGTTGTACTCTTGTGGGTTATGTGACCCTCGCAGACCTCAATGAGCGCCACAGCGACAAAGCTAAGAAGGCCGAATACATTCGGGTTGCTAAGTCCTATGACGACAAGGCTTTTCAGGTTGCTGATGAGGATTCTCGGCGTGAGTCTCCTTACGGTAATCAGAAGGCCGTGAAGGACCACCTGGATAATGCTGACCGCTTTTACGAGATGGCTGGAACTACACGAGAGGAGCAAGCTTAACTGATTGACAGATAAATTTCAGTAAGTTGTGCAACAAATATTCACAGAAAATAAAGGAGCAATACATGAGCGATAATGATGACCGTAATGCAGAGATTAAGCGCCTGAAGGAGACCCTGTCCTATGACCCTAGTGACAACCTTTTTAAGGCCAAGGACTCGGGGTTGGTGCTCCTGGACGACCTTAAGAAGCGAATCATGAACACTTCCGATGCAGGTCTAATCCCTGTGGGAGTGGCCGCAGGGATTCTCCAAGCACTTCTAGAGGCAGAGCTTCTGTTTCGCACAGACGGAGAAACCCCTGAGAGCTACTTGGACAACAAGGATGCCCAGTTCTGCCTAGAGGAAGTCCGGGGAATCCGAGCCATCAATAAGTTGATGGGCTGGTAAATAGCGGACAGGGCCTTTAGTTCAATGGTAGAGCGCCACCCTTTTTAAGGATGGAGATTCTGGTTCGATTCCCGGAAGGCCCGCTTAGAAATGAAGCAAACAAACAGGAGGAAAGATATGCACTACGAGAACCCAGTCACATATGATCTCTCAAACTTTGGCCAGTATGAGCGAGAAAACGCAGCCAAACTGATCAAATTTTATGGCACTCGTCGAGACATTACTCGATTCCTCATAGATGAAGGAGTCCAGGTAGTATTCAACTCAAACAGCGGCTGTGTTCTTCTTACGGATGACCACTACAACACCGCCATCCTGACTACCGATGAGAACTGGGACACCTTTCTCGTTGACTTCCTTAACTGCCCAGAATGCGGCTATGAGAACAACGCCTTGGACTTTATGACCGACTGTGACTCGGAGTGCTGTGTTGAATTTGCCGACGAACTGGGTCTGGAGTAACCGTCACGAGAACGCTTTTAGAAGAAATCTACAGAAGGAGACCGCATGGAAACTGACACACTCACACGACCTATCGAGATTACGTTTGACCTGAACACCCCAGTAGGACAGCGGCACATTGTTGATGCCTGGCTTGCAGGAGGAGCACAGGACACACTTCTTACCTGCGAGCCTGGACAAGGTAAAACCACTATGATGAAGTGGATGGCAGGGATCGAAGAGTTTGGTGACTATGAAGTCAAGTGGTTCAACAGCAAGATTACTGAGGGTGACCTTGCTAACCTTGCTCTGAATGACTTCCGGGGCTTCGTCATTATTGATGAAGTTCACAACATGACACTGAAGCAGCAAGAGTTCCTTTTGGAGCCGCTTGAGACTCGCAACGTCATGTTTAAGGGTGGTCCAATGCCGCTCTACAACATCTTCTTCATCATGGCTACAACTGAGCCAGAGAAGATTCTGGAGTCCATCAAGTCACGGATTCCTTTCCAGCCAGTCATGCACGGTTATGATGAGAGTGACCTTGTTGACATCATTGACTGCACCGAGGAGCTTCGTGAAGGTCTCACGGACGACGATAAGGCTCAGATCGCCTCAGTGTCCGCAGGATCACCACGACGTGCCTTAAAGATGGCTGACCAAGCTCTCCGAATGGGGAGCGTAGACATGGCCCTAGCGGCTGCTGGGTATGTTTGCGGCCTGTCCACCGAAGAGGTAAAGTACCTGATCGCTCTGGCTGATTTGGGTGCTCGTGCTAGCGGTGCTAACATCCGTAGCTCTACCGGTATGGATAAGAAGGTCATTGATGCTGTCGAGGGGTCTATGTCTCGTCAGGGTTACGTGGAATTTTCCGCTGATGGAAGGAGGATGACTCAGGCAGGAGCCCTGCTTTATAAGGAAGTTCGTAAGGCCAAGAAGTAGGAGGAGGATATGTTGAGAGGAGAGCGCACAGTACACCTGTTACCACCTCCTCCAATCAGTACAACTAGAGTGCTTGAAGTTCCAAGAGCTATGCTAGATCAACCTGAAAGGAAAAGTATGTACGATTTTGGAGACAATGAAGAAGGGCGTGTTCAGAGGTACGAGGAGGAGCAAGCCTTGTACCGTAAGCGTATGACTGCACTTATTGAGTCAACTGAATCAGGTCATCTTCTTTGGGACCGAGCTGAACCCGGAGATCGGCATCTCTTTCATTCCGGTGAAGACCTCAAGGTCTATAACGAAGGCAACCGCATCATGGATAAGATTGTAGTCGAGGTCAAGGGCGAGGTTTACGCCGAGGCAAGCAATACGACTTGGGATCAAACCAATCCTTTAATCGCTGCTATTAAGCAGAGTTTCACTAGTGGGCTAGACGACGTTCTAGGTCTCTAAGTAAAAGAAAATCTAATCCCAACAAGAAAGAAACACATGAACCAAAATAATCCACACAAGAGTTCAGGTAGGCTTGCATTGAGCCTAACCTGGAAGATTGCACTCGGCTGCCTAGCTGCCGTGGTGCTCGTCGTCGCACTGATCTTCGTCACTGGCGGGATCAGTCGAGGGACCGCTGACTTTCGAGGTGGCACTGAGGTTAAGGAGAGGACTGTTAGCGACGGTAAGTATCGAATCGCTTCCTACGAACACTTCTATGACCTCAATGCCAGCGTCGAAGCGCTGAATAAGCAAATCTGTACTATGCAGAGCACGAACTCTCTCCCTGCCAGTCAGCGAGAGACCAATATTCTGGCTCTGACCAACCAGCGCATTGCTGCTGTCGAGCAGTACAACGCTGACGTGCAGAAGGCCGAGACCCTTGGTCAGTACAAAGCAAATGACCTTCCCTACCAGCTTACCCAGGAGACCCCATCATGTTGAAGTCCAAGAAGTTTCGTGCGTTCATCCTTGCGGCATTTGCCGTAGTAATCCTTTTTGCATCCGCTGGGTGTGATGATGAGAGTCAGTCAACAAAGGATGCACAGAAGTCCCGTGAGGACTCTACTGACCTTTTGCGTAAGAAGGTTTCTGTGGAGACGGCCAAGTATCCAACCACGTTGGAGAACATTAACACTTGGACTCGAATCTGGGGGACTGAGGGAGTGCTGTCATATGTTTATATGCAGCGCCAGGACGGTGAGTTTGCTGGTTACTACGTGTTCCGTGGCCCGCCTGTCAGTTATTGCACCTCAGGGGCACCTCCTTACAAGATCATCGACAAGAATGGCCCCCTGATGGTCCCTATTGCTGGTTCGGATGGCGCCTACTACGGTAATTGTGACCCTAGCCGTTACTATGGTGTTGACGCTGTGACTGGTCAGATTGTTGAGTACACTGACGGAATGGTATTGACAGCGGTGGTTTCTAACCAGCCTTTGGAGCTGGAGAAGCAGCCGAAGCCATTCATCTCCTCTGTTGAGGATGCTGAGAAGAACGGCTAACTGACCTGAAAGGCCAACCCTCGTAGCTCAATTGGATAGAACTTACCGCCTCTTGGGCGGTAAGTTACAGATTCGAGTTCTGTCGAGGGTGCTCAGTTAATGTTCACAACAAACAAGGAGAATAACATGGCAAACTATAATCGACGTTCATCTGGTACCGAGAAGGCAGCCGTAGGGTGGCTTCGAATCTCACTCCTGATCAGCCTTATCTGGAGCGTTGCTCTGATCACTGGAACCGTTCTCGGATGTATCTGGCTGTATCAGCAGGTCACGGCCAAGTAACCAATAGCTTTTACAACAATTCAAACCAAGGAGAATCGTATGACAAGTCGAGGTGTGCGCTTACAGGAACTTCACCGTCGAACCTTAAAGGGTGAACTGATTTGGACACATGATAACCCCAACACCTTTACATCCGACTACAAGGGCAAGAAGATTACCATCTATAAGTCCGTTGAGAAGTCGGGACTGCTGGGCTCTAAAGGGCCTGTTCATCAGTATGTCCGGGTAAGCCTCGGTGGTGGAGTCATCTATGTAGAAGGTTGGCTTGAACTGAACCGCTGGATTGAGGCCCTTTATCTGACAGCAGAGCGTAGCGCAAATGGGGATTTTCGAGCCGAAGAGCTGGACTACCTGTTCTCCCAGGAGAGTTATGCCTCTTGAAATAGACAAGCTTACTGAAGCAGTTGATCACATCCATAGTGCGATTGAAGCGCTTCATGAATCCCGAGCCCAGGCTTTTCTACTGCAAGGAACTCAGCACTCCGTGGAGGAGCTTATCTATGGGCTCGGATTTCCACTAGAAGTTATTGAAGATTCAACTTGGATTAAGAACGATAGAGGAATGAGGATTACACTATGACAAACTGGATGGTAGAGTATTTGATGGACCCAGACAACTTGGAGGACTTTGAGTCAATGACTCGACGCCAAGCTAATGCAGTGCACTGGGGTAATGGTACTCGCTCGCAGGTTTACAAGCTGGGCGAGGAAGTCATTGAAGCGGCTAAGGCTGCCCAGAAACTAGCTACCCTTATTGAGGATTGGGAAAATGAGGCCGAGAAGTTGGCTGAAGAGGTTGCCGAGGATGAGCTAAGCAATGCTCCCTGGGTTGCTGAGCGAGCCCTTGGCGAACAGTTCCCTGATAAGGATTACAACCCACCTGAGGGCTTGGAGTCTTTTGAGGAATGGCTTGTCACTCTAAGTAAAGATGAGTGGGGTGTTCTTTATGACCTGGGCGGCACGGAAGAGTCCAAGGGCGTCATGTTCCTTGAACTCTTTTTCAGCAAGAAGCGCACTGCTAAGGGTTGGGCTATCATTCCTACCATTGACGGTGATTATAGCGAAGCTGAGGCGGTGATTCAGTGACAGAACCCACGCTTTCAAAGTACAACAGTGGTAGATTCGTTAAAGACCTGCCTTGGTATGACTACATTGACCCTAGTGATGAGTCCATTCTGGCAGTCAAGCGTGAGCTTGAGGCCGCTTTCTCTTCTCACTGGGAGACTTCCTATGAAGTTGCCTTCGATGATGCTTTTTGCAGCGAGATCGGATACAGCTTTAAGAATGATGATGTCCCCGAAGTTGTCGAGGAGTCTATTGAGGGGGCTATTGAACAGTTGGCGTACCGTGTTGAGGCGGGACTGTTCCCACTCCCTGAGGGAAGTGGTTATGCTGAAGAGTGGTTTAAATATGCGGCTGATGCTGGTATGAGTTATGCCGATAACTTGATGCTGGATTACGGTGAATGGCTCGCCGGAGCTTAGGTAAAAAACACTACAAGAAGGAGAATGGATATGGCTAATGTTTCTCAATCAGAGGTAGATGAAGCAATTGAGGTTCTTGAGGCTCACCTGAGTAGGTGTGCATCACACAGTGGTGAAAGTGCTAGTTTTGTTGTTGCATTGGCAGTACTGGAGGGCGCTACGATTATAGATGACCCTGAGCCCGACTTCACAGATCGTGATGCTTGGGCCAAAGAGGTGGCTCTAGCTGTCCGAACCGGAGTTGACCGCTGTGATATCCGACGAGTAAAGAGCTTGGCTGAACTTAAGGCTTTGCGAGAAGCTTGGTTTTTCTCCGTCCCAGGAGGGCAGGCCGAGCGGATGCTGGCTTTTAGGTATACCTCTGATGCGAGTCCCTATGTACGCTAAGGGAGTCAATCTCCACCTGGGCTTCACTCATTGCATCTGCCACTCTTGCGGAAAGGAGTACACCTGGCAGGAGTTCTTTGATGAGGTGGACGAAGAGAGCCCAACCTGCTGCCGGAATGCCCAGACCAACCTGATGCGATTTCTCGAAGGCAAGGAGCCTTTGTCAGAAGACCAACTGGCCTACAGTTAGGTCTCCGAGGTGAAGCATAATGGTCATGCGACTCAAGCTGGTCTAGAACGACTTGAGTAGAATCTGGTTCGATTCCAGACCCTCGACTGAAACACTACAACGAAATGAGAACAAAATGATTCTTTACCTGATTACCTTTATCATCCTGATCATCATCTTTGGTTCAGTTTACCTGTACCACAAGTACACTAGAAATAAGCAGCGACAAAAGTGGGAGCAATACCAAATTGAGCGGACACATCTAGTCCTCCAGCTCAGTGCCTACACATCTTCCTATGTTGTGAAGAGAGAAATCCAAAGGTGGGTTGACCAAAACCCTGAGGAGCGCAGAAACCTAGTTTACCAGCTTGCTCTTGTTCCCATTATTGCTGCTAAGCACCCTTTCCTCTGGACTGATAACGAGAAGGAGGCGTGGGCTTTAGCAAAGGAAGTTTATCTGGTGCTGTTTAGCGCCAAGTATTGGGGCTCAGGTATTGTGCGACAGATGATTATGTTTGAGCGCTGGAAGTATTCTAAGTTTGGACCAAAGGAGATTAAGTAATGGAAGATTTGATTGATCAAACTGCTGACAGAATCGTCACCATAGCTGAACAAATTACCAGTCAGGCTGTTGACACTATTATGGTTGTTGTGGCTCGGGAGGCGAATTCTTCCGGGACCGACTTTGGCGATGTTCTTTACCGTGCTCAGAATAGATCAGACTATGACGCTGAAGCCTTGCTTCATAAAGTTGAACAACTTCTTCGATAAAACCACACACCAAACAAAGGAAACAATATGACCACTGAATCTGAAGTAACCACATATCCTGAACTGGAGCGGCTGACAGAACTAGGGAAGTCTGGCCGAACCATGGTTATTCAAGACTTCCTGGACTGGATCACTGGCAAGGGGTGGGAGATTGCTGAATATGATAGCGATGAGTATTCAGAACACCTGAACCCCATCATGAGAAGTCATGAAGCAATCATGTATGAGTTCTTTGATATTGACCCAGTAAAGATTGACCAGGAGCGGCGAGCCCTGATTAATTGTATTCAAGCTTAAAAAGGAGAATGATATGATGAAATGGTTTTTGGCACTGATTTGTGCTCTAGTAGCTGGCTTTATTTACCTAAGTATGCTTGTTGCAACTCTCTTAACACTAGAAAATGATATCGAAAAGGAATGTGACAAAACGACTATGATTTATTCAACGAGCACCTGGCCCTACAGTATTTCTACTGTGGCCAACCACCCCGACTGCAAGGAAGGTAAGTAACATGACAGACACCATTTTTATTGAGAAGTCCTGGCGACCAGCAGCTTTGGCCGCTCTCTACAACGAAAGCAAGCCCCAAGGCATGGGTTTCCGTCAATTCGACCCTGAGATGATGACGCCCATGGAGGCAGAAACCCTTTTGGAGAACTCTCCTTACTTCGACTACCTCAAGGGTCGAATTATGAAGATTGGTCTCACTGATGAGGGTACCGGCACTCGGCTCTATGACCGGGACAATGGGGAGGGTGCTTGTGAGCGAGCGTTGGAGCGCCACGGCATCCCCTTCACCACTGAGGAGCCCACCGGCTAGCCACCCTCACGACCCCTCAGTGGCCCCACAGTGAGCGCTAAGGGCATTGGGGCGGGGGTTGGTGCGGGCACAGCTCAGCGCCTCTCACAGAGCCACACAGCGGCTCACAGTCAATCCAAAAGAAACCTACACAGCCTCCTTGCATTTTGCTTGGAGGCTGTGTACTGTCCATAGACAAGTTGACCACGAAGGAGAAACCATGAAAGAGATTACAACCGAGACAATCCGGAAGCGAGTGTCAGAGTTTGTGGACACTGGGCCTGATACTGATCCAGAAGGCGCCCACTGGGCGCTAGACAGGATTTACGTTGATGCCCTAACTCTCATTGCTAGTGGTAAGGTTAAGGGTATGGCTGACTTTGCAGCAGATGTTCTTGCTTGCGAAGAGGTTGGCATCGAGAAGTGGTACGCATGATGAAGCGTAGCGCCCTTGTCGCCCTGGTCGGTGTCGCTGCCCTAGTCGCAGGATGCGGCAGCGATTCAAAAGGCGTCATGCCAGAGAAGGGGTCGGTCAGCAAGTATGACAGTGACACCGAGGTTTCAGGAGAGAACAACGAACCTGCTCGACGGATCAACTTCCCTTATAACTACCCCAGTGTGGCTGCCAAGTGTGACGGCCAGAACATGGTCTACTCCCCCCTCACCAAAAACAACAGAGGATCAGGTACGGTAGCGGTGGTCCCTAATGACCAGCGCTGCACTAAGGAGGTCGCCACAGCAAGCGCTGACCAGAACCCCTAGGGAGCACTGGTCACCAGCAAGGCTTCCAAAGAATTTCCAGAACAGCTTGACAAGCTCTACCGGGTGCTGTAGGGTACCCCAAATCAACCCAGCGAGGTTGTTGCAACAGTCTCCCCGGTCCGATACCGGGGGAACGGGCACACTGCCCAAACCAAGAAAACCAACCACAAAATAGGAGAAATATTATGACCAACGCCAAGAACACCACCAAGACCGCTACCGCTAAGACCGAGACCGACGAGCTTACCAACGAGGCCCTGGCGCCTACTGTTGGCCAGACCTTCCACATCAAGATGAATGTTGACGGCAAGTTCCTCGGCGCTCCGGTTCCTGAGCTGAAGTTCCGCAAGAACGACAAGGGGCAGGTCATCCTGGTTCCTGTCGGTGTGCGAGGTGAGGGCACCAGTGCCCCCATCGCTTTCTCGGCACCTGCCGATGCCGTGCCGACGAGCATTGTTCTCGACGGTGAGGATGTTGGTGACATGACCAAGGTTGAGCGTAAGGGCTCCAGCGTCCTGTCTTTCCGAGGCACTGGTGACGATGGCCACGGCAACAAGGTTGCTGCCTACGTTCGCCATGAGGGTGACTCCACTTGGACGATGACCTTCTCCGTGAGCGATGCCAAGGCGACCGCTTCCCGTGCCCGTGTGTTGGAGCTGGTCGAGCTGTGACCTGAACGAGGTGCCTGCCAAACCAAATAATCCAAGGAAGGGGTCGTAGAGATAATCTGCGGCCTCTTCCTTTTTCGAGAAAGAAGATGATATGGGTGATCAGTACAAGAACCGCATCAACCGATGCCCGCTTGAGAACATTTTCGTTGAGCCCCTTGTGGGAACCGATGATGTAGTGATCGAATGCAAGACGTGTGGTTTTAAGCGTCTCTTTAAAGACAATTGGGCAATCCCCGATGCAACCATTTCTGTTGCGGACGGCATTGCAGAGGGTCATCATTATGACCGAATTATTCACAACGGCCAAGGAGGCTGAGTTATGGCACGAGCATATCTTACGAACGTATTTGTAACAGTGGGTGGGCTTTCCACCATGGGGACCCTTTATACGGTAAAGAAAAGTAATCGCAGTTTGGACTCCACGTTTCATATGTGTGACCCTGCTGATGGTGGACCAGTTGAGCAACGCTATGTGAATGAGAAGGGCGAAATTCTTTTACCTAGTGAGTGCGGCAGGGTTATTGAGATCAAGAATGATGAGCCGTACATCCCCAACCCTCGCATCCAAGTCACCCAAGAGCAAATCAATAGTTTGAAGGTCTCGATCAAGCCGAAGTCTTTTACTGGTGTTGTTTCACAGGCGCCAGCAGAAACCTTGGCTACTGGTGCCTACTACATCTTTACTCCAACTCATGCTGAGAATGCCTACTCTGCAATCTACCGAATGGTGGAAGAGGGGGCATTCATCACCTCAGAAATGAACCTGAAGAGTGTTGAGAGTGTTTACCAGCTCCAGGTCTGGAACGGGTACCTGATGTTCGTTGCCATCCAGCCCAAGAAAGATGTTAAATCCGGCAATGATCTCCCTCCCCGTCCTGAGGTGGCTGAGCTACCTGGGGATAAGGCTCAGGCTCTGATTGCCAAGATGTCTTCTGAGGCTGCAAACGCCTATGAGATGCCATCCTTTCAGTCTGTTGCGGACATTGCACGTCGTGTCACCAAGAAGCATTGGGGTATTGATCACGAAGAGAACCCCGAGCGGGTCGAGAATGATTCCATGGATGACCTTCTCGCTTCAATCCTGGGTTAACCTTAGTGTCAAAGCAAACAGGAGAATGTATGACAAACCACAAGGAATTGGTGGACTGGGCATATTCAGTTATGCCTACACCCAAAACCACAACAGAAACTATGCCTTTCAAGGAAGGAGATTGGGTTTATCAGCCCAAGATTGATGGCAAGCGCTGTATTGCAGTGGTCGCTCCAACCGGAGCACTACTGCTGTCCAAGAACCAGAAGCTCTACGGACAGCTAAGCTATGAAGCCGTAGGTGAGTCGGGGGATCACTACAAGTCAGGGTGCCAGGGAAGTTTCGCAATCTATGATTGCGAACTCCTGAGCGGAAACCTGTGGGTGTTTGATACCTTCGTGTTGGATGGTAAGAAGCTGTCTAACCTGAGCTGGACTGCTCGACACTCCATGTCTCCTAGCGGCCTCCTGTTGGGGCGGGCTGAGCTTCGGCTACTCCCCTCCTTGACTTCAGGCGAACAGCCGTCAGTGGAGGCCCTAGAGGAGCTGAGGGCAGGTCTAGCGTGGACACAGCGTGTTGAAGGAATTATTGCACGCCGTGAGTCTGCCACGCTCGGGGGTCGCCCAACCGTATTCAAACAGAAGCCATGAGGAAAGAGCCAATATGGATGAGGAAGGACTTCAAGACTTACAGGACCGTATAGAAGAACACACCGAAGCCATGAACAATAGGCTCGACTGGATTCCCAGCTTGGAACATCAGGCTTGGCACTGGGAGGGTAAGTTGGTTCTAGTGTCTAACACTTCTGACCTTAAAGGATGGGCAGAAGCAAGAGAAGGGCTGGCTGAGAGCCGAAAGCAATTGAAAAAAGCTCACAAAAATATCAAGAGTCACCGTAAGAGAATCAACAGATTGATCTTAATGCAAGACGCTATTATCGGCGGCTTCATTTACACACCATTTTAGCTAAGGAGCAGTAATGAAAAAGTTCATTGATGGCCTGCGATTGCTACCAAGCCTACCAGCCCGAATGAGAGTTCAACCTTTCGAGTGGTGGCTTGGCCTGATCGGCCTCCTGTTCTGGATTGGCTTCGCAACCTGGAGGTTCACAGAATATGGCCACATCTCTGCGACTGAGTTCGCTGTTAGTCTCTTTATCTCAGCGATGGTTGGCAGACCGTTGGGTTCAGAATGGAAGCCTGTAAAGTGGAACAGTACGTTTGGAGTGTGGGAAACAGAATGATTGTCGCACTGTGGATCGCCGGGTACTTTTTTATCGGGTACATATGCTATAGAGTCACATTGTGGCTATATGTTGCAGAAAGGCTCTCTCTTTTTGAAGATGACTGGACGGCTAGATATTATGCAGGAGTCCTTTTCTGTTTCTGGCCCATCTTTCTGCCATTTGGGTTGATAGTAGTACTACTCACCTGTTCGTCAAAGAAGAGGCTCGAAAGCCTCAAAAACAAGAAGGAGTCCAAATGATTTACTTTATTCTGCTCTATGCTATGTTGAGCACCCTCTGGGTGGTTCTTGTCTATGTGGTTTGGGATGGAGAGTACATCCATCCAGCTAAGAATGACTGGTGGGGACCCTTCATTGCCTGCTTCTTCTGGTGGGGACTCTTCATTGCCTGCTTCTTGATGTACTTCCTGTGGCCGGTGTTCTTGATGGTCAAGCTCATCCATGCGTCAGTAGTCCGACTTTTTGGAGACGACTAACTCATGGACACACGTAAACGAATTGCCTCGATGCTGTTTGCACTGCCGCTGGCAATCCTTGGAGCGGTGCTGTGGTACCATGTAGGCGGCACAGTAGGAGTGGCAGTGAGTGCCTACTGTTGTGTTTGTATCGGAATTGCCCTTGCCCTAGTGGCAGTAGATGTTAACAAACTAAAGGAAGAGAGAAAAGTATGAGTAATTTGACTAAGGCTAGTGACATTAACGAAGTTGGAGAAGGAGGCCCGAAGGTTGTCTATGTTCGGCCCAACTTGCACCTCAGGGCCGACTGCATCTCTGGGGTGAAGGTTGAGGTCTTGGGCACCACCACTGAGGTTAACATCCTTTTGAACGGCGGGGGCTCTGCATATTTGGAGTGCGAGACTGAGACCGAAGCCCGTGTCCTGGCTGATAAAATTGTGCGTATCGCTTTCTACCCCTCGGAATACGGCTCATAGCCACAGGATGAACGCCACTGAAACAACTTAGAGTAAATGGCAAAGCCCCCGGTGAGAAATCACCGGGGGCTTTTTGCGTTCTCAGGTTTACGCCCTGCTAGTCATCGTCAGAGGGGGTGCCGACCTTAAGCAGGTGCCGAACCTTCTCCAGCCACCCCTTCCTGCTCTTCAAGCCAATCGAAAGCCTTCGCTCGACCCTGCCCAATTTTCTCTCCAGTCTCACCGTCATAGAACCATGCTCCCTTCTGAGCAATCCTACCCTCCTTAATAGCAATGTCGAGCAGATAGTCACCATTGCTGTAGCCCGACTCAAAATAGAACTCAACCTCACACTGCTGCATTGGTGAAGCAAGCTTGTTCTTAATGACCTTCATAAGGGTCTTCTTACCAACAGTAACATCACCCTTCTTAATCTGGCCGATGTTACCAACAACCTCAATGCGCTGAGAAGCAAAGAACCTAAGAGCCTTACCTCCTGGAGTGATCTTAGATGGTCCAGTGAAGCCACCCACATTGTCACGAAGCTGGTTGATAAAGATGACAGTGGTACCAGACTCAGCAGCGATCTTTGCGAGCTTCCGCATAGCCTGGCCAAGGATACGAGCCACAGCACCAATGTTGGCCTGACCAATCTCACCCTCAAACTCTGCACGGCTCATCAAGGCCGCAACAGAATCCACAATGATAATGCCAAACTCACCAGTCTCAGCCGCAGCAATCACAGACTCCAAAGCATCCTCAGCAATACCACCAGTCGTGTAGAACAACTTGTCCACATCAACACCGAGTTTGGTTGAGAACTTGCGGTCAAATGTAGACTCAAGGTCATACAGGAGGCAGTTCACGCCAGCCTTTTGGGCAACACCGGCAGCAGTGAGGCTCAAGCTTGTCTTACCTGAACCCTCCATGCCATACAATTCAACGATACGACCCTTAGCGAAACCACCCCCAAGCTTCTCATCAATCTGGAGAACACCAGTAGGGAAGAACTCTGGGTCCTTCAGGTCGAGGTCAGAAATCTGTTGAATCTCAAACGGTCGAGCCTTACCCTTCTCGTTCTTATTGAGGTTAGCGATAGTGTCTTTCTTCATTACGATACTCCAAAGAATCTTGTCAAAAGCGTGTACGCATTCGGGGCCTTCAATTTTAGCCCGGTGAATTTTACCGTCCAGAGCTTTCTTGTTTCCAAGAATCTCCAGCATGAGGTCCAGCTCTCTCTCAGAGAGATTGATTACGGCCTTCTGAATCTCACGGGTAGCCGTGTTCATCCTGGCCTTAATAGACGTGTCAGCGTCCCAGTCCTCCTCTGACTCAAGATGTTCGATAGGAACATCGGCATTAGTGATAGGTGCAGACTTCAGACTGGCCAGGCGACGAAGGCCATCCTGCATATGTCCAGTCATCTTTAGGTAGGCCCAGCTTCCAAAAGGCGCACCGACACTTGGGTCATAACGCTTCATAGCGTCATGGAGACCCAGTTGTGCATCAGATTGGAGTTCATCCAAACTTACGCTTTTTGGTGTGCCAGCATACTTCTTGCCTGCTGCCTTTTCTACAAGATTGTAATACCTCCGTGCAATCTCCTCCTGTGCTCCTCGTGAATCCTTGTGTTTTGAATCCTTGTAGAGAACCCAAAGCTTTTCTTCGGGCATCCTCTTGAAACGGCTACGTGTACTCAACCCAATACCTGCTTTCTATCTTCGAGTCCTTCTTCATACATTTCTGCTAGCCCTGTCCACGACTCCAGGATGCTCACTCCTGCTAGTTCTGACATTGAGACAATCCCAGAACCACACAGGACGACAAGTTCCTGAATGACGATCATAGAAAGTTGCTTATCTCGCCAACCTACAATTACATACAGAGAGTTCCTGAACAACAGAGCGTCGTTGGCTATGTAACACCCGACCAGTTGCTGGATAATACTGGACACGAAGTCAAAGAAATCCTTGACTGTCTTGTCAGGGCCAAGGTGATCACTTAGGAATGACTCTGTAAAGATTGTCCCCTCTATGGCTTCAAATCTAATCTCCTGCATTTAGCATCTCTTTCTCTACGGTAGGTAGTCGCTTCAGACTTCCTGTTTCAAGTGCATGAATACACACTGGTTGCCACCTCTTGCGGTCCTGGTGGACGATCGGTACGTGGCAACGGAAGCAGAGCGTGATCAGGTTCCCCATCTCGTCCTTACCCCCCATGGACTTATAGATAACATGGTGGGGGTCGAGCCTGTTCGATTCGCCACTTCGCCCACACATTCGGCACCTGTGGCTATCTCGATCCATCACCTCCCCCCTGAGCTTTTTATCAAGAGGTTTAGATGTACGGACAATACCACCCGAGTCACCTAAACCCTTTTTCTCTTGATTCCCGCCTGAGCCCACAGGAGCCCGCTGTAGCCTCGCACCCTGCTTTAGGCTACTACCCCCCTTGGCGATGCCTGAACGCCCCTTCAGCGGGCTCTGAGCGGGTGTGAGGGGTACTGAGTCCTCCAGCGCCGTACCGATGTGGTCAATGCAGAAGAACTTAAACTGAAACCTCTTCAGCTCGCCTCTCGGAAGCCTGACATTACAGTAATGACACCTCCCATGATCACTCAGAGACATCTTCGTTACCAACCCTCCCTGTGTAAAGAACATCAGGCACTCCAACCTCACGCTTATGAGCCAACTCAATCAACTCACGAGTCGTCTCAACAATGTCCATAATCGCACCGCTAACCTCCTCACCAAGGTCCGCATGGAAATCAATACCACTAGTCAGAATGCTACTGACAATACGCCCCTTCATGTTCTCGTCAGTATAAGTAACATCCATACCGTCAACACCAAACTGGATACTCATGATCCTAAGGCGCTTCGGGTTATTCACCGACTCCATCACACTGTTTCGTTCCATTACATATTCTCTTTCATCCATTTATTAAATTCATTAAATACCATGGCACGTCCAGGACCAACTGCATGAGTAAACCTCATAGTCCAATACTCCTTGGCATCAACATCTAAACTATTAGTTTGCTCAACACACTCCGCAATCTTCTGCTCCAAACTACGGAGACCGGGGTCCTGAGGCTTCAACACGCCCTCAGCCCATGCCTCCCTAGCGTTGTACGTGATAAGACCATAAATGTGCTTTGGCCTGTACTGCTTAGACTTAAACACATGGTCTGCCAGTCTACACAAGTCCTGCCAAGTGGCGTTCGGGTAGTTTTCCCAGAACCAATCAAGTGCCTTCTTGTCAAGCGACTTGTCTTTTACGCTAGCTGGACGAGCCAGACCGTACCTGGAGTGCAGATAATCTGCCAACGTAGTGACATTCTTAACAGACTCCGGGTTAACCTTTCTGCCTACAATTGCCATTTCACTTCCCCTTTCCTACAACAATCAGATTGTCATCCTGAGTGCGATGGCGACCCATCGCTGTCTCATAATTATGCTTAGCCTGACTCCACTTGTGCTCCTTCTTAGCCATCAGGAACGGATCGAGACCCTGCTTCTGAGGTTTCTCGTAGTTAGTGCCCGCAGCAAACACATAAGAGTAAGGGGCACGCTGAAGCTTCATCTCAATGTGAGCTGGACCGGCACGGTTCTTAACAACCTTGGCCACAACCTCACCAGTCATCTCCTCCTGAGAGGCACCACCCATCTGGTCTGCCCATGACATTGTGAACATATAGTCAGCCGCAGCAGAGACCTTCGCAGAGTCTGCACCAGCATCAATGTCCAAAGTCTCACCGGGCTTGTTAGCCTTAGTGGTCTGGTGAGGAACAAACATGGGGATCGAGAAGTCCTTAGCCCAACCCTTCAAGTCAGCCGCAGCAGATGAAACCTTCTCATAGGAACCATCACCCTTATAGCTGTTAGCAAAGTAGCCGAGGTAATCCAGGTACGCTGCTGCTGGTGGCTCACCATACTTCTCAAGATAGGTCGTAGTGTGACGCCACAAGTCATCCCGAGTAATCCTGTTGTCATCAAAGATAAGAACACGATCCTGAAAGAACCTCAGGCTGTCCTGAATGGTTTCAGAGCTCAGGTCATAGAACCTGTGAATCTTAACCAGCCTGTCCAGTACCTCATAGCCCTTAAGCTCCAAACTGAAGAACAGGAACTTCTTGTCCGGGTACATAACCATCTGACGATACAGCATGTTGATAGCAAACTGTGTCTTACCAACCGAAGGCTTAGCGATCCAGATGATCAACTGGTTAGGAAGAATCCCAACTGGCAGAGAATCGTCAATCTGCTTGTAGCCGGTTTTTAGCCACTGCTCACCGGAGTTCAGATACAGGTTCCACTCAGCCAGGTGGTACTCAAGAGTCTTGAATGGGAATGACTCCTCCAACTGGCGGGACACAAACGACTCGAAAGCTGACTTGCCCTCATCCTGAAAGAACTGGTTGACATCCATCCCGTCAGGAAGACGAAGCGCTGTAGCAGTGGAACCAACACGGTCAGCCGCAACTGTCGCATACTTGAACGCCCCATCCTCCCCGTCGTACACGAAGTAGACATGGGGGAAGTCTGAGAGGACCGTAGACCAATCATCAAACCAACTGGATGCACCCGCCGTAGCGACTACAGCGAACCCAGCCTGAGAAAGAGTCATGGCATCCAGCTCGCCCTCACAGACATAGATCACATCTTCGAGAGACTGGCAGTCGTTAGAGTTAAACAGGAAACCAGCGTCGGAATTCAGCCCAATGTACTTAGGTGCGCCGTCAGTGAAGTTTCTGGCCCTCAGCGTAACCACATCCTTACCAACAAGATAAGGGATGATCATAGAGCCAGCACGAAAGAAGAAGTTCCCGTCACTGTCTACAAGACCGGCACGAATCAAATCTTCTTCACTGTGGCCCCGGTCCCGCATCATCTTGTGAGGAGACTTAGGGGTCTCGCCAAGCCTAAACTTGACTGCTGAACCCTCTTCAATTCCCCGGTCTGCCAGATAGTCCAGCATCTCCAAAGAAAGACTCTCGTGGCACATCGTGGCGAAATCACCACGGACCTTAGAGACCGAAACAGATGAACCCTTCGGAACCAACCCATCGGGGTCGTCACCGAAATGCCGCATCATTGTGATTAGGTTGCCACTAGCCCCACACTCAGCGGACTTACACTGATACAGACCCTTATTGTCCCCAAAGGCATGGACATACATTTTGCCGTGGCTTGACTTGTCTTCATGGTTTAGGTCAATACAGTGAACCAAATACTCACTGCCACCACTCACTTGCTTAAACCTGAGCCCCTTGGACTCCAAGTACAAGGCTAGATCGAAACTGTTGAAATCATAGCTTTCCAAAGAACTCCCTTCGTGAATAGAATTGGGCGGGCTGCTTTTTACAGCCCGCCCAATTCAGGCAACTACCTACATGAGAACCGCCTTCTTGCTAGAAGGGCTCCTCAAAGTTGGTGGCTTCCACCGCAAAGGGCTTAGTGGGAGCCGCTGGGGTAGCCGAACCCTGCTCAGCCACGGGCGCCTTGGGGGCCGCACTCTGGGAGTACAGCGCCGAAACACTGTTACCCACGGCACCCTTCTTAGAAGTCCACTGCTGAAGGGTGGCCGTAGCCTCCTGACCAATCAGGTCGTCAGTGTCGATAGCGAAGCCGATAGCAAGCTCCTCGACGCCGAACAAGGCGCACATCCACAGGTAGGAGCGGTTACCCACCTTCGGTGCCGGAGGACTCACAGAACCCCACAGCACGTCATCCAGGTGTGCGTACTCAGGATCGGTGATCTTGAAACGGAACGAAAGCTCCTTCTGCTTGCCCTTCGACGGATCGTTCTTGTCAACGTCAAAGAACGAATCCTGCTGCTTCACCCCCATCACCTTCACGTTAACCTCGGTCCCCTCAGGGAACACTGGGTACTTGTCTGACTCTTCAACCTCTAGAACTGCCATTTGTTTCTTCCTTTATTGTTTGTGGTGCAATGCACCGTTGTTGGGAACTTGTGTTACTTAAGCCGCTTCAGGCTCGGAAGCCTGCTCAGGCTCAGGCTGTGCGAAAGATGCTGCTGCACTAGCGGCTGCTGCAATCTTGGCCTCCTCAGCCTCCTTGGCGCCCTCCTTGGCCTCATAGACGAGAGCATGAATGCGGTCGTAGTCAGTCTCAAAGTCCATCTCAATTCGAGAAGGGAGGGTCCCAGGGGAGCCGTCCTTCAGGAATGGATAGCGATCATTGGGCTGACAGATAAACCACTTCTGGGTAACCTCCTCAAGGCCCTTAGGTGTCACAACCTTCGTCACCTTAGGCTCAATCATGAACGCAAGATCAACAAGACCGGGCAGGACATCCTTGAAGCCACCGCTCAACTGGGGCTCATGGGAAGCAATATCCTCACCAGCATCACCGGGAATAGTGGTAGTCTTGATGTGGCAGTTAAAGATCACATTCAGGTCATCAACCTTCTTGAGTGCCTTCACCGAGTCGCCCATAGTTGCAGCGATCCAAGCCCAGCCATCAAAGTCCAGCTTCAGGGTGCCATACTTCTCCTTCATAAGCGAAGTCTGAAGCTCATCAATGGTGTCAATCACGAGAGTGTCAACCGGAAAGCCAAACTCCTCCGCCCGCTTCTCAGCAGGAAGCTTCGCAATACGAATAACCTCCTTGTAAGTAGCCAGATCATTACAACGAACAACCGGGATATCCTTACCAGCAATAGACATGAAGTTGGTCTCAGAAGCCACAATCAGCGGATTGGGGTACTGGGCAACCAGAGCGGTCTTACCAGCGCCAGGTCGTCCAAACATCACCGCCTTAATGGTCTTCGGAAAGAACTCCTCAGTAGTTCGCTCGATAGTCAATGCCATTTCTTTCTCCTAAAATTCAATCTTGTCTGGTGTTTTTTCAGCGTATGTTGGGAATGCTGCGTCTTCTAGTTCTTCATCAAATCCTTTGGTTGCTGGGCAAATATCAGTGTAAGCGCAATAACGGCATGTATCTGCGCTGATGTCAGGCACTTGGGATTCATTCTGTACCGCCTTATCTATTTGTTGAATGAGATAGTAGAGGCGAGCATAATCCTTTTCCCCTCGCTCCTCCATGCCCACCTCTTGGCCAGTCATAAGGTGAAACCAAATCAACTGACGCTTATACATGGTAGTCACCTCATCCACCCACTCCTTGTCATCGGTGATGGGTGGAAACTGGTCATAGTCTTCTGGGTTGCCAAGCCAGAAGAAGGGTGACCAACTGGCGTAGTCGTAGGTAGTGAACTGAATGTCGAACGCAAGTTCAGCCTTAGTCGGTTTACGACTCGCTGACTTGTAATCAACAATCTTGATCTTCTTGCCGGGAGCAAGCTCCACTAGATCGACCACGCCAGTCAGTGTGTAACCACCCATTGGCACGAGGAACCTGTGCTCACGAGCCAGGATGTCCCTAGTGGTGCTGTCGGTAATCGACTTCATCTCCCAGATCATCTCAAGGGACTTGTGGGCCTTCTTGCGAAGCCCCTCCCTCGAATGGCCCTGGTGCCAGTAGTCGATCTTCTCACCGATCAGACCGGGATCATCCCAGTAGTAGTCAAACAGTTGAATAGCCTGCTTGAATGTGGTAAGCTCTCGTGCCTCTTCCAGTACGAGGTGCATTACTGTACCGAACACCTGCTTGCCCGAGGACTCATCGTCAGCGATCCCCTCAACGTAGCGAAAGTACCCCTTCTGGGGGCACGAAGACCACGTTTTGAGAAAACTAGCGCTAATGCGCCGATCGCTGATAAGTGACACTGAGCCTCGCTTGGTGTTTGATTTCCCTCGACGCCTTTAACTCTACACGCAATCGCAAGTGGATGCAAATCAATTGTGCGTGACGTGTGTCACAGTGTCACCAAACGAGGTATTCTTATAGCTATAAAGGCTCTACGCCCGAGGCGGTGAGTCCCCAGGCACGCCAATATGAATAAGCCACGCCTTGTCGATCTCACTGCGCTCAGTGCCAGCAGTCAAGGCCAATTCCCGCATCTGCCAAGCACGCTGCTCCCATGACTTAGCACTGGACAGCTCAGCCAAGGCACGTTCAAGTTGATCTTTCAAGGCGTCGATCTCCTTCTGCATCCCATAGCGAATGCCTTCTATCTTATCCTCGCAGTGAACCTCAGACTTCTCGACAGCAGTATCAATCTGCTTCTGGAAGTCCTCCCTCAAGCGCTCCTCCCAAGTCCTACGGTCCTTCGAGCCCGTATCATAGTGGGTCTGCCACGCCTTATACGTACGCTCCAGAGCCAAGAGCACGATGGCGGCAAAAAGCAGCCCTGGGGGCAGCTTTCCAACTTCACCTAAATCTTGAGCTAGGAGTCTGATACTCATCTCGTCTCCTCGTAAGTAATCCCCTTAGAAGCAACCCGTCCAATAGCCGCTAAAAATCCATAAGTAATAGCTCCGTTTAGAGTACCCGTATCACGAGTCAAAGAACCAATCAAAAAGATTGACGCCCACCAAACCCAGATAGCAGTCTGGGTTATGACCACCGCATGGATAGCGAACTTCCACTGATTCGGTATCCCCAGCAGGATCATGAAAAACATAAAGAGGAACATTATCCCCTGAGCTGTTGGCGACAGTACTTCAATAATAGGCTTCCATGAATCTGTCCCCATGATCTTATCCGGGGTGAAGATGAGGGGGAGAGCAAACAGAAGTTGGTTCAACCCCAATGCCAAAGCAAATCGCCAGAGTGCAGGTGAGGTCAGCTTGAAATGTTGAGAGTCAGCTCTGGCTTTCTTAAGCCTGTCCTTAGGGCAGAGCCTACTGAACGGGTGAAGCCCCTCTCTGAGCTTTCTAAACGCACCCCTCAGCTTCTCCACTGTACATCTTCCCTTTTACTCACTGTAATCCTTGTCCAATAGGTCGCTGGCTTTTAGTGTAGGCTAAAAGTCAGCCCATTAAGTGTTAGATAAAAACCCCCACTTAATAGTATTATCGTATCAAGACCATTACGGAGTACTGGTTTCAGTAGGGAATAGCCACATGGTCACTGTAGCTTCAAGATCAAAAGCATTAGTGTCAGTACCAGTCACTTCAACTGCCAAGAATTCACCGGCAGTAACTGGCGCATCCGCCAAGGAATAGGAAGCTGAAGTGTCACCAGGCTCTAGAAACTTAGGTGTGCCAGGTGTAATTTCAGTCATAGTGGCAGTGCTAAAAATTTCACCACTACCCTTCCACAGCTTCACCTCAACATCGTTAATCCTGGCCACCCCGTTAAACTCATGGAAATCAAGGTTTAGTTGCAAGTTTTTCAGCTTGGCATTAGCTTGGAGAATGTGGTGCCGGTAGCGATTCATCCCGGTTGTTACGGCACCCTCAAGCAGGAAGTACGCTTGTGAGGGGTAAGAGACCGCCACGGGCGGCAGTTTGCCCTGCACCTCGTTCATGTTAGTGAGATCAATTTTGCTAGGGGAACCCAGAATTTGACCCTGAGCCCTAGGTGCGCCTTCAATCGTAGAAGACCCGCTATCCAAGAACTCAGTAGCACCCTCGACAGCGAGAGTCGCCAAAAGACTCTCACCCCAGCCAGAAGTATTGAACGTCCTAAAGATTCGTGCCACATAACCGGCAGGAACAGCGACAGGTAAAGTGACCTTGATCGACTCTGCTTGAGATGTAGTGTTCTGGGTTGGAGAAGCACGGTTACAGTTAGGTGCCACAGACCAGTCATCCACATAATCTGCAACGACACCAGCAACTTCAGCTTGGCTATCCAGATACAGGAACTGTAGTTCGCCGGGGGCACGACGGTAAATGTTGAACCCATCCGCACCTGAAGGGAGACCAGGGAAGGCAAGAGTAATGCTGTTGGTTGACCCTGTTCCCTGCACATAAATCTGAATTGAGGGGCTTGCTTCTGTTTCTAGCGTCACAGCCCCCTGATAGGCGCTCAGGAGGTACTCAAAGCTCCCAGGTGGCATAGTCCCACCCGTACTGCTAGCGGTCAACGTAGGGCCACTGGTGGGCTTAGAGACTAGCCCTGAGGTGCTAATCGAAGCCAAAGGGGCGGCCTCGGTCTCTCCTCCCGCAGCATTCCTAAAAGAATACTTGTAATAGACCGAAGTGGAGCTGGGGAACGTACCAGGGTCAGCCGTTAAAGCTAGTGTAGCTGGTACAGCCACACTCGGTGGGGTGGCCCCAATGCCGTTATGCTTGTGCCCTGGGCCGAAGGCCGAGACGGACTGATCAATGATATCCATGTTGTCACGAAGGAACGCAAGGTTCTCCGTATCCATGGAGTCGCCACGGTCCAACTTAAGCAATGCTAGATTTGTAGTTCTTGATGCCATAATTAAATCCTTTAATATCTTAAGTAAAAAAAGCGTCCTTAGAGGCCATAAATGTCCCAAAGGGGCCAGGCACTATAGTCCCCGATCCTCTGAACGAGAAGGCTCGTAGAGTTCAAATAATTAACTCTATCGTAATCTTCTCCAACAAAAGGACACTCGGTTGCATAATCCATAGCTAATTGCATCCCTGCCTTGAGGGGAAAAACAGAAGAAAGATTGATGTTTCCATCAAAAACTGGCTGATAGGCAGAAGCCTTAAGTGGATTCCAACCAAAAGACCCCATGAGAGTTAACCCTACAGAAAAAGCCATACGGTGCTTATAGTGAGGGCTCACCTCAATTTGGACCGGATCGTTACTAGAAGAAATAAGGAACCGACCACCAACACTGTAGTCCAATACCTTAAGTGCTATTTCATCATCTGGTCTAATGGATAGGGACCGAGCAGAACCTGAAACAGAAAAGACCCGATCCCCACCAGGGGTTAAGGATTCTCGGAAATAGACCATCGGTCCCACTCGCGATCCATTAACCGTCACGAAACAAGAAAAAGGTGTTTCGCTGAAATTTTCATAAAGCCCTCCAACGTCATCCACTGTGCCCGAGAGACTATACCTGACAGTAGTATTATTACTACTATTCCTATAGTTTTTAACTATGTTACCAGAAATTACTTTAAAGCCCGACTCTTCTCTATTAGCCGCTGATATCGTCATTTTTGTACCAAGTGGATCACTCGAATAATCACCATACAGCGAACAGGATAATTCGTAATATGCTCCGAAGTTTACCGACGCTGAGCTGGAATATTTACTCATAATATTTAAAGTGCCAGTTAATGAGTAAAGACCATCTACCGGGACCTTGAGGTATCCCGGCTCAACTCTCTCCATTCCATTATAAAGTGCTGATTCAGGGAAACTAATTCGTCCTTGGACTCCATCAGGGACTTCAAAATAGTCTGTGCTTCCCTGGAAACCAGTATGTAGGTACCCCACAGGCTCCTTGGGTTCCTTCTCGGGGATAGCTAGCGCAGTTGCTTGAACAGTCTCATTAGGTAATACGATACTCTTCATTAGATAATAGCTCCAGTTCCCATACTTAAGCCAGACACAGGGTTAGCTAAAGCCTTCCCAACGACCTGCCAATTAATCTCAAACTTAGCGTGCGTTACAGAACTTGGATCATCAAACAGAAGTCTCGCTGCAACCCTCGCCCCAGTCCAATACCTCTGGCTGGAACTCCTCTCGTCAATCTTCCAAGAAAACAATGCCACACTGAACTCAGGAAAGTTCCCATCAGTCAGGTTGGTTTCAGGGCTAATCTCAGCCCCAGAAAAAAACATGGGCTTTTTAATAAACAGGTTAGGGAAAGTGATATCAACCACAGCTTCCCCATGACCCTGAACAACAAAAGAACCATAGACAGTATAGTTATCAACAACAACACTGGCCTGATCCGAAGCAGACTGATCCTGACGGCGACGATCCCTACGAATCTGATTCCCCATCTTAACTGCGTCAACCATATTTACCTTCCTGGTGTGATAATTTGGCTGCGTCCACTTGGACGATAAGTGGGTGTCCGTGGACGTTTCGTTAAACTTCCAATATAATCTTGTGTTAACTGACTTAAAGGAAAACGGTTCCCACTATAAATATTACCAGATGTAACAACCCAGTTCTCAGCATTGCCGAGCCAGTTGGTCTCTACATCATAAACAAACTCTCCACTACCTAAATCGTGTTTTGATGAATACCCTCGAACATAATGAATGTAAGTGTCGGCAGTGTACTTCTCGAAACACCTGATCTGGTCGTTGATCCCAATATTGGGATTAGCTGGGAATCTAACTGTGCCAACCTTTTGCTGAAACCAGATATGGAGAGCAATCAGTTCGGCCATGATGCGCTGCTCACGCTCGTTGATGAACAGACCGTTAGTCCAAATAGCTGGGTTAACCATCCCCCTTAGGTACTCTGAGCCCGGAGGTACAACCCGAGTAGTGATAGTCGAAGTATTGTCCTTATAGGGAAACTCCGTACCAATGATGATCTCTGAGCGTAGGTGCTGGGAATCGAAAGTGATCTCCCTGTCCAGGAGGTTCGTGCTCTCATGAATTACAGGGATGTACTCATTGGCCGCCCCCGACTCAGAGAAGTTCCCCGACTCCCACCAGTTGGGTGACTCAAAGTGAAAACCACCGGCCTCATCAATGTAGGTAACAAAACCAACGATCTCTTTGATCTCGTTAATGATGTCAATAATTGACTTCTTATCGAAAAACTCTTCCCCGAGGTCAGCCCCACCACCATGAGCGCCCGTGTTTTCAATATTACCGAAAATAGGAACCTTTTTATTGGAAGGGTAGCTGGGTTCATAAAGGGTAAAACCAGAAATAGCCACTAAATATCTAACGATATCAGAATAGTCCCTGTAGTTTCCATCGCTCCTACGGATACCCTCGCCACCTGGAGTGCCATACCAAGACGCCCCGTTAAAAGCGTCCATCTCTCCATCAGCATGGATCACCCAAAAACCACCGGGCTGCTCAACATCATATGCCGCCCCCCAGGTCAAAGACTTGAAACCGTTCTGGTCCTGAGTGAAGTTAGTGAACATGGCGGCATTGTTAGGGAAATAGGTTGAGCCGCCAGCATTGAACGCCCTCGACCCGACTCCACCCGTGAGAAGGTATTCGGTACCGTCAGGGTTCGACTCAATGTCCACAACCCATTCTAAGGGCACTAGGCTGCCGTCTAAGCCTCCGTAATTCGGTACGCCGCTACCCCTAGCGGTAACGTATCCCGCCCCGTCACAGGCCCAGAAACCGACCACAGAGGGGTGTCCGGTGATGGCAGTGCCCTTCCTGCCCGAAGGCTGGCTAGAGGAGATATCACCAAGGTCAGGAGCGTTACCCAGCTCATGGACAGTGCCCGAACCGTGAAGCACCCACAGCCCCCCATTGTCAGGGGTTCTTGCGAAGTCCATATACCCGCCGTCATCATCAGACCAAGCGTTCCCATGGTGAACAGCGTCACCGTGAGAACTGATCTGGCCGTTACCATACAGAACCCAGTAGCCCTTACCTGTGCTGGTTGAACAGATGGCAACAGCACGGTGACCCAAGTTCATAGCCTTGGTGCTTGCAGAGTATGTTCTAGCGTGACCCAAAGCCACAACCCCACCACGGTGATTCAAGGCCCAAAAACCTGACTGAACGGGATTGTAAGCCAAGTCCACCTGCCACGGGATGGGGTTCGGCTCCATGGCCAGCCTGCTAGCCCTGGCCTTGACCTGACGAAGCCCCGAGCGATACTTGCGGACACTGAGGGCATTATCCTTCTTCGGCTTACCCAGAGTGACACGCACCCTATGAGCCTTATAGTAACGAGGAAGAGTAATCCATTCACCACCCTCCCAGTTGAGGGCCACCTTCTTCACATAAGGGATGTCAGCGCCAGTGTTGACGGAACCGGACTCCGGGTTCCCGGCGTTGCTGTAAGGAATCTTCTTGCTGTAGTTTCCAGCCCAACCCGAGCCCTCATAGATTGAAATGTAAACCTCATAACCCCCTCCCCAGAGGTCAACGTACACCTGGTTGATGTCGGGAACACCAAGGGCAGTGTACTCCCAAAAATCATAGGCCCAAGAAGAGTTGGGGTTGTCCACACCCCTGGACATAGCAAACCTCTCCACGCTTCCATCAATGGAATGGGAGTCCCAGTGGCCTTCGATCCGAGACCCCGAACTGCTAGTATTTGGGGTCATCCCCCACCTGTATGAGGTCGAGTCCCTGAACTGCAACTTCTCTTGGCTGTTGATAGCATAAAGTTCGGGTCCAGTGTTTCTGAAACTTGTGTCCACAGCATCATACTTATACCTGTAGAATTTCAAAGGGTAATTGCTGGCCGACACCAGCGGGGGCAAACACTTCTGTTCAATTAGCAGCTTCCCGATATCACGACACTTAATAGAAATCATGCCCTGAGCGGTGATACTCACAGAATCAATCAACCACACTCCAGTGATCTGAAGATCACCGTCCGTCACAGCTTGAGCCGTAGACTTCTCCAAGCCGCCATAGCCCTGGTAAGTTCTCAGCAAAGCATTGGGCGTCAGAACATCAAACCAAGCGTTCCTGACGTGCTCCCACTGATTCTCACCGTGAGCAGAGTTACCGTGGTCATAAGTGTAATAACCCGGCTCACCTACCTGGAACGGCAGGTACTGGTAGTCACCCCAGTGCATGTTGTTGTTATACATCTCAATGTTGCACTGACCGGCGAAGTCCTCAATACTTCTATCAATGCTAACCGAAGCAATGTTGGGAACATCAAGCTCGCTCTGAGAGTTATCCTTTTTCTGAAACCACCTGTACGGCCCCATATTAGAGGAACCAAAATTCTTACCGGTGGGGTGAAGCTTCCAATCCTTCTGGACCGTGACACGAGTGTTGGGTGCCCAGTCACCAGTAAGAGCCTGCCTACCCTGAGCCTCATTGGCCTTGTAATTGCTACGCATTAGAACGCCTTAATGACGATAAGGTTCCAAGTGTAATCATGACGCCACGGGTGTGAGATACTAGGAATCCTCTTTGGCTCGAATGATTCACACATAACGGCAAACTTGCGACCCAAATCGTCAGTGATATGCCAAGGATATTCACGGGCAGAGAACAGTAACATCTGGTTGTACTGATTCTCAGTGAGCAAAGTCCCACTGTAATCCAGCTTCCTAAGCTCCCTTACACCCTGAGAAATAATAGGACCGTTAGTGCCAGCCGTAGGGGTCTGGTAGTTGTAGGTATTTCTCATGGTTGGAGTACCCGAGTCATTCGGGTTGATCTCCATGTTGTAAGTGTAGGCGTTATCTGGGTCATAGAGCTTAAAGGCTACTCTAGCCATATCAGTACCTCCCGATTCTGTTACCAGTTCTATTATCGTTAAGTGCGGCACCCAGCATGTCAGTAGCCTCTTGCTGAGTCATACCGTTGGAGATATTCAACGTGATCTGAACGTCACGGTTGTCCTGATAACCAATGCTGTAACCAGGGGTCTGGGCAGTCTGGTCAAGCCTACGAGCCTCGTAGAAGCCAGGCATGGACAAAATGCTCGGAAGGTTGAACTGGAGGTCGGCACCCAAGTCATCCTTGAGCCCCTTGATCTGGCGCTCAATGTCACGAAGCTGGTCCTGGGTGAGATCAGGCATCTGGCGGAGCTGTTCAAGATACGCCACATACTGAGACTTGGAAATCTTCTCCATGTCGTACAGGAAACTGTACTGATCCTTCTTGTCATTCAGAATGGAATCACGCTGGCGACCGAGAGCATTCGTCAACTCAGCCCTGGCACCGGCCACATCACCGCCATCAGCCTTACCTGAACGATACTTGGCTAGAATGTCATCCAAGTTTCTGCGAGCAGCCACTACGGCATAATCAGAAGCCGCAACAGAGTCGCCAACAAACTCAAGCATGGCCTGAGCCAGATTGTCATTAGCCTCTTGAATTTCCCTCAGGGCGTTGGCCTGACCTTGCTGAGCCCTAATCTTATCAGCCTGAGCGTTAATCCTTTCGGCCTTAGTCTTAGCTTCCTTCATCTTGTTGTCAGCCAGCGCTACATCCATCTGAGCGATAGCGATGTCATTCATGTCATAGAAGGCTTTAAAGAGATTGATATAGGCTTCGAATTCCCCCTGATTCAGAGACTTCTTAGCCTCCTGGAGGGACCTCTGAGCTTCAATCAACCTTGCCCTAGCACGAGTCTTAGCTGCCTGACCTGAAGCGACAGCGACCTCAAGTTCAGCCATCTTCACGTCAAGTTCAGCCTGAGCCACAGCATCCTCAGGATCAGCAGCGGCCTTCTGGAACTCAATAGTGCTACGCATGATGTCTACATTGGCATCCTTCATGGCCTGCTGAGCAGAAATCATGGCCTGTTGATCGGCAGCCATGGTGGCCTGGGAAGACATTGCCAACTGCTGGAATGCCTTATGAATCTGGATATTCGCAACCGCCACAGGGTCGCCCTGAGCTTGGAGTTCCAGAAGAGAGTAGTAGTCCTCGATGCGCTGCCTACCAGCGTCTCTCACAGCATCAGCCATCTCAGCCTTAGCCTGATACACAGCCAGACCAGCGTCACGAACCTCATCTGGATTCCCAGAAGCTTGAGCAAAATTCAGGGCTGCCAGTGCCTTTGAAACCTCACCAGAGGCTTGAGCAACAGGGTCTTCTCTCCGTGCAAGCTTCCACAAGTCAACCGTCGTATTGTAGACAGCCAGCGCTCGCTCACTCATAGCATCATTCAGAACCGCCTCGGCCTGCCTTAAGGCAACGATAGCGGTATTGTACTCAATGACATTACCTGTCTTTGCAGCAGCCTCAGCTCTAGCCAAAGCAGACTGCGAGTCAATTTGAGCTGTCTTTACAACATCCTTACGGAACTGTAGCTTCTGGAGTTCAAAAGACATATCTCGCTGGGACTCAGCGATGGCTGTTAGCGCATCTTCCCGAGCGTGTTGCGCCTGGAGCGAAGCAGTAATGGCGGCTTCAATCTCTGAAGCGTCACCGTAGCTCTTAGCGATAGCCAGAAGCTGAGTGGCCTGCTGGACATCCAATTGCGCCAAAGCCAGCGGATTCTTACGGGAAACAGACTTGGCTCTGTCAATGGCATTCTGAACACGGGATTGAGCGTCCTCTTTAGCCTTCTGACGAGCTTCTTCGGCTTTTTGCTTCGCTTCCTCGGCCTTTTTCTCTGCCTCTTCGGCCTTCTTCTTCTCGTCTTCGGCAATCTCTTTGTCGGTTGGCCCCTTAACCTTGCCCTTGGCGCCCTTTTTGGGCGTAGTAACCCCGTAATCTTTCTCTAGACTTCCTTCACGCTTGGACTTAATGAATTCATCTAAACCCTTTTGGGCCTTCTCGTACTCAACCTGATAAGCGGGCTTCTTCTTGTCGGGCTCGGCAAAGAAGGGTTCCTCTCCAGACATAGCCTTATTCATGTCTTCCAGGAGTACGTCACTATTCCTGGTAATGAACTGAGCCTCAAGGAGGTTCTTCATTGCCTTGGCAGCCTCTATGGCACGAGCGTTACTCATTAAGGTAAGCCCAGCAAGGAACATGGCCCCATTCTTCTCTGTCTGAGACGAAATAGAATCAATCAGCGAAGTCAGCTTACTGTTGTCACTATTCTGAAATTCAACACCAAGCATTGCCTCTTGGTACTCTTTTGGAACCTCATAGCCTTTCTCAGCAATCTCCTTAGCTTTCTTGAGGTCGCCATCGTCCACGGCATTATCAACCATACGTTGAGCGATCGACCTTTGGTAGTCATTGAGCTGCTTGGCAAGCTCAGTGAACTTTTCAGGACTCTTTTCAATTTCTGGATTTTCTTTCAAAGTCCTTCTGACAGTAGAAATACCGGCGAAATCCTTCTCGGCAGAATCCTCAGTACCGAAAACTGTGTCTAGGTTCGCAATCCTAGAGTCTAAGAGGTCGGTTGCCCTCTTCAATTTAGCTTCATTCTCAGCAGTGGCAGCCTTGTTCAAATCCGCCTGAAGCTGCTTGTTGTTTGGGTCTTCTTTTACAAGAAGCTCCAGACCCTCACGAGCCTCAGCAAGCTTATTTAAATAGGTAGCAGTTGAAATTTTACCTTGATCGAGAAGGGCCTTAGTCTCCTCAACAGAATAGGCGATCTTCTCGATCTCCTTGTTCTGTTCATCAGTTTTGCCCGTCGCCTCAGCCAGAGCCTCAAGAAAGTCCTTGTCTACACCTGAAGCTACATCGCCAGCATTCTTGAAGGCTGCCTTGCCAGTAGAACCCAGCAAGAGATTGAGTGTTGCCAGTGCAGCAGTAGACTCCTGCTGGTCATCACTCTGAGTCGCTGCCGCCAAGCCCTCAAGGTTCTCTTGGGTCAGAGTGACCTTGCCCGTGACCTTGTCTATGATACCAGCCTGAATAGCAGCCTGGTCATTATACAATTGAGCAAACAACGCTTGCTCAATAGCAAACTTTTCAGGAACGGCAGTGTTGACTTTTCCGTCCTTAACCCTACCCTCATACCTGTTAAAGACTTCATTGATCTCTTTAGCGAAATCTTCGGTCTTTTCACTGTTAAATAGGGCATCTAACTGCTCAAAGGTTTCGTTTTCGCCAGCGAGTTTATTCTCTAGGTCAGAGAAGTACTGGTCCCTCTCCCTGTCCTTATTCCCCTTCTTTCCGGTAGCATAATCCCAACCAGCCTCGATACCAGCCCTACCAAACGCCACAGGGTTCATCCTGTTGACCTCACCCATCCAGCCGGTATCGTTCAGGCCAACTCTATCCAGGATGTCATTTTCGAAGCTCTCTTCCAGCCTAGCCCTCTCCGCAGCCGTCCCCTGTGCAGCTTCAGCAGCAGTCTTGGCATCATTGATCTTATTAGAAGTCTTATTCTGCCTCTTAATTGACTCTTCGGCAAGCGACTTAGCTTTCTTGTTAGCTGCATAACCAATACCAAGTGCAGCAATAGCCACAGGGGCAGCAGGGCTCGCCACGAGAGCACTCAAGCCAGCCTTAAAGCCGCCCGCCATACCCGCAGTGAAGGGTGCCACAAAGCTCTTGGCGAGGTTCACAGAGCCCTTAGAGGCAGCAGCACGGGAGGCAGCGAAGAGGCCACCCCCGCCCTGCCTGGACGCTACAGCGGCTCCCAGGGCGCTGCTAGCGCCAGTAGTTGCCGCACTGGCGCCAGCAGCGGGGGCAGCACCCAGTATGACGGCTCCAGAGACATCCGCAGCAATCTTACCGCCAGCCTTCTGAGCAGAAGCCTTGGCGGCTGCTGGCAGTGCTGCGCCACTGGCACCGGATGCCAGGTCTAGGCTTAGTTTACTCGCTGTTGCAGCACCAGCAGGGCCAGCACTCTTCAAAGAGGCACCAAAACCCGCAAGCATACTGCTACCCGAACGAGAAAGAAGGTCAGCGCCACCCTTCACGACAGTAGACTTGGTGGCCCAGAGCTGTGCCTGTGCTACAAGCGAAGTTGCGGCTGCAAGGGCAGTTGCTGCAATGCCAGCCTTGACCATGATTGAGAAAACGCCCGAGAACTTCTGGGCAACGGTAGTGAGCATTTCGGCGAGAGTACCGAAACCCCTAATGATCGCAACTAGGGCATCCGAAATGCCTGACTCAAGAAACACCTTGGAGAGCTGCTTGAAAGACTCTGAGGTTTCCTTCATCGACTGGGTGATCAGTTTAGAAATTTCTTGATAGCGGGCCTCAAGTGCCCCATCTTGACTACCCGACTTCAACCGTTCAGTAAGAGTGTCTGCCCCCTTAATGTCAGCCAGGTAGGGAAAGACAGCCTTGGCTTGTCGCTCATCACCAACAATGCTACCGATAGAAAGGGCGTCCTGCTTACGGCCCTCCTTGTTAGCCAACTGGTAGGCTTTACCAAGCTGCTGGAGAACAGTCAGGTTATCTCCATTGGCTACAGCCATCTTGAAGGTGTCAGTATTCAGTCCCTTAACAGCAGAAGACATCTCAAGGAGTTCGGTCTTCTGCTGAGAGATGAATGGAAGGACACGGGTATAGGCTTCAGCAATTTCCGCTGCTGGACGTCCCGAGTTCTTGAGCGTAACACCAATAATGCCTGACAGTTCCTCGAAGCCGATACCAGCCTCCTTGGCAACAGCGGACACATCACCAAGAACTGCCACGGTGTCACCAGCATCAATACCAAGAGACTCCTGCATTTCCAATGCAGTGTCACCAATATCTTCCGACAGGATACCGTAAGCACGAGAAATGGCAACAACACCATCAGTCAACTCATCGGGGCTAATACCAAGGACTGCTGCCATCTTAGCGGAGCCCTTGCCTTGTTCACTTGCAAGACTTAGGCCACTCAAACCACCGATGGACTTGTCTTGGAAGGCGCCAACGTAACGAGACTCCACCTTGGCCTGAATGTCAGCCTCAATACCGTAAGCGGCCGCAGTCTCGCGAATCGACTTAGACATCTTCTCGGTGCCCTCACGGGCTTTCTGAGTTGCCTCAGCGCCTGAGTACTGAGCGGCCATCAAACTTTCAATCTGGCCCTCAACCAGCTTCATGGCCTTCATGTATTCCTCGGCCTCCTTGAAGGAGTTGCTGAGGAACCTGCCTGCACCGAAGAGGGCGAGGGAAGGAAGAGTGTACTGGAGAGCAGACTGAATGCCTGCCCCCATCATGCCCTTGAGTCCACCAGCACCCTGTCGATTCAGGGCCTTCTTTTCTTGAGCACCCTCGCCTAGGCCAATGCTTGAACCGATAACCTTAGACTGACCCGCCAAAGTGTCTACAAAGCCAGCAAAGCCATTACGAATCCTGGAACGACTCTGAGCAAACACGCCATTAAGCTGTGAAGCCTCACGTCTAAAGCCCTCCATGGGCTTGGTCGTCTCTTTAAGCCTCTTGTTTACTGCCCCATATGCCTCTTTGTGCTCCTGATAGACACGCTTGTGGTCAACAGCGCTAGCATCGGCAAGCAATGGAGAGCCATAGGCGGTACCAGCATCAACAGTTTTACCCCTACCACCCTTGAGAGCGGAGTCCAAACGAGCGATCTCATCAGCGACAAGATCGCTAGGAAGGGCTGCAACCCGCTGAAGTTCCGCAGCAATCTTCTGAGGAGCTACATCAGCCCCGAACTTAGCGGTAGCATTCTTATTAATGCTGCGAAGCTGGCTACCGAAATCCCGGTCAACCTTAGCGTTAACCCGATCTTGGGGTGAAACGCCAGTGAGCTGACCAGGAATATTTCCAGCCAACGCACCGTCACCAACCTTGCGGAGTTTAGCACTCAGCGCAGCGGCCTCACCCTTACTTAGAAGGCCAGCGATACGAACAGAAGCAGCCTCGGTTGCACGAGTAGTCCTAGCAATAGCAGCAGCAAGCTCCTTCTGCTTAGCTGCCGTAGCCTTAGCTCCTGGTCCACCCAGTCCTAAAGGTTGTCCAGAGAACTTATTTAGATTCTCTAGTGCTCGACCTGTGCTTGTAAAAGTAGACCTGGGGGAAACCGGCGTCGGGGCGGTAAAAGTTCTGGGACCCTGAGGCACCAAATCTTGAACAGGCTTAGCTGTCTCAAGCCTCTTTCGGTACCGCTCCCTTACCGCAGCCTGGGGGTCGAGTCCCGGCTTGAGCCCAGACAGCATCTTGTTGTAAGCTGAGCTAATCCTGGCAGAGCTGGCAAGAATAGAGCGCTCTAGTTCACCAGCATCAACCTTAAACCTAGCTGCCACTGACTTGAGATTGAATTCTTCACCAAGAGTCTTCTTAGACCCAGCAAAAACAGGCTTTCCCTTAGACAGCTTCCCTAGAGTTTCACCCTGAGCCACCTGGAGGGCTCTAGCAGCAGCAACCTGCTCGCCAATAGCTCGCTTAGTGGCAGCAAGAGACTTCTTGGTGTCCTGGGGATTAACACCAACACCAAGAACACCACCAGCCTGCTGAGCCGGAGTGAGAGGTGTAGACTTCGTAGCGCCACGGGCAACATTCTGTGCCTTAAGGGCAGCTACTTCAACCTTCCGAAGATCAGAAAGGACAGGGGATACGTTACTTCTGAAATTTAGAAGATAGTCTGAACCAGCCATGTAAACCCTTTTTCTTAGACTCTAACCTAATATCGTTACTACGAGTCCTTACCTCGGCCCTTAGTAAGCTCGTTTTGCATCATATTTCCCTCTTCACCGGGACCTGGACCACCTTCATCACGGCTCTTCTTGACAGCATCAAACCATTCACTGGTTTTATTGTCAAAAGGCCACATCCAAATAGGGGGAATTTCCTTAGATGGAAGGTTGTCCAACCAAGAGATAATACGGTACGCTTGGTCTACAGCTTCTTGGAAGTCATAGGGGATGTCGTTGTTGTCGCAACCGTCAGGCTTAAGAGGAACACCCTGACCATTCTGTGCGGCTCTAGCAAGCATTAGGAAGTGATTGCAGCCGCCTAGCTTTTTACATCGGTAGAGTTACCGACCTCCAAGCGCTCAAAACCAGTGCTGAAGTGCTGAACAAGTTCATTAGGCAAATCTTCAACCTCTTCAATCGAATCAAAAACCTTGACCTTGTGATCCTCAAGAGTGCGAACACCCATGAAAATTCGGTAGTTGTAGAACTCCTCGACCCACAGAACTGAAGCGTCATTCTCGATCAGGAGATCAACAACCTCATCTTCGACTTCTTCCTGAGTCTTATTGATATACAGCTCACGCTGATCGTTCAAAATCTCTTGCTTCTTAATGGCGACCTCAGCCTCGAACTGCTGCAACAGTTCAATGACCCGCTTATCCTCACCCTCAAGCTCCTCACCATCCATGAAGCGGTCACGAAGGCCATCCTCAATCCATGCTGCCAGAAGGGACTCAAGGTCATGGTCCTTCCAGTCGTCCTCAGTAGCAAGCTCAGCAGCAATCTCATCCTCGAAGTTGCCAAGCTTCTTTTCGACAATCCACATCAGAATGTCGTCACGAGACAGATCAGCAATCGAAGAGTAATAAGGGGCCTTATCAATATCATCACGGTTAGCCTTCTTCAAAAGCTGCCGGGGTGCGGACTTCTTCTGAGCGTGATTCACAGCCTCACGCTTCTCTACAGTGCTCAGCTTCTTGAGCCAAACCTTGATGCCCTCAGGCTCCTCACCTTCAGCCAACTCCTCATCCGGGTTGGTAGGAATGGTGTACTCCATACCAGTAGTATAAAGCTCAAGCAGGGACTTCTTAACCAGCGAATTCGCAGCGGACATTTATGTCTCCAATATTCTGTTACAGTACAACGGGTGTTACAAACTATATCGAAAATACGAGAGCCTTGCCGGTCACACCACAAGACCGGCAAGGCTCTCTCAAGTGCCGCTAGGAGGAGGGAGGGAGGCGGCAGATATGTTTCTCCCAAACGGGAGAGTGTGATTAGGCGGGCATACCCTTCGTAACCGTCATCACACCGTCATCAGACTCAAACTCAAAGCTGACCTCAAGCTTCTGGTTCACGCTAGGCTCCAGTGAAGGAACCTTAAAGCGAGCCTTGGGGATCGTGAGAGTCTTCATGACGTTGGCCGTATTAGGCTCACGGACAACCGCACGGACTGGCAAGGCAACAGCAGCCTGGGTGCCAATCACGTCGGTCGTAGGAATGCCGCTGATCACACTCAGCTTCTCCCACAGGTCGCTGGCGTCACGAGGTTTCACACCAATCGAGCCAGTCGTAGCCGGAGTGTCGGAGTAGCCGTAGGAAACACGCTCGGTGTTGCCAAACTCCTCATCACTCTCAAGGCTCACAGACCAGTCAGCCGAGAAGGACTGGACACTCGTCCAGCGGGTCCACACAGTACCAGCAGTGTTAGCGACATAGATATCAATGTCCTTGCCGCGAACCGCAGCAGGCTTGACAGATACACCCTGGTGAACAGTCTGGTTGAACGTGTCAGCATCAGTCGAGCCGTAGTACACACGAATCGTGTCGAAATCGGCAACCGGGTCAGCCGTCAAAGTCAAAGTGGTAGCCGTGCTCGCATAGTCAGCGCCAGCCTTCAAACGACGCTGGTTCTTCGTAACACTGTCCACAAGCACAACCGACAGGGCGTAAACAGAGTTGCCAGCCTGAGTGAACTTGATGGCCGGGTCATCAGTGAGAGTGTACGGACCCTCATCAATAACAGTGAACTCTTCATAGCGAGGCGAACCAGGCACATAGAAGATGGAGTCGCCACGGAAGTTGAACGTCTGCGTAGCATTGTCAGCCAGACCAAAGCTGTACGAAGCAGACTCCAAAGTCAGCCAAGGCAAGATCACACCATGATTAACAGTAAAGGTCGTACCCGACTTGAACGGGCTACGGATACCGAACTCCTTGGCATTACGGAAATCAAACGCCTGGCCCGCAGAGGTGGTCGTCGGATCAAAGCCGCAAATCAAAGCCTCAATCTCAGTGGAAGCATCGAAGGATTCAAGGTTGAACTGGAGGTCAGGAATGTCACGAATGGTCGCAACGGACTCGTAGTTACCAAGCTCATCAATCTTCGTGGTAGGGACATCAATGGACCCACCCGCACTCTGAACTCGGTCGATGACGAATCCATGCACATCATGGATAATGTTGCCGGACTTAATTGCCATGGAGGATACTCCCTAAGAATAGATTTGTGCTAGCTGCATCTAACAGGTAGGTTCCTTAGGTATATCGTATTTGGTGTTATTCGAGACCTAGACTACAATGTTGTAGGTAGCGAACTTTTGCTTGCCGGTTTCGAGAGATTTGTCAATCAAGTCCTCGACGTGATCTTTGTAAGCCTTGATGGAACCCCTGAGAGCAAAAACACCAGCATCGGACAGGAAGAACTGGCCCGCCATACCTGCCGGAGTCCCAGCTTCAATCTGAACACCTTCACCCCTGCCAGGGTAGAAACGACCCCCAGGGTAGAACCGACCTCTCGGCATCTCCCAAGGCTTCGTTTGCTGGCCATACAAGGCTGCTGTTGGGACAGGGAACCTAGCCCCGTCCACCGTAACACTAGCCTGCCCCCTATCAGTGGGCGTGGTTCCGAAGTTGATTCGATAGATATGCTTAGCAGTGTTGTAAATGGCGTCAAGGTCACCAAAGCGTAGCTGTCCATTAACTACCCGAGCCACATTGCCACCAGTCAGAGCGGCCCTCAGTTGGCCTGTTAGGCGGTCATTAGGACGATAAGGCTGGGTTGGACGAACACGGCTAAGTTCTTGAAGCCGAAGGGTCTCCCTAATGGAAGCATCAGCGACCGCCTGAAGCTTGGGCTTAATGGTTCTGTTCTGGTTCTTAACGAACCTCTGAGCGTCCTTAGACAGCTCGCTAAAAACCTCGCCCACCATCTTGGAGCTGGCCTTAGCAACCCCAGCCATAATAGACGAAGGGTCAGTACCAAAGATAACAGTTGCGGTTGCCATTACTTATCACCAACAACAGCTTGATGAATCTCTTCCATGCGCTGAAGGAAAAGCTGGTTCACCTTGGTGCCATGCTCCACATACATCTTCATCACATCATAAAGGTGATTCACCTCATGAATGACACTGGAACGAAGGGCATCGCTATCCTCTTCATTCAGGTCATAGCAGGCGTCATCCTTAGCTTCCAGAATGCGCCCAATACAGCGCTTCTTCAGCTTCTCTAAAGACTTGAGGTCATCCTGACTGATTTCGGAAACCATCAGTTGAAGTCCCCATAGGTGATCTTGAAACCGATCGTATACCAGTTCTTCTTGTATGGCTTCCCATAGTCCCGCTCAAGACTGGACATAGGGCTCTCAATGTCAGCCTCAAACAGATGAGCTGAATCAGACACAGACCAATTGATCACAGGAAACGAAGGTTTCGTGATATTGATGTTAGGCATCTTGCCTTCAAGAATAGCCATAAGGTCGCCAGCCATATGCTCGCCAAGGGAACGGTTCTCTGGATACACATCCAGATACGCATACCGCTCAACCTCAGTGGCGTTAGACCCCAACTCAAGCTCGCTACTCAAAGACCGCTCAACAGTCAGTGAAACTGTGTTCGTAACCAGCTTAATATCGTCAGTGATCTGATCCTCAGTAAAATGCCAAGCCTTATAAGCATCAGTGTCAGAAAAGTAATTCAAGTCAGACAGCGCAGACTCAATATACCTAAAACAACTATGCTTAACAAGTCTTACGAGTTCGCCACCATAGGGCATTTAGGTCTCATCTCTAGCGTGACCATGAATGGTATGTACTGTTACGTTGAAGAGCCCAACAGGGGGAGCTTCAAACTTAATATCGTAGTGGTCACCATCAATGATCATATAGTCAGCGCCCTGAATCTGAGGGAACTCAGTGTCCATGACAGTAAGAACAACCCTCGGTGTATCAAAAGCTTCAAGTCCAGTACCACCAGAAAGAGTGGAACGGTTAATGAACTCCAAAGCGAGAGGGATTTGAGCGGTCCTCTCTGGGGTAACTAGAGTGCCTGCGTCATCCAGCTTGAAAGGAACGCCCTTGCCGTCCTCGGCCAGGTAATCCTTTTTGGCTTCCCAAACGAAAGTTACACGCTCCTCAACTTCTTTGGGCGTCCCCATGTTCATGGCAAACAGAATGCCATCCCTAAAAGCTGCCTCATTAAAAGCCCCCTGGTTTGACTTGTTAATGACATTAGTCGTAGGAGGCGCAACGTAAGTAAAACTAAAAGGGGAAGAAGTGCCTAAGGGTGTCGTGACAACAACATCAACCACACCCGCACCAGCCGGTGCAGTAACCGTAAGCATACCATCAGAAACGAAAACTAGGTCCGTAGCCGAAACCCCGTCAAAAGTCACATCAGTCACACCAGTGAACTCGTCACCCACCACGGCAACTTCGATATCACCGGCCTCGACGCTCGAATCAGGAAAAAGGGCTAAAATCTCTAGGCTCATTAGGGCCTCAGAGTCAGAGTCGAATACTCCCAGTTCTGAGAGCCATCCTTAGCGGTAACAAGAACCTTAAGCTTATACTTCCCATAGGGCACACCGTCAGTATCAAACTCGCCAACCCAACAGCGACCCCGCTCATCAGAATAGACGAAAGAGAAAGTAGGGACCGCTTCAGTTTCGCCATCGGACTCATAGACCGTACCAACAACGGAACTCAGATCGCCACCAATCAGGAGATCGCCAAGGTAGTCCTTAAGTTCAACCTGGACAATGAACGTCTCGCCATTATAAAAAGCCATATTACGGTTTCCTTAGATCAGGCATCCTGATAGTGATATCGACTTTCTTGAACAGCTTCAGGCTCTGAAAAATAATTCCACCGGCACCAAGGTTGTCAATCCCCGTGCCACCCTCAGCTTCGAAGTAAGTGAAATTGGCTGGAGGCGAAGCCCCCTTACTGTTGGTAGCAATAACCTGCGCTGAACCAACCGGATTGGAAGTGGTCACACAGGTTGCCTCAGTGTCACTCAAAACAGTAACCCTAAAACACTCCTTGCCCTCAATCGTGATAGAAGTAAGACCAACAAAACCCTTACCGATCAGAGTGATCTCAGTGCCGCCAGTTTTAGGGCCGGAAGATGGGACAATACCGTAAATATCTGGCGGACCATCCGTTGGGATGTATGTCCAATCGAAAGGCAGACTGACCCCAGAAGGGCTCGTAACGAGAATACTGACCTGACCAGCAGCATGGGGCGGTGCAGTAACAATCAGCACATCATCAGAAGGAACAAACAGGTTAACTCCAGGAAGGCCGTCAAAGGTTACCTCAGAGACACCCAGGAAATTCCGACCCGACAGCATGACAACACCTCCGCCTGTGTTGTACCCCTCATCTGGAGTAGCCAGGTCAATGACCGGAGCCAGTAGTTTCAGCACCGTGAAGTCGACGGTTGTCTCGCCGTCTGGTGTGGTGACCGTGATAGTGGCTGGCCCGTCGGGGCAGCCGGGCGGTACGACAACGGTGATGATGTTGCCGTCGTTGCTGACGATGGCGACAGGATCGCCGCACATGGTGACGGTGGCGCCGGTCAGGTTGGTGCCGACGAGCTGGATCGTGGCACCGGGGAGCGCTGCGCCGGGGAACACTGCGACGACGGTCGGGTCGGGCGGGCAGCCTTCGCAGTCAACATATTCGATCGGGTACGGGTCAGACGACCCTGCGCTGTTCGTGAGGATCAGGTCGTAGGTGCCGGGCGACAGGGATGGCGGGGATATGAACACGGAGCCACCCCCCCCGCCGATGTCGAGCACCCCACCGACCCCGGCGTCCACTCCGCCTACCTCGGCGCTAACCACGTCAGTGATCGGGAAGATGATGGGGATCAGCACCTGCGGGTTGTCGGGGGCGTCGGCACAAAGGCGTAACGGGTACGCTGCGTAAATGACGGGGACGGTGACAACCGGCGGCGCCTCGAACGTGAACGTCTCGGCGTTGCTCACGCCTGCGGGGGTGGTGATCGTCACCGGGTAGGGGCCTGCGGTGTGTGCCGGGCTGGTGACCGTGGCGAGGTTGCCGGACGGGTCGACGGTCAGCCCGGTGCCTGCCGTGCCTCCGAAGTCCACGGCGGTGGCGCCGGTCAGGTCGGTGCCAATCACATCGACGAGCGTGCCGCCCGTGTCGGGGCCGACCGTGGGGATCAGTTTGGTGATCGTCGGCGGCGTCGGCGGAACTACTGGCGTTTCGACGAACACGGGGGCGTAGCTGGCGACGATCGCCGGAGCGCCCTTCGTAAGCGTCAGTGTGGCGCCCCCGGTTGCTTCCCACTTGGGGACGCACTGCACACCGGGCGGGATTGTTAACGTCGAACCGGAGACCGTCGCCCCGCCAGCGGACAGCAACGTCGCTCCACCGGGTGCGGTGAGTGTGGCGGTCATGGTGCTGCCGGTCTGTCGGAGCGGGACCGTGATCGTCTTGGTGCCAGTCCACGTCTTGCGGACCGCGAGCACTGTGCCCGAAGCGAACGCACTCACCCACGGACCGTCGACACCGGACACGGGCCACGTCGGAAAAACGTAGCCCGCTGCCACTGTCGTGGCAAGGTCAAGGCTGTCCCAATACTGGAGGTCGCCCACGGTGGACGGGCCGACGATCAGCCCCGACAGTTTCGCTGCGTGCAATCCGAGCGCGTTCGACCAGAGCCGTGTTTCGAGCACAATGTCGCCGCCCGGGGTGTTCCACTCGGGGGTCCACACTGCGGGGTTGTGGCGTGGGTAGGCGTAACCGGCGTTTAACGTGGCGCCGTCCAGGTTGGTCGGGACGAGCAGCGCACCACCGAAGGTTCGGAGAGCGTACCCGTACCGTCCCAGCTCGCCGCCTCCCGGCAGTTCAGCGACCCGGATCGACGCTGACCCGGCAGGTACGGCCGTGTCGGTCGTGAGAACGCCCGGTAAGACCCGGTTCAGCGTGAGTACCCCGCTCGGGGTGAGCCCAAACGGTGCGCTAGATGGCGACCATGTGACGATCCGCGACCACGGGATTTCGACAGCGGCCATTAGCGGCACCCCCCAGGGTTCAGCCGTGCCGACTCGGCCCGCAACCACCGCGCCTGCCCAGCCTGTACCGGGTGGATCGTCGTGCTGTTGCTCATCAGGTTGCCAGCCACCGGCGGGGACGGGTGCAGCCATCCCATCGTGTGCCCCCACTCGTGACGGACCGCACCCACGTTGTCGAGGTCGATCCGCCATGTCGTCCACAGACGGCCACCGGACCGGCGGTAGGTCGGGTTCGCTTTCCCGCCGCCCCTCGGCGCCGTCCCCCCGCGCCACACCACAACGATGCCGTGCGCCGACGCATCCGCATAGGACGAATCAGCGAAACGGTAGCCCGACAGACGGCCGAACTCGGCGGCCGCGGCCTTCACCCGCGGCCGGTCCTGCACATTCGCCGACACGTAGATCGGGACCGTGCACGACGGGAACGCCCGACCCTCCTGATACACCGGGAAGTTCGGCGGCGGAGCTACGCACCCAGCCAGCAGCGCTATCGTAACCAGTCCCAAAAGGAGTTTCTTAAACACTTTTTACCACCGGCCCGGATAGACTCGATTCAAGCCTACATCAATATACTTGCTACAAATAGTTTTGTTCTCTGTCAAGGCGTCCTTGATTTCCTCAAGTTCATCCTCGAAAGTCCTCAACAACTCCCTCAGGTGCGTTACAGCATTCTGAGTCTCATACTCAACAGGTCCAGCCTTAGCCTTAAACTTGGACTGGATATTCATAATACGACTTCTCAGAATCTGAATCTTCGCATAAATCACAATAATAGTTGCCAAGTCCACAGGGAACACGTCAGCAGCATCATCTGGGTTCTCAATAGTTCCAGCGTTATTAACCCACTTCTGGGGGATCACACCGTTCATCCTGGCAACACCAAAAGCATCCGCCAAGTATCCTTGGAGAACAAGATCATTAGCGTTGGGAAATAGCTCTTCGCCGGGAGGGTTGATAGCCCGCCTCAGGGCGTCTACAAGCGACGTTAGCAGCATTCGGGTACGATCCCCCTAGTAGGTGGGTTAGTGGCCGTTAGACGGCCTTGTACGGGCTCTCAGAAGGTGTCTTCGTCGTCGTCGTCGCCATCGCCCTCATCGAAAGCACCGTCAGACTTCTGGTCACTCTCAGGCTCCAACTCATTAAGGCGCTTCTGGGCACGCTCAACAGCCTTAGCTGAAAGGTCAGCATCGATACCCAAAGTAATCATTCGGCGCAGAGTCACAGGATTCGTAATCTCATCCAGACCCTCCTGAAGGGTCCTCCAGTGCTCGCCCAAAAGGCTGACAAGTTCATCATCCGAAAAAGTATTGGGCGTCTTCGTCTTCAAAGACGCATCAGGGTCCTTCACTTCAGCAGCACTAGTGAACGTGCCATTAGCGAACGGGTTATTCTCGGGACGACGACCGAACTTGTTCTCATTAAACAGTCGCTCAGTGCGGGTCAAAGTGAAACCCTCTTCGTTATGAACCAAACGATCATAAGCCGAACCCGGCTTAGACAGGTCGGCCATAAACCAAACACGGAACTTCGGGCCTCGGTTGACCCAGTTTTCGATCTTTTCCTCAGACATAAATAAAACCTCTCCTTTGTAGTGTAAATCGTATTCCTATGATATTAATCCAATTGCGTCATACTGTCTACCGAAATCGTCACCTCCCCTTGGCGGTGAGACACCTTAAGAGTGAAATCATAGACCTGCTTATCCTTCAGATCAGCCTCAAAAATCTTGTAACTATTCGGAAACAGAACTGCCTCAAGCGAGCCCGACCTATCCTCCAGTGTCAACTTCGCCATCATCTTGCCCTTCTTAGTCCTGAAGGCAGTAGCCTTATCAAGATAAGCGGCAACAATATAAGAACCGTCAAACTCGTGTTCATTGATCTCAGAGATAAACATCTCCGAAATACCCTCGAAGCCATCCACGGGATGACCACTCAGGAACACACCTATGTAATCCTTCTCGTGATTAAGCGTTACCGCCTCATCCTCAGGCTCCGGGTTCTGTTCCAACTCGGGATAGAAATCCTCATCCCCAAACAGAGACATAGCACCAACCTTGTTGTCTTTGATCTTAGACCTTCCGTGTGTAAGTATCGTATCCTGATTAAAAATCAGAGTCTCCCTTGTCTCGTCAGTCAGAGAATCAAAACCACCTGACCTGGCGACCGCTTGGAAAGCGCTAGCATTGATAGCCACTCTGGCAGCAAAATCCCACACATCATCATATGGGGCGCCCTCAGAGATTATATCACCAATCTTACCAACACCCTTAATCGAAGACAAAGGAAAGTGAATGCCGTTAACCTCTGGGTCAAAAGTGAAGCTGTTCATCTTAGACTGGACCGTAGGGGGCATGATCTTAACACCCAAACTCTGAGTCTCTGCCAGCAAGGGCTTCAAACCGTCTAGGTCAGCGGCATAATCCATTAGTGCCGCCATATAGAACCCAGTGTGGTTAGCCTTGAAATATGCAGTCCAGTATGACAAATACGCATAGCCCATACTGTGAGAAGCGTTAAACGCATAGCTGGCGTAATCCTCTAGACCATCGAACAGTCTGTTAGAGAATTCCTCGGTGTAATCATTGTCAATACAACCCTGAACAAACTTCTCACGGAAAGAATCAAGGAGGCCCTGATCTTTCTTACCCATGGCCTTACGCATGTTGTCAGCCTCAACCATATCAAACTGAGCAGCCTCACGACTGATGGTCATGACCTGTTCTTGGTAGATTGGGAGCTGGTAGGAGTCCTTTAGCAACGGCTCCAGTCGTTCATGGATGCTTGCAATAGGGACTCGACCATTCTTCCTATCAGCAAAAATGTTATGGTAGTCCTGGGACATTGGCCCTGGACGATACAAAGCGATAGTTGCCGAGATGTCCTCAATGGAGTTCGGCACCATCTTTCTCAGCAGAGCCCTCATGGCTGGAGACTCAAGCTGAAACACGCCAATAGACTTACCGGCCGCTAAAAGCTTATATGTAGCCTCATCCTTAAACTGAGGGTTGGATTCATAGATGTCGGGGACCTCAATGCCAGCGGCCAAAACCCTTGTAATGCACCTTCCCAAAATGTCCAAGTTCTTTAACCCAAGGATGTCGAGCTTCAGGAGGCCAAGGGCTTCAAGAATATCCTGCTCCCACTGAGTAAATAGTGGTCCACCGGGCTTCCGGCCTGTAGGGCACACCTCAAGGAGGGGCCTGTCGGAAATAATAAGCGCACTTGGGTGAATCGACTCAGAACGCTTGATGCCCTCAATGGCTTGAGCCAGTTTCACGATAGCGCTCATAGCCGGTGTGGAGCCCGCTAAGGCACGGAAATCTTGCCCGCTCTCATAGGCCCACTCAAGTCCCGGAACCTCGTGTAGCACCGCTCCAATGGGCGCCTGACGGCCAAACAGGGGGTCAGGGAAAGCCTTGGACAGTCTTTCGCCATCAGCGTAGTCATAGCCTTGGACCCTAGTCGAATCCTTCAGTGCAGCCTTAGAGCGGATCACTCCGAAAGTAATCGCCTGAGCAACATGATCAATACCATAGGTGTCCTTGAGGTATTGAATGAGTTCATCTCGACGGTCAGCCTGAAAGTCTGAATCAATATCAGGCATCGAAACCCTGGACGGATTCAGGAACCGCTCAAAAATTAGGCCATGCCGAATCGGGTCAACCTTGGTAATGTTCAAGCAATATGCAACAGCACAACCAGCCGCACTGCCCCGGCCAAAACCACAGAGGATGCCTCGCTCATGAGCCTCCCGAATCAAATCCCAGTTAATCAGAAAATAGGACGCAAAGCCCATCTCACAAATGACGCCCAGTTCATATTCAATTCGATCCACCACCGCATCAAAATCCACATCAGTTCCGGCATAGCGCTTATTGGCTCCAAGCTTTACTAGATGGGTAAGATAATCACGTTCATCAATAAAACCTTCCGGCAAAGGAAAGTGCGGCAACCCACTGATCTGAGTGGGTAGCTCAATATCCACCATATCGTTAATCAACATGGTGTTAGACAAAGCCTCAGGGAGACCATCAAAGACCCGTGCCATCTCATCAGCAGTCTTCAGATAGAAATCCTGGCCCTGGAACTTAAACCGATCCGTGTCAGAAATCTTTGCACGAGTCTGGATGCACAAAAGCGCATCATGGGTCTCATGGTCATGAGCGTGAACATAATGGGAATCGTTCGTAGCAACAAGGGGGAGATCGAGCTTCCTGGCAATCTGAATAAGTGTCGGGTTAGTCTCCTTCTGTTCAAGGATGCCATGGTCCTGAAGCTCCACAAAAAGATGGCCTGGCTCCATAATATCTTTAAGACCGGCCACATAGTTCATAGCCTCACGATCCTTGCCAGCCATAATGAGCTGAAGAGGAACACCGCCAAGGCAAGAGGTAGTAGCAATCAGACCCTTGGAGTGATCCTCCAACATCGCCAGATCGAGCCGTGGCTTGTAATAGAAGCCCTCAGTATAGGCCCTAGAGCTAAGCTTCATCAGATTCTGAAAACCCTCATAGTTCCTAGCCAAAAGAAGCTGGTGGTAATATGCCTTTCCGCTAGCAGTGTTACCACCCTCGTCCCCCTCACCAACCTTCTTAGAAGTACTCGGGCGTTCACCCACCCCAGCCTTAGCGGCATAAGCCTCAATACCCAGAATAGGGTTGACACCCTGCTTCTTGCACTCCCGGTAGAAGTCAACAGCGCCGAACATATTACCATGATCAGTAATAGCAAGACCTTTGCCACCCTGGCGAACAATTTCAGCAACAGCGTCAGAAGCCTTAGATGCACCATCCAGCATGGAGTGGTGAGTATGTTGATGTAGGTGTACAAATTCAGGCATACAGCCCATCCGCCGCTTCAGCGTCAAGAATGTCCTTCTCGTTGCCCTTAGAGAACTTACCTCCATGAAGTGCTTCACGGAGATCATCCTTGTTAACCCGGACACGAGCAGTAGGCTTCTTTGCAACCCATCCTCTTGCCCAAGTACTTTTACCCGATGCCGGGAGGCCCTTAGTTAGAATTACTTTTGACACTTACTCTCCTCGGTTAAATTGGATTGCGTTGCCTTAAGAAGCCCATGCAAGTTCTGCAACCCCTGGACCGATTGATATCGTCTTGCGTAAATGGCAGCGCCGAGCACTCCTCACAGAGCGCATTACTACATGTGTAGACGGTTTGCGGTCCAGCGAAGGTTGCGTCTAACACATGGGACTCAGCGTGACCGACCCCACATTTCGAGCACAGCATCCAGTTTGGTGGTTTCATACGCCTAGGTCCTCATGGGCTTGCCATAGCCTGTTTCATTAAGCTCTGTTACAGCACTGTGGAAGGCATCTAGAAAAGCCCCCTCAGAGTCAAAAGAATAGTTGCACCCAGTGTAACTATTTCCTTCGAACAGCCTGACCCAGAACAGACCGGCCCTGTCCTCGAACTCCGCATAGCTGTCACCGTCTAGCCACTTCCTGATGTGCCCTGTTGGCTCCGTAGAGTCCAAGGAATCCATCACTGTTAATGCTAATGCTTGTCGTGTCTCAGGCTTCACTGCGAAACTCCTTGGGCTGGCCCTTGATGAATCGGGCACGGAACCCAGTCCCATGAAGACCCCAGTTTCCACCCTGGGACGACACCACCGAAGCGACCACAATCGCCAGAACACTCATAGCCGGGTAAATCCTCGCTGAGTGACATCAAGTGTACTTGGATGCTTGCCTCAGGCTTCACTATTCAACCTCCTCTGGCTCAAACCCTGTGCCACGGCAACGGCGACAGTGTTCGCACCACTCATCATCGGTACCCTTCATGAAGATCGAAACTTTGTCACCATAACAATCATAACAGAACTCAGGTAAAATTTCAACCACCACTCGTCCCTCAGCGATCAACGACAACAGTGGGCTTATCAATTTCATTGTGGCCTCCAGTTCCGACCTAGCCGGAGGCTGCCCATAAGGATTGCGGTTCTGCACCCGACTGTATGCCCTACAGGCTTCCTCTGCTGTTCGGATAATGTCACTCACACAAACCTCTCAATGTCATCAGTGACTTCAATAGTAGATGTGTCTTCATCAATGGTGTTAACCCACACGGAAACCTGAATATCTGCGTTGCCATTATCTTGACCAGACACCGTGCCGTCCTCATAGACATACACATGCCCTGGTTGGCTGGACCCATACTCTGGGTGGCAATCAGTTTCAATATGTCCCTCAATGTCAGCCTCTTTAACATGACCTACAATTTCAGCATCAGACATAGTGCTAAAATTAAGGGGGGCGGGCTCAACATAATGAGTGCAACCATCAGCATCTAGGGTGTTCGTCAACCACTCACCATCAGCAGTCTCCCAGATGGTTACGGTCTCAGCTCGACCACGAGGATCAGTAAAATCTGGATTACCCTTCATGTAGTTGTGGTGCCCACCGACGACACTAAGTGAATCAGCAATCAGCTTGTCAGACTCGACGCAGGAAACAATACGGCGAGTCATGGCTGGCTCCAACGAGCATTGCGGGCAAGAAACATAACTACTGCCGTTGTGTCATCCGCAGAAGTAGGAACCTTACTAATGCTAGCATTATAGCAAGTATCGTAGATCGCCTCCAACTGAGTGTCAGGGAGGTCACCAAGGTGCTCTTTCACTAAAGCCTCGACCCCTTCGGTGAGAGCAATGATGATCTCGTCAATCGGTGGCCCCTTGCACTCCTCAACCCACGAGAAAAGGTCTTCGATCAAAGTTGGGTCATCAATTCTCGCTACAAACTCAGTCGTAGCCCCGAACGAGTATATTAGCTCAAAAGCGTCCTCCACAGGCACAGGGGTACCGTCACCCCTAGCCGCCCTCAAAAGAACCTTCCGCTCCGCTGCGTCCAACTGGCCCAGAGCGGTTGCCCTATTTGCGTCTACGTCCAGATATCTCACGCTGGCGAGACGACTTGCAAGGTCGGGGTTCGGGGTCATCATCTGTCCAGCCATAGGGCTCTCCTTCGGTGGTTGAGAGTCCAAGCGTAGCAGGTTGCCGTGGGTCAGTCAAGCCCCTAACGAGAAGTAGCCGAGCCCCGAAGGACCCGGCTACCATCTACCTAAGGAAAGGGTACTACTGCCCCGGCCGCACGCCCTAAGGCGTTAGCGGGTCCGGGGAACTGCCTTTACAGGCTGGAGTCAACAATCCGCTCCACACGATCAGTGTGGTGGAGCAGCATACCAACATCCAGGCGAGTCACCCAATGCCAGTACCAGTTGTCATCAACCCGCTCCTTGGCCTTGATGTCACCGAAGAAGGCGACCTTAGCCGCATCCTCAGCCACAACATACAGCTCGTTGTTCGGGATAGTCTGAGCGCCGCCACGAACGTTCTTCACCGTGATAAGCTGAGCGCCGTTAAAGGTACCCATCTGGCCACGCTGAATCAGGTTCTCGTTGGTCGTCGGAGTGAAGAAGCTACCATCCTGGACCGCATTCATGACCTGATGGACCATGGTCGAGCGACCGATAATGGAAATCTTCGAACCCTCGGTAGCGTCAGCCACCTTCATGAGGGCGTCACGGACGCTATCAAGCGTCACACCAGCGACCAACGTGTAGTTGTCGTTCGCATCGTTCGAAGGCGTAGCGGCCTGAAGCATCTTCAGGAAGCGCTGGTTGACACCAAGGTCAATCTGCTTCACACCCTGGGTCTTGAGGTCCACAGCGGTCTCGGCAATGCGAGTCGCAATAGCCTCCTCATGCTCACGGACACGGACACCCAGGCTATCGGGCACCAGTTCGTACTCATCCTGGCTGAGCTCGCTCTGCTCGATGAAACCACCACGGGCGGTCCAGAAAGCCCGAAGACCCTTCAGCTCACGAACGTACACCTTTGCGTCAAGCGTAACTCGGCTAACGTCCGCAACGAGGTCTACCAGCGACTGATCCGAATAGCCGAGCCAAATGCTCTCGGCCAGGTCAGCAGCGAATTCACGGCGGAACGACGCATCGTCCCAACGCTCCCGCATCTCGGCGTTAAGCTTCGCCTTTGCGGCTTCAATATCTGCTAGCGTGTAATCTGACATAGGTTTATTACCCTTTCCTAATTAGGTTCTCTTAGAGGTTGCTGAAGCGAACTTCAATGTCGCCGTCAGCCGAAATGTTGGTAATGACACCCCAGGCTTCAGCCGCAGTGGAAGTCACAACGAAGTAGCCAGCAGTGTCGTCGGGGGAAGTCTGAGGGGTCACAAGTGCGCCAACAGCGGTCACTCCAGCAACCATCTTCACGTCATCCGAGTTGCGATAAGCAACCTTCATCTCGGAACCCTGAACCATCTGCACGGGCACGCCCGCAGGAATAGTTTCACGGTCGAAACCGCCACGGAAGTCCTCGAAGCCGGACTGGCCAAGCTTCACGTAGTCAACGAGACCGTTCATGCCTCGCACAGGACCCGTAGCCGCCGTAGCCGCTACAACCGAAGAGCGCTCAAAGCCGTCCTCCACAGTCGTGCTAGCCTTAACAGGAACGAGCCGACGAAATGCAGCGCCCGAAACGTGACGCCCGTCGATGTTCTCAATCTGGGGGGCGATTCGGTACTCTGCGCTCTTTAGCGTAACATCTGCCATTGTCTTTATACCTTTCCTAGGTCTATCTAATTATGAGTTGATGAGGTGGGACTTGAGGGCATCTCGGAAGGTGTCCTTAGCGCCAGGCGAGCTGGTGTTCAGGGTCACATGCAGAGCGGCCTTCTCGGACTCGGTAGACTCATCGTCCTCCGAAACCTCGGTCTTGGTACCATGAGCTTCAGCAATGACCGAAAGGGTCGCAGCGAAGTCATCTTCCGACTGAGCAGCCCAGCGATCAGCGTTCTCAGTAACATACTCGTCAGAGAAAGTCACCAGCTTCGCAATCTCAGCAACTCGGTCAGACTTGCGAGCCTCAAGAGCGGCAGCCTCATCGGCCTCGGTCTTAACGGCTTCCAGATAGTTAGCAACATCCGAAACCTTAGACTCAGCAGAAGCCTTAGCAGCCTCAGCCTGATCAAGCTTGGTCTGAAGTGCGGCAATATCAGCCTTCAAGGCTTCAGCCTGCTCGTCCACAGCGTGGGCGCTCAAGAACGCCTCAACGATCTGAGTCTGAACGTCGTCTGGCACATCGGTCATAGTAATATCAGGCACTTTATCTCCTTCTTTAGAAGCTACATCCAATACGTCAGCTTCGACATTTGTTGATTCTTTAGGTATATCGGAATCTTCTGCGGTTTCTTTCACTACTGTCCCGTCACTATCTTCAGGCATGGTTTCACTTTCGAGTACAATCGCAGAAGCAGCCTCAGTAAAGGTCGTTCCAATACCCGCACGGGCACGAGAAAGACCGGGAGTGATAGGCGGAACAATCAGTGCGCCACCAGTAAAGGTGACATCAATGAACTCCACCTGAGAGGCAGCCTCATACTGGGCTGGATAGGAGACGTGAAATGCCTTGTACGGGTCACGTTCAAGAATCTCACTTGCGCCATCTGGGTAAACAAAGTTCCCGAAGCGAGGAAGGTTCTCCATGCTGTAATACAGCGAACCCTCTTCGTTGGCCTGCTCCACCTTACGGTAAGCAACCGGATCAACATTGGGCCAAATAGCGGAAACAACCTCAAGCTTCGCTGGCAGACCACTGTCCTCAGGGAAGACAAGTTGCGAGCCAATAAAAGTACCCATAGGCGCACTATTGTGGTTGATGTTCACCGGGCTGTTCAGAAGCGTGTGAGCAGCCTTCTCGATCTCGACCATCGGGAACATCTGCTTATTCTCGTTGGCTACATCAGCTTCAATGTAGGTACCGACAATCCAAGTGAAAGTCGGGTTCACACTACCAACGAGGTCGTGATACCAAGAGCTGGCTTTTTCAACTTCAGCGGGCCTAAGAATACTAGCCTTAAACGTGAGGCTAGCGTTCTGCATAGGTTCGTCCATAGTTAGATACCCTTTCTATGACTCTATATCGCAGAGTTAGGGTATTTAATACTATTGTGTGTTTTCATTCCCGTTGTCTTGAAAAGACTCGGTATTGGTTCCACCATCTTTCCGCCCGCTCACGCTAGGCGGAACTCCGTCCTTGGAATCAAAAGGCACGTTGGTAGGAGTGAAGACATCATCATAAACATCCTTCTCCAACTGACGCCTCTTGGCTTCAGCCTCCTGGTCCACATCAATGAAGCTGAAGGTGGTTTCACGGCTGATGTCACCACGGTCACGAAGGTCAAGAATCATCTTGAACATAGCCGGATCAAAGTCCAGAGCAATACGCTTAGGGTCAGCCGTAATAGTCGGCTCGTACTCAAGCTGCTTATTAGCCTCGACCGTCTTCTTAATGATGTTGCGCTTGAACGCATCAATCAACTGGTCCCGGTGGCTCTCAAGAGTCCTAGCCGCAACCTGAATGAAGGTGGCACTAGAATCCTTACTTGTCCCAGCCGTATAGTTACCTGCAACAAACAAGTGCAGCATTCGCCCAGTAATACGAGCATCAAGATTGTTGTACTTCTCGCTAGCGAGAGTACTGTCGTCCTTGTATGAAGCAATGTCCACCTCAAGGCGATGGTCAGAAACAATGATAGGTAGCCTAGCTACCTGATTGACCATGCTGTCGAGCTGATCAATTTCAGACTGGACGGCCGGGTGCTCATCGGAACCCTTCTTGATCGTAATGATCACATTACTCGACCCAATGAGTTGTGCCCGGTCCCTAATTTTCAGGTTATACTTCAGGTCAAGTAGGTCAAAGATTGATGCCATACGTACATCAGCGAAACGCTTGTAGGCGTCCTTGGTCAAAGAGAAGTCATAGACGTTCTTCATAATGAAGACCGCCTCAGGTGTATCAATCCCCTTGGACTCAGGATCATCGGTCACCATAGTAACCGGGATTTCCTCAACCATGAAGTTGGAGATATACTTGTCAACAACCTTACCATCCAGCACGTCCCTGATCCTCAGCGCCTCATTGCGATCGAAACAGAGGTAAGCGAAATCGTTGGCGTGGCGAAGTGAAATCTTCCGGTTCATTGGCCAGATAGACAGCGGGTCAAAAGTGGTAACGTCAGTGGGAACCTTCAGCCTCTTGTAAGTCTTCTTCCTAAGCCCCCCGCTCTTGTCACGGGAATCAACCGTGAACGTCTTGTGCCCCCAGAATGTACCCACATAGCCCTGACTGAACCGGTACCAGTCCCGGCGCTGCTGCTGGAGGGACCCTGTGAGGTTCAGATCATCCAGAATCTTCACCCACAGGTTTTCCTCCGCCTGGGACTCAGGAAGCTCAACACTATGCCCCCTAATCGAAAGAGCTTCAGTAGAGTCCATGAGGCCAGAAACAATGTCATCATTCTCAGCAGCCTCACGAGCGAGAATCATGTTCTGATAGGGAGTCCTCTTGCCGTCAGCGGGCCGACTAAAGCTCGTGCTGGCGTCCCTATACGTCGTATACCCACCACCGCCACCCCGACCACCATACGCACCAGTAGAGGCCGTCTCAGCCTCCAGGTGAGAGATTCTTTCGATGATATGGGGTTGCTGCTCCCGAAGGGCAGCCATGACATCTTCATTCGAAATACTAGTTTCGTTGATGATATTGGGAGAAATGGGTGACATATGGTGCCTTTCGTCTTACTTTGATATCGAATTTGGGGAGTTATCCCAACATTGCTCGCTCAGACTCGACAACAGAGAAAACCCGTGAGTGGACCTTGAACTGCCGATCCACCTCCTTCAGGAATGGGTCGATGTAGTTGATGCGGCAATAATCAAGCCTCGCATCCTTCTTTGCTCCAGCCCTCGTAAGCTGGTTCCTCAGGTGAGACGCCCTGGCAGACATGGCCGAGATGTGCTGGAACTTTTCGACTTCATCCATCCTGTTCAACTGCTCCAGGATGTTGTAGAACGACTCAATTTCTGTATACAGGTTGTTGGCAAAGTCTTCAATGTATTCGCTTTTAGAGGGTGTACGGATGGCCGCTGTTTCAGGGACGAAAGCCTGTGGGGCTTCCTCGACTACCATTTGCATTTACTTATCTCCTTGAGGTGTTATTAGAACTGGGTTGTCATTCTGGATAGTACCGGGACAAAGGCGTGCTCCTTGCCACGGCGACGAGCCTCTTCAATCTCAGCAATCTTGGCCTGCCTCCAAGCCAGCGCTGCCATTCTCGCTGCGTCCAGAGTGTGATAAGAACCGCTAGAGAACTTTCTTGAACGGCCATACTCATCAGTCTTAGCCTTGCGGATCATGTAGGTCTGGGCCTGGAAGTGGTTGTAGACATCATTGTCACCGGGCATCTGGAGCAGCGTGTTGTCCACCAGGTATCTGAGCACATCTGTGCTATACTCAAGAACCGGCCTAAAGATTTCTTCGTCGTACTCAACGTCCTTCAAGTCGTCAGCCAGCGGATTCTCAGACTCCACTTCAAGGGCAGTATCCTTATAGCCGATCATGATCTTCTGAGAGAAGTTGTAGCTCTGGATCATATGCTGATAGCCCTGAGCCCTGTAGTAAGGGTCCGTGCTGGCCGTATGGATGACACTCTGATACAGCGGCAGGCCGTTACCAGTACCGTCCATACCGAAAGCCTTCGTGTCATAGAAGTCTAACAGGTACATCATGGCAGTACTCTGATCGTTAACCGTATTCCTCTGAAGAGAGAACCGGCTAACCAACTTCAGGGTGACCTTACCTGCCTTTAGAACCTCAGCGAAGCACAAAATCTCAGTTGGGTCCTCAGTGTAGCCAACGTCCATTCCGATCCACACATTCTTGTACTTCTTGTGTGAGTAGGGCAGGTCAAGAAACAAGTCGATACCACCAGCATCCTCGATCATCTCACTCGTAATCGTATAGTGTTGGTACTCGTCCTTGTTGTGCTTGGAGTCCATGTCGAAGTTAAAGCACTCCGCTAGACGAGACTTAATGAAGATAGGGTTCACAGCGTTACCGTGAAGACCCATCACGTTTCTCAAATACTCAGGGTCACTAGCACCACCGCCATAGTCCCTGATCTTTGACTGACGCTCTTCGTCCGTCCAAGTGGGGCGGTGAATTGCTGAAATGTGGTGAACCTTCCAACCCGAGTCGGGCTGAGTGTAGCTCCAGAATCTATCCTGAACACCCCTGGTTACGCCGTGTGCCCGCCATTCGCTCCTGCCACTGGTCTGCTTAACAGTCTCGATAAGCTCAATCCAGCCCCTATGGGGGTAGTCAGAAGCCTCATCCTGCTCCAGAACGATAGGGTGCAAACCCTTCACACCAGAGCCGTCAGTGTTCGGAGTCGCACCGAGAATACGAGCACCATTCTTGAAGTTCATCTTGAACGGCCGGTGGGTAATCCCCTGAACTCCAGACTTAAGCATGGACGAAAGAATCTTGCTTGAACTATACGCAGTTTCAATCGAGTCAGTAATCGTCAAAAGATGCTTGTTTTCTGGTGCAGTAAGAACCATCTCCTGACCTGGGTAGCAGAAAGGAAAAGCCGTGGCTCGTGCCTTAATCCCCAGCGACTTGCCAATAGAGTTGTGAACCACAATCCCACTGGCGACATAGCTATGGTCATCCTCGACCTCTAGGTCATAAACCCGGCAAGAGTCAGGGGTTTCGGCAATTGTCCGAACATTCTCCCAGGACCACTCACCGTTAATATACACCCGAACCTTCGTATGGCGGTCCCAGTTCAATGGGTCTTTCCAGCCAACCTCTGCCCCATCCTTCGTGTAGAACTTGTGGGTAGGGGTGCATCGGATGCGAATACCATTAAACAGACTTACGCTCACAGTCGGTTCGACACCGTTATCGTGAACAGCAATGACCTGTTTAGAGTTGCCAGTATGGGTGAGCACCCAAGCGCCAGGCTCAATGTCCTCGATCGGGCTCCACTGCCACGGCTCTGTGGGGCCTGTACGGTACATTACAGGCGTGCCCTCAGCCAAGCACCGAGCCCCCTGCTCGATCTGCTTAGGGTCCTTACAGCGCCACCAGCTGTACTGGAAGGGCCATGCACGCCAACAGGCGTCAGCACCAGTCTCCATGTCGGACCTATCCACCCACATGAACTCAGCCTGATCAAGCCCAGAGTGGTCTTGGAGGATTGCTACCAAACAAGCTTCTTCTTCAGTAGGACGCTCAATCATTGTCTTACCAGAGCCTTCCCACCAAGAAGTCCAGTGGGACCCTGAAGCTGGCAGCCTCCTGTGCGAGCTTAATGAAAGCCCCAGCAAGCATCTCGTCCTCCAAGAACTCCACGGCTTTCATCTTCTTCTCGTCGTGCGTCAAAGCGTTCACTGATCCTCAATCCAGAAGCGCTGCTTCTCTTTACGAAATGTGTCGTCAATCTCTTTAAAGGCGGGCTCCACAGTTTCAAGAATGTAAAGCAAGATATCATCGCCGTTGACATTCAAAACATTGCGCTCGTCTGGCGTAGCGTTATTCCAAACCTGCGCCTTAGCAATAACATCCTGAAGCCATTCAATTGCTGCCGCAGCCTCCTCATTGCGCCTAATCCCGAACTCTTGAGCCCTGCTGAGAAGCTTGTCAATATAAGTCCCCAAGTCCTCGTTCCGCCCAGACTCCCTCGTTACACGATCAATCCCCAAAGCCTTCTTGAGCTTTGAAGAAGTGTCAATGCAGTCACTCAACCGCTTCTGAGTGCGATCCTCAGAGAACCCCTCGTCCAGCGGCGGGTTCAACAACAACTCCTGATACTTCTTGGCCAGGACACCGAGCCGTACAATGTTGTCAACATCCTCCAAGTCCAGAGGGTTGCTAAACTTATGCTGATTCATAATTTCGGTAGACAGCTTCTCAAGCTCTACCTTCTCAGCCTCAGTAGCAACCTTCATAACTGCACCAGAAGGCAGCACAGCCTCGAAAGCAAGCTCCAAGAAATCTTCATCCGGTTCAGCGTCAACCCCCTTGCTCAGGAAGTCATCCCAACTAGCGGCCATATTTCTCCATCCATCAAACTATCGAGTCACGGGGTCTGTTTATACAGTATACACCATCCAGTGATAAAAAACAAATCCATTTGCTAATATCGCCAGTCAGTGATATCATTGAGACCATGAGCAATCAAATCACCTCACTCGGCATTGATCCATCTCTCACCTCAACAGGCATTGTTCTGCTTGAAGGGGAAGGCATTCGAGAGATCAAAGTCGTCAAGACTAACTCCAAGCAAGCCCTCGGAGAACGCTACAATCTCATCCTTACCGGTATTCTAGAAATAGCCGAAGGAATCGAAATCCACACCGCTGCAATTGAAGACCCGTCACATGCTCGAAACACAGCAGTAGCTAATAAATTAGGTGGAGCTTGGGGGACTGCTTTCCTGGCCTGTCACCAACTTGGGCTGGACGCTCACAGTGTGAAAGCCACTCAGCACCGTAAGCCTTGGAAGAATCAGACTAAGGCTGGCGCAGTAAAGTTGGTGCGAGGACGCTGGCCAGAGCTTCTTGAATGGCCCGACGACTTGGCTGATGCAGCTTCAGTTGCCTGGTGGGCACACCTGGTTCTCGCAGAAGCAATCGAGTCCCAGAAATAGTTTAGCGAGGAAGCTAACTCTAAGCCTTCCCCGCTAAACCAATAGATTACTTATACTTTGCCCGTGCTACCCTACGCCCTTTTCTGCTGTTTTGGCGGCAATAGCCTCAGTGGCGCCAGATGGCTTGAGCAGAGTCGTGTAAGCGGTAGCGGCAGTCAGCCATGCAGCTAGACCGTTAGCCAGTACCTCTTGAGTGATAATGGGCTCTTCCTTAACGATAGTCTCAATGATCGTTGCCAGAGCAACCAGGGAGGCCATCAGGAAGCCCTTGATGCCACCAGAAGCACTCTCCTTAGTCAGGAATGCAACAAGCAGCGGGGCAACAAAGCCAATAGCGAGAATGATAAGTGGGTTAAGAGTGATAGCGCTCATGTTGTTCTCTCCAGAATTCTAGGCCAAATGTGTTCTACTACAAGATCGAAATTCTTAGACTTAAGCCCTCTCTGTCTAACCGAAATAAAGTGAAAGACAGTTCCATGCTTAGCCCCCATCGTGGGTGGCGTCTGTAGTTGTGACCAGTCACCACGTCTCTCGTAAGTGGACACCGGCTGTAGGTTCGCACCGCTGAGTCCCGGTCGTCGCAGTGCAGGCGTTCCATTGCGTTGTTCTTTATTCAATTCCCCGGTCGGCGCCAGCCGACCCGGGGAGGGGACGAGGGCGTCAGCCCGAGGGGTTGCTAGGCGCAGCCGCAACCCATACAGTAAGAGTTAGGAGAGGCAGTAAAGTCAGGAGAGTAATATTGTGTGGGAACATACGTCGAGCGTGTGGATGTAATAAGTAGTAAAACACCGAATCCCGTCACTTTATTCCCGTTATTTCAAATTACTGATGTGTCGTTCGTCACAGTGCTGTACTGGCAAGGAATTCAGTTCATCTGGACACTGACTGACCCTGACCTTGCTGGCCAGATCAAAGAGCAAGCTGGCGTACAGACCGGGGTCGATTTCGAGATTGTGACCCACGTCACAGAAAGAATTTGAATTAGTTGGAATAAACCATCGGAATCCGGGGTTGTACTACCTAAACACACACTGCGCTTGACGTAGGTTCCTGCTTAGTTCTTGTTCTGTCTCTCCTGATCCTTGTCTCCTAACTGTTACTGACACGGGTTCGGCCTGCGGCTACGAACCCCTCGGGCTACGCCCTCGTACTCGCTACGCTCAAACAGCAGATCGGCTGGCGCCGACTGCAAAATACACCACAGAGCCCTTGACACATGGAGCGTCGGAGAGTGGTACCCACCACGCGTGAACGCTTGGGCCGATACGTGGAACTGTCTTTCACTTTATTGGTACAGGCTATGACACACGTCACACACGCTCCAATTGTTATAGAGCCGCTTAGAGTGTAAGATGGAGGGTTCCCGAAAGCACCTTAACCTCAATAGGTCCACAGCGACCGTTTGGACGTAGTTCAGTGGATGAAACACCCATAGTCGCAGTGACCGATGAGAACAAAGAGTTATTCTGGCCATCCCTGGAGGCATGTGATGGAATCAGGTCACTCGTTTACGCCGACAGTGATCTCCAGCTCAGCCAGATTAATACCACTAGTGGTAGAGTTGTGGCAGTCGGGGATAAGATTGCTGCGTATTCAGATCAAGCCCTAATGAGCCCAGAGTGGCTTCAGAAAGAATTGCCCGACACCTATGATATGGATGGCTACCATCTCAAGATTGGACCGTTCCTACTGGTGGCTGACAACGGTTTAATTAGCTGTTACTCCTACGCTTGAGAGATTCTCATATACAAAACAAAGTAAGAGAATCTGACAACCCTACGGGTGCCAGCATATTCCCCCCGAGGTTAATCCACTTCAGATAAAGCGACCCGATATCTATCTCACTAGTTAATTATCAAACCTTTACTTTGCCTGAAAGGCCCCTCTATGTACCTTGACAACGAATTCCTCAACAACTACAGCGATTTCCCTGAGCACATGACCGAGCTTGGAAAGTTCACCTTCCTTCGGACCTACAGCCGAGTTGTTGGAGAAGAAGGCTCTGAACGCCGTGAGACTTACAAGGAAGCTGTTGCACGGGCGACCAACTACAATGTTGGCCTGGTTGGTGACCGCGAGACTTTTGAAGCCAAGAAGTTTGAAGCTCAAGCAATGTTCCATTCGGTCTACAATCTGAACCAGTTTCCCTCTGGACGAACCATGTGGGTTGGAGGGGCAGAATCTGGTGCAGCCGAAAAGCACCCCACCAGTCAGTTCAATTGCTTCACTGGCGACACCCAGTTCATGACTCGTGGTGGCATTAAGTCATTCAATGAGTTTAAGGACGGCGCTAAGGTCAAGGTTCTCAATGAGTCGGGCATGTGGGTTAAGGCGAAGGTTCGCAACTTCGGTCCAGCCAAGATTGTTATTCTTCGCATGGAACGTGAAGGTAAGTCTATTGCCATTCGCACTACCGAGAATCATCGCTGGCTGACCACTAACGGTGATGATTCTCGGGCTGAGCGTACTACTGTTAACCTCAATGAAGGTGATAAGTTGGCCATTGCAGAGATGAACGGCGAACCGCTAATTGATAGCCCCTGGGTTGTCCAGGAGCATTACAACAGCTATGAGACCGAAGATGTTTGGTGTGTCGAGGAGCCACAGACCGAGACGTTTGCTCTGTTTAATGGCGTTCTGACCAAGAACTGTAGTTACACGAAGACCGAGAGCTGGGGTGACCTTTCGGACCTGTTCTATATGCTGATGGTGGGAACTGGTGTTGGTTTTCGTTGCTCGGTTGAAATGGCTAACAAGCTGGCACCGCTGTACCGAAACATCTCTTATTCAAGCACAAACTCTCCAGCTGCCACGGAAGACCGCATTGAGTTCACCGAGACCCATATCAGTGACGACAACGAATTGACTATCGTGGTTGGTGATTCCAAGGAGGGTTGGGTTCAGGCTCTCACCTACTACTTCCAGTTTCTGTCTCAGACATGGCTTGACGGTGAAGTCGGAATCATTCTTGATGTGTCCAACGTGCGCCCAGCAGGTGAGAAGCTGAAGACTTTTGGTGGTCGAGCATCTGGCCCACAGCCCCTCATTGAGATGTTTGAAGCGATCACTCAGATTATCACTGGTGAGTTCTATCACCACGATGGTCTTGGCCCCTCCGGTGTGTTGAACAACTCAGACTACGTTCATCTTCGTCCGGTCCATGTTTTGGACATTGGTAACTTCATCGGGAATAATGTTGTGGTCGGTGGTGTTAGACGGACTGCGGAAATCTTTATCTGTGATCCTGACGACTACGAGTCGATCTTCGCCAAGTTCGGTATCAACGGTATCTGGGGTCAAGAAGGTTTTGACAAGCTGGACCGAATTGAAGAGGCCGCTATTGCCGCTGGGGTTCCACTGCCTGGCTGGTGGGAAGATATTAAGGTTCGGCACTACCAGCTTGAAGATGGTGCCGTGATGCTTGCCAGCGACATGGAGGAGCAGCCAATCAATCTGGTGAATGCTGTCCTCATGAACCCCGGCCGTCCGCACCATCACCGCCGCATGAGTAATAACAGCATTGGTTTCATTGACAAGCCATCCAAGGAGTATCTGAATTTCGTCTTCGAGCTGATGCAGTCTGAGGGTGAGCCTGGGTTTATCAACCTTTATGAGGCTGCCTCACGCCGTCTCGGTGAGAGTGCTACCGGTGAAGAGATTCGTGAGCTTGCCAAGAACATGGGGCTCAACCCGTGTGCAGAAATCCTGTTGGACTCCAAGGGCGTCTGTAACCTGACCACCGTGAACGTGGCTGCTTTCGTCAAGGATGACAGCATTGACCTGTTTGAGCTGGAGAAAGCTCAGCGGATGTCCGCAAGAATTGGTCTCCGCATGACAATGCCCACCTTAGAGCTTCCAGCGTGGGATGAAGTTCAGCAGAGGGATCGCCTGTTGGGCCTCTCTCTCACGGGTTGGCAGGATGCAATGGCTGCCGTTGGTGCTGGCCCTGAGTTCCAAGCAAACCTTCTCGAAATCCTTAAGAAGGTTGCCCGAGACGAAGCCGACCTTTACGCTGATGAGCTTGGTGTTAACCGTCCACTGCTCGTGACCACTGTTAAGCCAGAAGGCACGCTGTCTCTGGTTGCCGGTGGTGTTTCACCCGGTGTTCACGATCCGTTTGCCGAGTACTACATTCGTCGCATCCGCATCTCCTCTCACGACCCTGTTGCTGAGGGCCTGAGGGCGTCTGGCTTCGATCTTAAGCCTGAGGTGGGTACCCCTGGTGCTACCCATGAAGAGCGCATGGAGAACGCCCGTACAGTCGTTGTGGAGTTCCCCGTTCACTCGCCCACAGCTAACCGGCATGACTCCAGCGTTCAGGGCCAGTTGGACACCTACTTCATGTTCCAGCGGAACTATTGCGAGCATAATGCGAGCAATACCATCTCGGTTAAGTCTGACGAGTGGGATGACGCTTCCAGCATTGTGTTTGACGGCTGGGATGACTTCACGGCCGTCTCGTTCCTCGCCCATGATGGCGGCAACTATGAGTTGGCGCCGTATGAGGAAATCACTGAGGCCCAGTATGACATGATGGTGGCATTGCAGCCCATGTTGGACGTGGATGTGGTTAATGCTTTTGAGCGTGGCGAAGGCTCTGAACTGGACACGGCTGATGCTTGTGCGACCGGGGTTTGCCCAATTCGGTAAATCCTATACTGGTGTTTGCGTTTCGGCGCTAAAGGTGCTATGCTCTAGTACATGGACAACAGGACCTTTAGCGTTGAAACGATCTACCACCAAATGGGTGAGAGTGAGTTCTTGGGAGGGCTCACCCTGGCTGAAGCCCAGGTCGCTCTTGAAGAGCGTGGGGTCGTCGTACCTGGCACCAATTACATTGGGTACCGCACGGCGTGGCACCGTTCAGGCAAGATTGTCAAAGTAGAACCAAGTTCCGGTAATTCAAAAAACACCACGGAGGTAAGTAAGTGAGTAGTGAAGTAGTGTTTAATAAACTGTCTGAGGGTGCAGTTCTTCCAACATCGCCACATCACGGTGATGTTGGGTGGGACTTGTCTGCATCAGAAATATCCAGCTTAAACCCAGGAGAAACCAAGGTCATTAAGACTGGCGTATCCGTTACAATGCCCTCAGGCTCAATGTTCGGAATGGTTTGCTCGCGGTCTGGTTTGGCAGCCAAGCATGGCATTTTTGTGCTGAACGCCCCAGGCATTATTGACAATAAGTATGAAGGGGAACTCCAAGTCATTCTTCACAATTCCGGTCCCGCCACTTTCTGGATTGACCCCGGTGACCGTATCGCTCAGATCGTGTTCTCTTATGCCGCTGCAATGAACACATGCCCACAGTCCGCTGAGAGCCGTTCTAACGGTGGTCTTGGATCGAGTGGGGCATGAGTACCCGTTGGAGCCAACCGCCGCTCACAGAGGCCCTGGGGGCGTTTGTAGAGGCAATGAGGTCTGAAGAGTCCAAGAGGTTCAGCGGAGGACATAGAGCACCACTGGCTTTGGACATTACCGTCACTGATATTGATGCAATTCAATATGAACTGTTCGGTGATATGGCATTGCCTGAGACATCTGTTGTCATCAATACATCAGATTTTGACTACTCCGGTGAGTCCATTGCTGATTTGGTCGAAGAGGCGTCATTGGTGCTGGAGCAGATCAAGGCTATCGAAGACGGCGAACCTCTCTACTTTGAAAGTGAAGAGTTCGGTTTGGGTGTCCATGAGGGTGAGGCTTACTTTCATTCTGCCGGATACGAGCTGACCACTGAATCCGATAGTGACTCTGACGGGTCCCTGCGGTTCATGGTGGAGTACCTGAGTAGCCTTGTTGGTAACATTTCCGAAAAAATGGAAGAGCGTGAATATGACCGGTGAGACCAGTCCAGAGCAGGAAATCAAAGACCTCACTAAGCGGGTAGCAGAACTGACTAACCGTTCTGCGGCCAAGACTAATGAGATTCGTGGGCTCAGTTTGGCTAACGGGAAGCTCATCTCTGAGATGGACGAGGTTCGCACCTTTGCTAGCGCCCTGCTGAGTGGCTACCAGGGTCTTGCTTCAGAAGGCTCCAAGAAGGAGCGCCTGACGATTCCTGTTAAGGATGGTTTCGGTGTCCCCCACCTGTTCGTCTCAGACACTCATTTTGATGAGACGATCAACAGCAATGAGATGAATGGTCTCAACCGGTATGACCGTGAAATTGCTACTCGCCGCCTCGACAAGGTGTTTGATGAGGCGATCCGTGAAGCTAAGAGTTCCTTCTACAAGTCGGACACTTTTATCTGCGTCCTTGGTGGAGACATGATCTCTGGTGACATTCACGAGGAGTTGGCCAAGACCAACGAGCACACGACCATGGAAACCGTTGTTTACTGGACGAACCAGTTGATCGGACACATCAAGCGCCTTGAAGAGAATTTCAAGAACGTGATCGTGCCCTGCATCTCCGGTAACCATGACCGCAACACTCTTAAGACCCCGTTCAAGAAGCGTGCCCAGGAGTCTTTCTCTTGGATTATGTATTCATGGATCAAGTCGGCCTTCGAAGACTCCAGTGGTGTTTCGATTGAGGTCTCCGAAACTCCCGAATACATCTACGAAGTTGGTAACAAGACTTACGTTGCTGTTCATGGTGACAACCTCCGTGCGTCCGGTGGTGGTGTTTCCGGTCTCGCCCCAGGACTCATCAAGTCAATCGGCAAGATGTTTCAGCGTATCCGCAGCACCCAGAGCGGTGTGTACCCGGACTGGTGTTTTATTGGACACTACCATTCCCGGCTCGTGTACGAGGCTTACGACCTTGGATTCATTGTTAACGATTCCATTAAAGGTTACGATGAGTATGCACGAGGCCACGATATGGGGTACTCACCTGCCGCACAGGTCTTCTGTATCCTGACCAACAATGGTCCTAAGGAAATTCGCTATATTGAAGCTGGCGACTGATGGAAGAATCACCGGCTGAAGAAACCAAGCAGGCAATTCTGTCCTACCTTTACATCAAGGGTGCAAGCAAGAGAGCCCTGGCACGAATGCTAGGGCTCTCTTATCATGAAGTTAACAAGCGGCTTAGTGCCGAGGGTCTAGGTTAACCCTTAAGGTACTTAGCTAAAAGTTCCAAAGCCACAACCCAAGTTTCCCTATTAACTACACCATCATCCTTCAGTTTGTTATCACGCTGAAGCTTGATGGTGTAGAGCTTTGTAGCAGGACCAAAGATGCCATCCGCTTTAGCACCCGAAAGTTGCTGCCAAAGTTCAACAGACTTACCCTTGGAACCTTCCTTCAGATTCGGGTACTTAGCGGCAGTGTAACCAGCGGCCTTAGCACGAGCATCAAAAGACTTCTTGGCCTGATCCTGCTTAGCTACCGCTTCCAAGAATCGACCAAGAACATCCAGGGCAATAGTCCAGGAAACAGGATCAGTAACACCAGTGGGCTTCAGATGCTGACCAGCCTGCCATTTCTTGGTTGCGTCGTCAGTCTTAGCTCCGAAGTCTCCGTCAGCCTTAACGCCGACAATCTTTTGCCAAAGCTTAACCTGCTCACCCTTAGAGCCCTTCTTCAAAGCCGGATACTTCTTGGTGTCCAAGTCCTTAGCTTTCTCAGAGTTAGTCCAAGCGGCAATCTTCTGAAGGGCGAGGCCCCAAGTAGCATTACCAACCACCCCATCAGCCTTCAGATGGTTCTCAGCCTGCCACTTGACGGTAGCGGCCTTAGTGGCAGGACCGAACTCGCCATCAACTTTGGCGCCCATGAGTTGCTGCCACAGCTTAACCTTGTCACCCTTGGAACCCTGTCGGAGGGTTGGATACTCGCTGTTAGCAACCTTCTGGACAACAGTAACCCCAGGAGCCCCACCAAGCATCGGCAGGTTGAATGGAGAGCCGTCTCGTTCTCCAGGTCCATGAGTGAATGAGATATGGCAATGCTTCGTGTGACCGTTCTTCCCAGTGTAGGCACGCCAAACTGGGCGTTGCCGAGAGATGATCCGCCAGTTCCAGATGACGTACTCGATACGAGAGTCGGTCTTCATCAGCTCAGCGGTTTCACGGGCAAGTTGACTACAGTCCACACCCTTGATAGGGTCATGGGTGATGTCAAGGGCGTTTACAGAGCCATCGCTGTCAGGATTGTGGTCCGAGGAGCGTGAAGAGTGTTCGGCATCCCCTATAGTCCCGTCCCAAGACTTGTTTCGGTTAGGAAACTTGATGTCAATTTGAGAACGGTAAGTCTTTGGTGCGGCAGCCAGGTACCAGCTCATGTGATATTCCTCTCTAGAGATTCCCTATGAATATCGTACCTATAGGTATCCGGCCGAACTAGATGTGACCAACGTCACAGGCGTCAGAGTTGACGAGGTGTCGAGGTACGCGTAAGGTGCCCTCATTCGTCCAACCACCAAGGAGTCCTACATGACCGAACCAATCACCCACCAGGAAGCATTTCAGGTGTACTCCGCTCTAGTGCGAACTAGCGAGGCTATCTCGTACACACTGGGAAAGATTGCCGAGAGAAGTTTCAGAAATACGGCTGGTCCTGGTGATGCCGTCAAGATGAGGGCGGCATCCGATATGCTGAGCCATATGTACGGAGATGGTTACCGAGAGAGCGCTGAGATTCTGCGACGCGAGGCTGACCAGATCGACCCTCCTGTAACTGAAGAGCCCGCTAAGCCTGACCTGACCACCAGGGATGGCTGGTTTGCCGAGCTAGACAGGGCGAACTCCGGGTCTCCCACCGGATGGCCGGGAATGACTGCACCGGGTACAGCCGCCGAACTCAAGGCCCTTAGGAGGGCGTGGCTCTGGGCTGAGGCGAACTCTGACGCCCAGTTGCAGCTCGCTTGTCTCTACACGCTTTACGGCCAAGATCAATTCGAGGACTTCTGATGATTACTCCTGATAGCTCTCATGTTGGACGAGCAGTCGTAGCCATTAATGAATGGGGTCGCCCCTTGAAGGGCTCCATTCTAATGCTGGTTCCCCCTCCTGTGGGGCATGAAATCAAGGAAGCTGTTGTCCAGTTTAGCGACATTTCTGGTGGGGGAACATCTCGGATAATTGCTTGTAAAGACCTAGAGTTTTTGTCAAGCTTTCTGTATGGGAATACTGTGACCGAGATTATCACTAAGCGGCCTGACCCAAAGGACCCGAGTCGAACGATTACAACCACCCAGGAGGCTGAGGTTGTTGGCTTTATCGCCGCACCCGACACCGACTACCCCGACGAATGGCAGTTCTATTACGAAGGTGACGCCGACCCCGCCGACTACCCTAACGCCCGCACCGTTTACGCACCAATTTCTTAAACAACTACACAAAAGCGAACTGAAAGCCGTAACAAGTGGGTGGCCGACCTCAAGGAATCTCTTGGGGGCGTCTATACGAATCCAACACGAAAGGGTTGTTAAAATGCTAATCCCTATTGACGTAAACCAGAGACAGAGTGGGCGTACCGAACGAATCGTGGAATGGGCTCGCAAGGGAGAAGTGGGTGGACCTCTCCGCTATATTGTGTGCCATTCTAAACGTGAAGCGAATCGTCTATTTCACGACTACAACGATTTGGACGACCCCAAAACTCCGAATATCCTTATGCCGCTTACCTGGCAGGAAGCGGAGAGGTACTGTGGGGCACAAGCTGTCTTTGCCATTGATAACCTTGACTTGATCCTTTACGGAGTTCTCCACAACCCCGTAGATATGGTCTCCTGGGAGGCCGGTCCACCAAGAACTACACGATCGCAGGCACTGAAAAACAGGGCCATCCAGAAGTTGGCTGTGGCAATTACAAGCCTGGCGGTATGGTTGAACAGCGAGGTCTCTAAGAGCTAATGCAGCCACTAGAAATCCAGATTCAAAAGAAAACGAAAAAAGGTGCAAATGTCAGCCTGATTGTTGACCCCGACGAATCCACTGTTACGTTCATCACAGCGAACAGTAAAGAGACCAGGCCAATCGGGACCAACGAGCGTAGTGACTATTTTATGAACATCTGGATGGCTTTCTGGTACGAACTGTCCTTACTACCGCACGAAACAGAAAAAGTACTTATGGAGAAGCTGAACGATTGGATTGAGAATGGCTCTGACAAGCAGTAAGATTAAACTAACTGATGAACTCTTTCTGGTCGAAGAGAGTACCAATCGGGACCTTCAGAAGATGATGGACCGTGGCCCCGAGCCTGGCAATGAACTTAGAGAGAACACCATTATCGTTGATAGTGACGGTGTGGTCCTGGATGGACGGCTCCGCTGGCAGGTAGCTGAGAAGTGGCAGATTCCTATTCTCGCCCAAGAGGTGGACAAGAACCCCTATTTTGTGCGTATTGCAGCCAACTCTACTCGCAGGTCCGCTGAAGCTAACGCTCTGACATATCGCACCTTGTTTGACATGGCCGGTGTAACCAACTGGGTGAAGGAAGGTGAGAAGATTCTCATGAGGGACTTCGGTTACTCAGAGAATATGGCTAGGCGTATCATTAATATGATTCGTCTCAAAGAGTCTGGGAGTACTGAGAAGCCACCGGACTATCTAATTGGTAATGAGTACAAGCCAACACTTAACTTCGTAGACAATGTTAACAAGAAGGAGTTGCAAACACTTATGAAGGAAATCAAGAAGTATTCCGAGGCTAACGACCTTGCCCTGGGTGAGGCGTTGCTATTTGTGGTGAAGAACGGCATGTTTGCAGTAAGGGGATGGAAGTGAGTGACTTCTTTGAACTTCTTGGTCGGAAACGGCTAGAAGATGGACTCTCAGAAGACCGAGAGCTTCTGGAAACAATGCTCTACGTGTTCTGTACCGATGACGACTCGCATTCCCGAGCCCCGTTCACTTGGCACCACTTGACCTACAGCTATGAGCCGATCGAGAATGAGTGGTCAGTTCAACTGGATGAGAACGGCAATGTTGAAATCTGTGTAGAGAATACAAATGAGGCTCGTGGGCTCAGCCTGTTTGAGGAACTCGAATACAAGTTTAGAACCGAAACTCGATACCGAGACCTATTAAAAGAAGGACCACTCTGTGGCTGAAGAATTTTACCCAAGCGTTACCTACACTCATGCGACACGACGGCTTGCCAACGATGACCTTACTCTAGTCACTGTAGTGTGCCATTTCCATCGGTTCATCCTCCCTGAGCTTCTGACTCACCGAGCCTTCTCACGAAACTCCGGTAGTAGTCGAGCGGCTGGAGTTATGAACCGGATGGAGCAGGTCCGGTCCAACCCGGCAATGCCTCTTCGTTACGGCAAGAATCTTGCTGGCAAGATGTATGATGAGGAAGAGGTTGACTCTACTGCCCGAGAGGATATGGAGCAGGAAATCCTGCATCTTAGCCTGGAGGCTATTGATAGCGTGGATGCTCTCGATGGCTCTGGGTTGCACAAGCAGGTTGCCAACCGCTATTTGGAGCCCTGGATGATCCAGACCATGGTTGTTACTGCTCAGTATTTTCAGTGGCAGGACTTCTTCAACCTCCGCCTGAACCCTGACGTGCAGCCAGAGATGATCGCTCTAGCATCTCAGCTTGAAGGGGCAGTGGATGAAGCTGTTTCAAAGACGCCCTACATTCAGTCAAACCCTTTTCAGTGTGAGCATCTTCCTTTCGTTGAGGACGTTGATCCTTCGGGTCTCGCAGTGGATCGAAGCGGCTGGGCGCCCCTGCCCTATGAAATTAGCGACATGGAGTTGATTTCTGCTGGGCGAGCTGCTAGCGTCTCCTACCAAGCCGACCCCCTAGAGATGGACAGGCTCAAGGCCCTGAACCTGGGACGCCGACTGGCTGACCTACAGCACATGAGCCCCTGGGAGCATCAGGCATCGTTCGCTAAGGGTTGGCACGCCAACAAGTTGCATTGGCGAGATAAGCGTTTTGAGATTTCACCACCACCGTATTCTAACTGGAAGCGAGGAAAGTAATGGAAGATATGAAGATTAAACCGGAGCTGCAATTGGTTGGGGAGGACGGAAACGCCTTCTTTATTATTGGTCGAGCACGGGGTGTTCTCAAGGAGAACGGTTATTCTCCTGACGAAATTCAGGCGTTCCAAGATGAGGCAACTTCTGGCGACTATGATCATGTGGTGCAGACCTGCATGGAGTGGTTCGATGTCTACTGAACTAGAGCAGTTGGAAGCAAGTGTTTACGGTTTTCTTCGGGCAGTTTTTTCTGTCCGTGAGAATCAGCTCAGTTTTGAGCTTTGGAGTATCACCGAACGGCGAGCTTACGAGCTCGAAGAGGGTCTGCTAGAAATCAACGCACGGCCCGGAGGCTTCCAAATTAATGATGAGGCTTGGAGTGCTGCACTCCTAGGGTTCAAGTTCGCTATGAGTGTCAATGGTTTGGACGGCATTACTACGGAGTCAGTTGGGACCAACCACAAGGTTCTTGCCAAGGTCATTGAACTCACCCTGGATCTCCTTCACGAGGTAATTGTTTTGGTTGACATGGAAAAAGAGACCGCAGTTGGATGAGTACGCCCAGCTTCGAGACGACCTCATTAAGTTCTACTTCCTTCTGGTTGGCACTCAAACCAACTTGAGCGATGCCCGTATGTGGCGGGCTACTGAGGCTATGGCTGTAGAACTAGCACAGTACGAACTGGAGATTGACCCTGACTCTAGTATCGATGAATTCGAGTGGGGGATGATTTCAGGGAGCTTTTATTACAGTGCTGAAATTGCACGGCGACAGAATGACCGCAGTCTTACTGTCTATCAGTTCCTCACTGCTTGCATTGATATCACGGTCGATCTTATCGAAGATATTGACAACATTATGATCTTGTTGAAAGAGGATGGTTATGACGACCCAAATTAAGGTTAAGGCTACAGACTTTAAGGTGGAGGGGCGGCTGAATGGATTGCCTTATGGCACTTTTCGTCCGAACCCAAACTCTGACTCTTACGGGTCCCCTCCGGGCGAGGATGCTTTCGGGGATCAGTTCCCCGAGATTAAGGGTTTCGCTTCCGGGGCTCCCAGTGAGGGCGGTGGATTTGACGGCTACCACCGCCCTGTGCTAGACATCGACTGGCCTGTAGCCCTCATGGAGTCTGAGACTCCAGGTCACCATCATCTCATTATCGACAAGGGTATGTTGGGGGCCCAGTACCTGAAACTGCTGGAGGTGCTTTGCGAGGTGGGAATTATCGAAAAGGGGTATCTGGGCGCAGCGAAGGAGCGGGGCTGCACTGTGGTTGCCCTAGAGCCCTGGAAGAACCAACACAAGAAGGAGGATTAAATGTACGTTACTAATGACGAGCGAGATGTTGTAGTCAAGGCTTTGGTTGAGACCGCAATCTATCGAATCAAGTTTGCTATGGATAATGATGAGGGTGACGGTTTCAGTCATGCCACCGCTTACTCTTCAACATACTGGGAGGACTTGAGTCGAGCTACTGCTGAAATCAATCTGGCAAAGACTATGATGGAGTTTGATCCAACACAGATGCGAGAAGAGTTCAGTAGTAAGGGTGAGGCACATAAAGCTACTGTTATTGAATTCGCTAAGAGTCGAAACAAGGAGCAAGCATGAAGGTTGACAAAAAGCAGTTGGAGGGCACCGTAGAGTTCCTAGAGCTTACTTGTCGCGGCCTGCCTGATTCGGCATGGCGCCAATACCGGTACGCTATCAATACCCTCAGGGCGGTGCTCACAGACGGGGTTGAGTTCGAGGACCGGACTGACAGCACTTGGTGGCTGGACAAGGCCGAGGGTGCTAAAGGTGAGTTTTTGCCGGAGCCGAAGAATAACGCTGAAGTCTCTGCCCTAATCTCAGCATGGTGGCAGTCAGGTTTGGATTCTGAGGTTGAGGCTAACTTGGCTAATGCCATTGCTAGTTTGGCCCGAATGAAGGACCAGGAGGGAGCGCTCGGTTGGCTCAACGGGTAGATCGCAGTCAGGTTAGCTTTGAAGCAGTCGAGCTTAAGCTGAGCGTTGCAGCAGATTTTTTGTTTGAATATCAAGGCGAGTTAGAAAAGAGACCGCCATCCGAAATTGATGAATTAAATGAGATTCTAAACGACATGCAAGATGTAGTAACCAATATCCAAAACAATAACAGAAACGAGAGCAAGTGGTTAATAACCGAGATGATTTGATGGCTGTGATTCGTGATCTTCGTAGTGAGCTGGTCGAGCACCAAGCTTTTCTGGCTGAACTGGCTCAGACCTATGGCATTCGGGAGCTGGAGTACAGCGGGGCCGCTCAGGCGATGATCGAGCTGACCGAGGACGTCAGCTTGGGAGCCCTAAAGCTGCTTGAGAGCCCACTGGTGGGCGTCTGAGCCACGCTGAGTACAGCTTGGTTACGGGTATAGCCTGAGATGAATTACGCCTCTTAGGCGGCAACACAGCGGGTCCTGGGTTTGTGGTTGACCTGGACCCGCTGTTGTGCTATCTTCAAGCAAACACCACAAGGAGGCCAAGATGGTCAGTGTTAGTGAAGAGACTCGTAAAATGGAAGAGAAGCACGAGTTCCGAACTGCCTTCGAGATGGCAGATCAACTTGCTAAGTATCTCGACGCCAACCAGGACGCCATCCTTGATGGCTCAGGGGTCGCAGGTCTGGATTACCTGGATGTAGCTATTACTTCAATGAAGACCACTGTTCAAGTTCTAAGTATTCGTCAGGAAGATGTAAAGTATGGCTGAACTAGATGTTGCAAAGATCAACTGGCACATAGATGCTGGCAATATTTCTCGACGCTACCATCCCGAATACGACTACCTGGCCATCCTGAACTACACGCCTCAGTGCCAGTATGAAGGTAACTGGGATGATGTGACGATGATGTGTCGGGGTCTCATTTATGACCATGAAAACGGACTACTTGTTTCCCGGCCGTTCCCAAAGTTCTTTAACGTGCAGGAACATGAACAGAAGCCTGAACTTGGGGCGCTTCCCGAGTGGCCTCCAAACAATGTCATCGAAAAGATGGACGGGTCCCTGGGTATTACTTACCCGAGCCCAACTGGGGTGAAGATTGCGACACGGGGCTCCTTCACTTCGGATCAGGCGGTCTGGGCGAGCCGGTTCCTGGAAGGTCGGCTGGACGATACTATCAGCCACAATTCCACCCTGCTTTTCGAGATCGTTTATCCAGAGAACCGTATTGTTGTAGACTATGGCGATTATTCTGGCCTCGTGTTTCTGGATGCCGTGAACAACAGCGACGGAAGTCGGGTTTTCTTGGGTGAGGTCCCGCAGCTTCTTCAAAGCGTTGGCCAATTCGACAGAGCTACCTTGTGGGCGCATGACTGCAACATTAGTAAGCTTGTCGAGGAGCGACCCAATACCGAAGGCGTAGTGCTTGTTTGGGACCAGCCGGAAGGCCCACCAATCCGGGCCAAGATGAAATCCTCAGAATATGTAGCCCTTCATCGCTTTGTCTTCGGCCTCTCCAGCCGTAAGGTTTGGGAACTCCTCAGTGACCCTGATCTCAGTGAAGAGAAAATGAACGACTTCATGGCAGCCGTCCCAGAAGAGTTCGCACCCTGGATTACCAAGAAGGTAATTGAACTTGGAGAGAAGTTTGATGCAATTCATTGCAAGGCAATGCAAGACTGGGCTGCCATCAAGAAAGAAATCGGTTGGGGTACTGTAGACCGCAAGGAGTTTGCGGAACTAAACCTTGCTAATAGCGACAACCCTGGCCTTGTATTCTCAATTGAAGACAACAAGGAGCTGAGAAAGCCAATCTGGAAACTCATTGAGCCCGACAAGACAGATAAACCCGAAAGGAATTAGAATGCCGAACACACCTGAGCACAAAGCAGATATGTTCACGTTGTCCCGTGAGCGAATTGCTCAAGGCAAGCCATCCTGGAAGGAGAGGCTGGACTTCACATCCATCTGGCATAATGAGGAAGTCCCACTTAAGGAAAGAATTAGCGAGATTGTTGCTATAGTCAAGAGGTCCAACTGGTATAAGAACCAAACCGATGGTGACGCTTACGCTTCCGGTGAGTCTTTGAGCAGTCTCATTGAAGAGTTGGAGTGGACGCTCGATGACGAAGATGACGAAGATGAAGTCGCTGATACATTCAACTTCATTTGGGACCGAATCTACGATTTCGCAGACTATGACCGCATTTGGCTTAACACTTTTTAACAAGGAGAACAATTATGGACACCACTGATATCATTAAGGCTCAGGACGAGCAGCACCTCAATACCTACACCACTCAGTGTGCGGTACACGAAGCGGCCCTTATGGACACCATTAACGCACTGAAGAAGCTTATTGTTGCTGAAAATCAGGTGACTGCTGACGAGCCTTATTTTCTGAACGACTCTGACCCCGAGCACCCGGCTCGAAATCTGCCATTCCTTACCAAGGAGCTTCAGATGGAAGCTGAAACGCTTCTGGCTCGACTGGGGCAGTAATGCGAGTTCTCTTCTCTGGCTCAAGAACGGTAAAAGACCACTACCACATCGAAATGATGATGGCCGCACTGGCGCAAAAGACACCTAAGCCAACCCTGATTTGTGGGATGGCTGAGGGTGTTGATACGATCGCTCACGATGCTGCTGAAATTCATGGCATGGAGATCATTAAGCGTCGTCCAAACTGGGCCTCGCATGACCCTGGTGAGACCGGAATCGTTTGCCGGTGCGACCCTAGTTCAACCTGTCGAGCAGCGGCACTGAGGCGCAACTGGGTTATGGTTGTGGAAGACAAGCCTGACGTTGTGTTCGCCTATGTGGATAAGCCTTTGGGTCAAAGCAAGGGAACCAAGTTCACGGCTGAACTGGCAATCAGTCGGGGAATTCCAACGTATATTACGAAAGTAGGGGATTAAATGATTGACTACGAGAGTGACCGGAACTTGGTTTCGGTTGAAACAATTCAAGAAGTACGGCCAATTGAAAACGCCGACAATATCGAAGCCTATAAGGTTCGGAACTGGTGGGTGGTTTCAGGGAAGGGTGACTATCAGGTTGGTGACAGTGTTGTCTACTTTGAAATTGATAGCGCCCTTCCCCTAGACGACCCACGATTCGAGTCTTACGCTAAGTTTGGGCGGCGAACTGTTAACGGAAAAGACTACCACATCCTGAGGACCGTTCGTCTTCGTGGAACATACAGCCAGGGGACCATTATGCCCCGGTCCAAGTTTCGTATTGCGATCGAAATGTCCCGTTGCAACGGCCAGCCCCTACAGGACAACATTGGCATCGGTAAGTGGGAGCCACCACTTCCTGACTCCGGTAGTGGACTACAGATTGGTAAGTTTCCCACTCATATTGCCAGCAAGACCGATTCACCTCGTGTGGAGAACTTCACTGAGGACGAGTGGGCCGAAATTCAGAAGCTCGACTGGATTGCAACCGAGAAGATCGACGGGACTTCATGCACTCTTGCACGAGATGGTGACGAACTTTTCTTGTGCTCTCGCAACTGGCAAATCTCGCTGGAAGACAATCGGTACGCTCAGGCCGTCAAGGACTTCGGTTTGGACGAGGCTCTGCTTGCCAGCGAGTACGATGCTATCCAGATGGAGATTGCTGGTCCAAGCATTCAGTCCAACAAGCTGGGGCTCAAGAAGCAGCGACCGTTCATCTTCAAGTTGTTGAAAAACAAGGTTTCTGCCCCTCGACACACTTGGCCCGCTTGGGCTTTGGACTTGGGGGCGCATGTGTACGACCTGGAGCTGCCTGGTACCATCGAAGGGGTAGTGGAGCAGGCCGATGGCATCAAGTCTCTGGAGGTCCCAGAACGGCTCACAGAGGGCATCGTGTGGCACAGCCTGGATGGCACTTATCCTGATGTGAACAATTCATCCGACACCTTTAAGGCTATCTCTAGGAAGTATCTTTCTAAAGAAAAGGATTAAGATGGAGCGATCAGACTGGTGGCTGTTGGCCTTCGTGTATGGTAAATTTCTATAGTGCGTAATTTTGTTAAGGACAGGAGTAATATGAGAGGCAACTTCATTGTCTTTGAAGGCATCGACGGTGTAGGTAAAAGCACTATGGCAAAAAGGTTGGCTAAGGACCTGGGTGCCTACTACACTTTTGAGCCTGGTGCATCAGGACTCGGTGCTGCTATTCGTGAACAAATCCTTTACACCGAAAGCGGCCCCGAAGTTAAATCCCTGCTTTTTGCTGCGGATCGTTTGAGCAACATTCTGACAAACGTGCTACCACGTCTCGAAGCTGGGCAGCATGTAGTGTGCGACCGCTACATTGGCTCCTCTGTTGCCTACAACGTGTACGGGGAGGGCCTGGAATGGGACTGGATTAGTTCTATCAACGAGAAGGCTCTCCGTAAAGCACCCGGTGATCTCGTAATCTTCCTGCACCGTGCAGATGGCACTCAAGGCTTTAAGGAGCGTGATACAAAAGACTTCTATGAGTCCAAGGACTCCAGCTTCTATGACCGAGTGGCTAGTGGGTATTGGGAGCAGGTGCATCGGGAGTATCCACGCTGGGTCCCCGTACAAGTAATTGATGGAGACCCGGAAGCCACCTATGCAGAAGTACTCGAATGTGTTGAAGAGGGACTGGGCATCCAGTGTTGAAGCGCCACCCAGTGGAGCCGTATCGGTCTCAGCTTAACGGGTGGCTCAATGCAGCCCTGAGTGATCTAGAAAAAGCACAGAACTTCTTGGCTCTCAGCGAAGACGAAGAAACTGAAGCCGAGTATTTGGTGGCCCAAGCGATGCGCCTGATTGAGCAGGCCAAAGAAATCGCTTGACAAGCAGCGCCGCAACTACTAGGGTCCCAAACCCGATGCCCGAGGAGGCCGAATGAAAACACTCGTAGGCTCAGAGGCTCTGAACTTCTGGTTGTCAGACGTAACACCTAAAGATGTTGACTTCTTCTCAGACCTGAAGTTCGAGGACGCTGACTGCTTCTATGACCCTCGGCTGGAAGCTTGGGATTGGCTTGACATTGCGACCTTGGACGAACTCTACACCATAAAGATTTCCCACATTTTTTGGGAGATGAAGAATGGTTCATGGAACAAGCACCAGTACTACCTGATCAGAATGCAGCAGGCTGGAGCACGATTCCTCCCTGACCTGTATGACATCTTGTATCCCATCTGGGAAGACCTGCACGGCAAGAAGCGTGTCAACTTGAATGCGGAGCCCGAAGACTTCTTTAACAAGAATGTTACTAGGGTTTATGACCATGACAGTATCCATAAGGCGGTCGCATACTATGATCGCCCGCTCTATACAGCCATCCTTAAAGACGGCGCTGGAGTCATGGTGGACCGCGACAAGTTTCTGAACCTGAGTGCCACAGACCAGCTTCGGGTGGCCCGTGAGGAGGTCTATGTGACCGCTCTGGAGCGTCAGGTGATCCCGTCTGGACAACGAGTCAATTCTCGTGTAGCCTACAGTTGGGCGCTAAGGAAGCTCATCACATCGTTCAGTAAGGGATGGTTCGCACTATTCGTGGCGCTGAACATGGAGGCGTTGAGGATGCCAGAAGTGAAGTATGTTCAAAAATTTAATGAGAATCAGAATCTGCTGGTTCGGCTAGAGGAGGAAGCATGACAACTTTTAGAAAATTTGAGGAAGCAGTTCTTGCCGCCCTAGAAGGGTCATATCTGACCAAGCGGTACAAGAACGGTCGCTTGGAGCGAAGTGTCCCAGAAATCCTATGGGGCTGTTTCGAGCAGGTAGAAGGTGGCTCGATCGGGGTTCTTAAGACGGAGCTGGGTGAGGTGACGGCAGAGGCTCAGCAGGGTAGTGAGCTTTGGCAGGGCGATCAGTTGGTTTTTGTTGCTAAGCTTTCTACCGAACGAGGACCCGAATATTTTCATTATGAAGGTGACTTTACATCGACTGGCGAGTCTTCCTGGTGTGACTTTCATCGCCGTAAGGTAAAGCCGGTTAAGATAACCCGTACTGAGTATAAAACAGTGAAGGAGTTGTAATGGTAAGTGTAGAGGAATTTGAAAAGGCAGTCGAGGAAACGGCCGAAGCTAAGAGTCACAGGGCGGCTCTCAGAGGTGGGGCAGACAAGGAGATTCCAGAAATGCTCTGGTACCTGCCAGAGGTAGTTCAAACCAGCCTGGGGGCTGTAACGATTGCCGAGAAGTTCGGTGGCGAGGGAATGGGGGACGAACTGCGTATTGTTGCTCAACTGACACCTACTAGCGGCGCCGAGCCCGAATTCTTTATGTATAAAGGGAGATGGATTTCTTGGGATGGAGCCTACTGGGCTTATGGCACTGAGGGGCATAAGGCAAGGCCAAAAGAAGTTACCACTATTCGGTACGACTATATTTAAGGAGAATAAAATGGTTACTGTAAAGGAATTCGAGAAGGCTCTAGACGAAGCGAAGCTAGACGATAGTTATGATGATGGAGAATGGCACTCCTTCCTCTTCTTCGAAGGCTGTTACGGACCCATGTTAACCAAACTAGGGTCGGTGCTTACAGTTGACGCCACGGGTGGGGAGGGCCAGGGTGACAATTGCCATTTTGTCGCCAAGCTGTCCCCCAGTGATGGGTCACCAGACCAGTATTTTCGGTATGATGGCTGGTACGCTTCTCACGACGGATTTTACTGGGATGATGCAGACGGTTACGAGGTTCATCCAACGCCTGTCACGAAAATTGAGTATGTCGCAGCAAAGGAGTCAAAGTGATTACGATTGAAGAGTTTGAAAAGAACCTGGCCGCCTGGGATGCAGAGGTGGGACTCAATGAGTTGCCCCACAACGGCGGAAGTAGGGATATCCCCGAGTTCCTTCTGGACCTCCTTGACGTCAGAGAGGCTGGTGCTGCTACACCCGAAGGTGTAGTTGAGGTGGTCACGGTTGGTGGTGGTGAAGGTTACGGAGCCCCACTCTGGGTAGTTGTTTCTTTTGAATCGGGTGATGGCCCCACCCAGTATTTTCGTTATGATGGGGTCTACCGTTCATGGGACGATGATGACTGGAATGAGGACGGCTATGAAGTTCACAGCGTTCCGGTAACCACAATGGAGTGGCGTTCTATTTCTGAGGAGATTCTATAAAGAGGGACCCTCATTTTCGCAACTACGAAACCCTTCTAGCCCGAGTTAAGGAGATTGCAGATACAGATATCTGTCCAGGCTCGGGGCACATGGAAGAGTCAGAGATGCCAGAAGAAGCTGCCTTTATGGCGTCTTCCGCTCTATACGAAAAGGGCGTTACCGACTATGTATGGCTAGTCGTTTACGCCGCATCAATTCTGCGGGAGCACAACTTTGTACTACACCCTGAGCGGACTCTTACGAGCACATACATGCTGCCATATTTTGCGGTGAAGCTTACCCAAAAGAAGAGCGCTAAGTCTATTGTGTTTCTTCTGGACTGCATCTCTCAGGCGCCGTGTATTAAAGAGATCATTCAAGAGCTGGAAGCGCTGCTTGACTATGTTGAATTTGATGATACTTCGTCGTGAAGGCAGTTGGGCAGTCTTTTATTGAATCCAGACATGAAACAAGCGTTCCATATTTGCTAGCAAAGGAGTAGTATGTTTACAGTTGAAAAGTTTGACAAAGAACTCAAAGAGGCTGCCATGACCACTGGGACATGGAAGGGCAGCGTGCCTTACACTATCTACAACATGGCCGATGTTGATGGTCTTTTGATGACAGATTCTTTTATGGTTACGGCAAGCGGCCTCCCCAACGAATTTCGGGAGGGAGATAGATATGAATTGATTGCTAAGGTTAGTGCCAAGAAGGATGATGAAACGTTTTATGTCCGCTATACAGCCTACTATGGCTCCCGTATCGGCGTTGAGGTCGAGGAGGAGCAGGTTGGTGTTCTTGTAGAGCCTGTCACTAAGGAAATTGTTGAATACCGAGAGGTGGGAGAAGTTCACCCTGACACCTATGTGTGGGTTGTAAAAGACTATTACACCGGGGTGTTCTATGGTGTGTTCCATGAGCGCTGGGCTGCTGATAGTGAGAGCGAAGATATTGCCGGGGCTACTTCTGTTCAGAGAGTGAGGGTTCAATAACCATGGAGGACTGGAACGGGCTTCGTGTTCATTTAGGTGACGACTGTTCGGGTGTCTGTCCAGTCCATCAGCCACTGAATCATCACATGATCGACTGGCCGCTTCATTGGCGATCAGACCGTGGCATTCTAGAGCGAATCTGTGAGCATGGTGTTGGACACCCTGATCCTTCTGATCTGGCCTCCCGTGAGAAGCGGGGGCTACCAGATTCGGATGGGATTCATGGGTGTGACGGCTGCTGTCAGGATATTTCTGAAATCAGGGAGTGTAATGTTTAGAAAGAAGCCTAAGGAAGAAGATTCCAAGCAAAGCGACGAGGACTGGTTGGCTCAGACGGACGGCTACGACGATGGCTGGGACTACGAAGAGGCAAGGTCGTGAGTCATAAAGTAATTACGTGCGAAGAAAGTGATGAACTTCTTCACCGAGATTCGGCGCCGGTAGTCATGGGCCTCACAAACTTCATCGACGGTAAGGTCGTAGATGACCGTTTTGAGCCGGTCAATCGCACAGTCTGGGAGATGCCTGACGGGCAATGGCTTGCGGACGAGCTGTGGGCGACTGGGTGTGTCCATATGATCGGTCCGGCAGATACGAATAACGACGACGATGATGGAGATTACTAGCGATGGACATCATTAAAGGTGTAGTCATTATGTACGTATTGACTGTTATGGCTGGGCTTATGTTGGTAAATTATTCAATCACAGAAGATGATGTAAGTTTTTATTGTGATGAAACTACGGCAGTATATGCAACGAAGACTTGGCCGTATTCGATCTCAGCAGTACCGAATTCGGACAAGTGTCTATCAAGTAAGGCGCAAACAGGAAGCGGAGAGGCTACAGGATGAGTAAACAAAACACAATCGAAGAGGTTATGGATAGCCTGACTGCTTGGCTATCTAAGGCGAGTGGCCTTCTGTCCGATGGAGTGACGGTAAATATTGCCTTCGCTCCAGGGGACGCCACGAACTACAACTTGACTTTTGCTCCTATGGTCCGCTGGATTCAGAGCACCCATGCTCGTCCGAATTCAGGGTCGGTTAGTAGAATGATGGCAATGAACCACTTTGGCAAGGCAGTTATTGGTCCAATCGGGCACAATCCTGGGCCTAGCTTTATTGAAGAGAGTATGGGGATTACAAACCCCCATGCTCTGATGGTAACTGGCCTGTTGTGGGGCGCTCTAGTTGGTGACGCCGACGCAAGCGCCTATGTCCGGTGGGCAAGCACTCAGGACACCGCAGGTGGACTTGACGATGGCACTCACGCTGCGATAACTTACGGTCGCTGGGACCTCGCTGGCATTCACGGGTAGTCCTCAAATCAGCACAGTGTAATTAACTGCCCATGTGTGCAGAAATGTACACATATGTAAGCCATCTGGCTACAATTTCACACAACATTTACAACAAACCAAAGAAAGCGGTAAAATGATTTCAGGCATCGAGCGAAATGAAGCATCATTCTGGGAAGACATGGGGAGCTTTTGGGCAGAAAAGTCCATCAGGGATTTCAAGGAAATGAGGATTCCCGAAGACGTAGTAGAGCTTTCGGCAGCCAAGAAGGCTTGGTTTAACTTCGATCCAGATGAGCCTGGTTATCAGGTTCTTACCTATGCTATTGGAAAGGCTGAGCTGTATGATATTGGGGACGTAGAGCCCCTAGAAGACTATGTGGACCGACTTCTCGTTTTTGCGGACGAGGTTGGTGCTTCCAAGAATTTGGAAGCTGAGAGGGCCAAGGCTGAAACGATGGATGGAGATGGTGGTGAGCACTGGTCCCACCTAGTTGACAACTACTGTGAGGACGAACTTTACGACCTGCCCTGGGATACATTTCAGGGCCCAGAAAGTTTGAGAGAGATGGGGACAGCCCTCCATTATTGGACGTTTGTAGCCGTCCAAGACTCGGAAAAAGAGGCCATGTTGGCTAACCTGATTCTAGCTAACCGCAGCCTTCTTAGGGCCTATCTCAACAACCAGGGTTTCTAATGCCAACAATTACTGCACTGAGCGACAGTGACCACCGGGCTCAACTTAAGGTTATTCCCGATATCTATATCAGGCAATGGCAAGACGCTGACTTTAAATGGGTGTCAGACGACTATACGTTAGATCAGAAGCAAGCCACTATGTGGGTGGAATGTAAGCCTGTAATTCAAGGAATCCCTCAAAGGGTAGTGCTTCTTGAGACTAACAAGCTTTCTCTCGTAGAATCTGTTTTTGATAGCACTTACTACAGCCATATTGTCGATATTGGTATTGACTACATTCACAAGCCCAGAAATGAGCATGAATACCGAGAATTGTTCTCGGCCTACATGTTAGCCAAAGGAAATGCCAAGAATATGCTGAGAGCTATGGTTTGTAACTGTGAGCTTTCAGAAGGTTTTTCGGTTATCATGGTGTGTTACAATGAATGATACGACCGAAGAACAGACCGAAACCGAATACCCGAATATGATCTTTTTTACCCAGAGGAGTTTTTAATGCGTTTGCGAACAAGATTTACATCGGCCGCTATTGCAGGAGTTGTGACAGTGTTTGTTGCTGCCTGCGCTTGTGCCCCAGGAGGAACACCTCCACCGACACCAACCACAGCTAAGCCGCCTGCGACTACGGCCAAGCCAACCACGACCACAACTAAGCCAACCACAACTACGGTAAAACCACCTCCGACTACAGTCCCAGGTTGGAAGCTCACTTTCTCAGACGAGTTTTCGGGATCAAACCTGGATCTGTCGAAGTGGACCCCGGAGCACTCCACCTATGGCGACGGCGGCGGTTCCATTCATTGCAACACGCCGAACAATCTGAAAGTTACTGGTGGGGCTCTAGTTATTGAGGGGCGCAAAGAGTTTATTCGATGCCCCAACAATGGTGGACGAGACCGTAACTACTCAACTGGTCTTGTTCGCACGAAGGGTAAGTTCTCTCAGGCATACGGTCGCTTTGAAATTCGAGCGAAAATGCCAAAGGGGAAAGGACTCTGGACCGGACTGTGGATGCTGTCTGAGAAGTACCCCTATGGCTACAATGGGAAGTCTGGGGAGATTGACATTGTAGAGACGATTGGCGATCGACCCAACGAGGCCAACACAACCATGCACTGGGATTACAATAACTGTGGATGGGGTTGTTCCAAGCTGGGTAAGGGAAACACGCTGACCGGTGGCGACATCTCTGCATGGCATACGTACACTCTCGTATGGAACCCAGGTTCGGTTGCTTGGCTGATCGACGGCAAAGAGGTTTATAAGGTTGGGAATGGTGGTTCCTACAAGTGGGGCAATCTGGGACCAAAGATTTCCAACTGGCCTGCGAGTAGCGGGGCAATGAGCGTCTTCCCTCGCCCATTTGATGGTGGTAACCCGATGAATATCATCCTCAACCTCCAGATCGGCGGCACCTGGCCTGGATACCCGGACGCTTCAACTGTGTTTCCTGCACAGATGAAGGTTGACTATGTGCGGGTCTACAAGAAGTCTTAATCCGCATCATACAAGATAGACGGAATAGGTTCCGTAAAAAGTGAAAGCAAGTGTCGAGACTCTAAACAAGTCTCGACACTTGCCCAGAGAGAGGTTAAAGAATGGTTTATAGGCGTAAGTTAGCAGGGTCTCATTCGGGCGGATCGGCCCGGTTAATGTATCTCCAAGTTAACGGCGGTTTGCCCTACCCACTCGTGCGAGCCAGAAAGCCACATCGGTGCAATCTATGTGACGACGTAATTCCAGTCGGGATGCTCCATCAGGTGTGGACATGGTTTGAACGGGGAGAACTACCGGTGCGGTTGAGGGGTCACGATCTATGCGTCAAGTCAGAGATCGTGGAGACCTCCACAGTTGGCCGGGTTGAGTTCACGTCAGTCGAATCTATTGGTATCGACGGCGATGGGTTGGTTCACGGGGAGAAAGGGGCTGAGGATTGGTGGGCGCTGGTCGAAACTCTGGCGCCGTACACATGGTGGGGTACTGACTGCTCTCAGGCTGGGGAGCACAAGCAGTGAGGGCGCCGAGTTGCTTCGGGGTCTTATTGTTGATGGATATGCCCAACTCCTGAATAACAATGGGTGGCAACCGGTCTCCAGTGTCCCCGGCTGGAGTTTCTACCATAATCGCCAGCAGGACTTGATTAGCCACATTGAGTGGCCTCCAAGTTTGACACAAGGGGTGGCCGTCGCTCTTGAAGTCCCAGGTCGGCCACTCCGCTACTACCTCTGGGATGATTTGTCTGCGCTTCTTCAGAAAGCTAAGTCCACTGAAAAAGTGGCCGCTAAGCAAACGGAAGATTACTGATGACCACTATTGAAGAGATTATTCCTGACCTAAAAGCTATCCAGTACGGTGAGTTCAACGGGTGGGTTCAGGATCGCAAAACTGGACTTAGGCTTCGATTGATAGAGCACAGGTCAGAGGTGTCCTTTAAGGACGACCACTGGTCTATGGCTTACCCGTTCGAGTTTGAGAAGGATTGGGGAATTGTTAAAGATGAAGATATCCCCGAAGCGGCTTTTCGATACCTTGTGATCGCTGAGACTCACTTGGAGGAATACAAGGCGGCTTTTAATAAGCAGATGGAGCACAGTTTAGATCAGATGTCTAAGATGATAGAAGAGCCGCCAAGCTTCCCAACTTTGACTAGTAGCCCACACAGCGCCGTCTGAGCGCCGCAAACCATATCCAACTACAGTGGTCCACCGAGGGGCCTGTAAGGTCAACAGGGGGCCACACAGGGGCTCCCAGAGGGCTTATGTGACCGTCGCCTGAACGCCCGTAGGATTCTTGTCGAAAGACTTGCATCCTACGGGCGTTTCGTGTACGATGGGCACCGAACGCCGAACACACCATCAACCCGAAGAAGGTTCATTTATGCAACAGCACAAAATTGACGAGACGAGCGAGGGGCTTGCAGGCACTGAAGGGGTTGATGCCGCTGTGGCAACCTTAATGAGTTGGGCTACGACAGGCCCAGGTCATACAGCGAGGAGTGCTGTTCGTGTCGCAAGGGAACACCCAGGTCTGACTCCCCAGGGAATTTTGAAAGGCGTTCTAGATAAAGGTGGCGATGCCTATTGGGTGCAGCACTATAGGGAGGCCCTAACTTTCATTGAAGGCATGGAGTATGCCGGTTGGACTTACGGTGAGTCTTAAAGAGCGAACCTTTTATGAGAGGGCTGTTTCAGAGAAGTTCATTAGTGGGGCTCTGGTCAGCATAGAGTCTGGGCGTACAACGAGACAGGCTGTTCAAAACAGGAAGGGCCATGGATTCCTCTTGCCCTTCGAAGTCAGGTTCACTTTTTTCGTTGGACCTAGCTCAAGCGATCTGCTGGTTCACGTACACAAGGTTTTTTGCTTTTACTACGGCGGTGTTTTCTGCACGACACGCCCCCTTGCTGGTTCAGAAAGAATGTCCCCGAAGCAGGCGAAGAGGCTTTGGAAAGCGCAAAGCTCGGCTATAGCTAGACTTAAGCCTATGCCTACGAATCAAACAACCACCTAGAAGCATATTACACTAAGGGAAGAAGGTTCATTTATGTTGCAACACGAAATTGACAAGAAGGTCGAAAAGCTTGAGGCTGAGATCACTGAACTCCGGGCTCTTGTGCCGGACACTCCGGTTCGAGATGTGGAGTTCTGGACAGAGAATCTGCGGATTAGGGATGCGGTGCGCGGTGGGTGCGTTCAAAATGCCGACGAATGGTATGCTGCCGCAGATGCACTTCTGCGTTCGTTTGAACCGGGGCCAGACTCGTCTAAACACGTACTGCTGTCTGATTTGGTCCATAATGTTCATCTAGTGGGCGAGCGCCCCGAGAAGGTTTCCCTCATCCTGGATGATAATGGTGCAGTAGCCGACATTTTTTATTCAGAAGACATGGCCGTGATTGCCAGGGACCGAGATCATCCCGGTTGTATTATCCAAAACTGGTGGATGCCATCGTGAATCCTTCGGATTTGCCAACCGAAACTGATCTCGGTCCAATCAAGCATCTTGCTGTGGCTGGATCACGAGCCTATGGTTTGGAGAATAAAACTTCCGACTGGGACTTTATTGGTTTCTATGTGAAGCCAAAGAGGCTCTTTCTCGGAGTGCAAGCCCAACATGACAAAACTTTCTCTTGGAAAGAGCCCGCTGAAATTAAGGTCCATGAAATTGGACAGTTCTTGCGACTCCTAGAGAAGTCCCCCTACATTCATGAGTCTTTGGTCCAGTCCAACCATACTGGGCCAACTTCTGATTTCGTCCTAAACCTACAGGCGAACCATCAGGAACGACTCATCAGCTCTAGGCTCGTTAGCGCATATCGGCATCTCGGTCTCGGTATGGCTGATAAGGCCGAAGGGATGGAGCCCGGACCAAAGATGGAGAAAGTTATCCGCAATGGATATCGGGCTTTGTTTACCGCATTCAATTTGGTTGTTTGGGGCGAATTCAAAATAAAGCACGATCGTGAACTGATCTACCACCTGGCTTCTCGACCGAAGCAGGTTGCTATTGATGGCTTGGGCAAGACAGACAATACGATTCCGAAGTCTGGTTTCGATTTGAGGCCGGAACCTGATTGGGCGTGGCTAAATGAGAAGTTGTTGGAATTTCGAGACTTGGAGGAAAGTGAATGAGCAATATTTCTTACGATGATGCACTAAGGGCTTACCTTGGGGCTGGGCCTAAAGATGAAGTTAAAATGGATAGTTGGGCTCATGATACTGGAGAGTGCCCTACCTGTGGAAGCTTGCCAGAGATCGAGGTAGATTTCTGGGTGAATGGCAAGAGGGTCAAAACTGTTGAAGATGCAGATTTTGCCACCCTTCTTGCCGAAATTCTGGAGGCTGCCAACATGCCGAGTAATGAAACGATCCAACAGGTAGACAACTCCAAGGAGAACCGATGAGTGAAATTACTGTAAGTCCTGAGACCTCTCCACTGCTATTGAAAGTGGCTGAAGCTTGCCACGAGGCTAATCGTGAACTTCAAAAACTGACCGGGGAGGAGGTTAACGGCCCATGGGACGAGATCAGCGAGGACATGAAACAGTCCACTTTGGCTGGAGTTGTAGAAGTCTGGGAGGGTACTACCCCTGAGAAGCTTCACCAGCACTGGTGCAATGAGCGCATGGCCGCTGGGTGGAGGTGGGGACCAGTTAAGGACCCGGCAACTAAGGAGCACCCGTGCTTGGTGGCTTATTATCAGCTCCCCACTGAGCAGAAAGTGAAGGATATTTTGTTTCAGGGAATCGCTAAAATGGGGTTGAAGCTGTGAGTGACGAAGTGAACTTTGATCAGGAGTACCAAAACCGTTGTGACCGAGCTATTAGTTCGCTTTGGAACATTGATGGCATGATTGGAGATGCACTTTGTTACCGTGTTGAGCAGGATGGCACCCTAACTGTGAGCCAAGAGGTTGCCTCTGGAGACATGCAGACCCGTATTAGCACGCTTATTGCCGCCTCTCACCTACTGGACCTCACAGAGTACCTTGATCTGACAGGAAAATCGTGAGGCATCTAGAGAAAGGTCACTGATATGGGGTATATGGCACCGAGGGATGCCCTCCTAGCTACGGCCCAAACTAGAAACAGAACCAACCCCAATTTCTGGGCGGCTGTTGCAGCGAAGCTATGGATGCAAGTTGAGCTGGAGAATAGCGAGTATCTTTCGGCGGCTATAGTCGAATTCATCGCCAGAGATGGTGACGCGTTGGAGCAAGTAAAGGTTTGGACATAAACATGAATAACAAAAAGGGGAAGTAGAGTA